AAATTAGGGGTGGCGAATAGCCATCCTTTTTTTGGGTTTCAATTATTTTTGGGTTCATCAAATAGGAATTTTTTTGCATATAGATAGTTCACATTGTAATATGAATCTTGATTCATCAAATAGGAAAAAAGTTGCATATACAAGGTTCACATGGGTTGCTATGCAATTGATATTCGCTACGCTCAACTGATATGAGACAAACATTCACTTCATTTCATATTGTAATATGAATTAATACGTTTCACATTATAATATAATCTCATATTGGTTGCTTCGCAACTAATACAAAACGCAAAGCGTTTCATATTGTAATATAAGGTTAATACGTTCATATTATAATATGAATCTCACTACGTTCGATTTATATTCTATGAGTTTTAATATTTCACATTATAATATGAGGTATATATTTTCATATTATAATATGACTTAATATATTTAATTCCAAAAAGAATTTTCCATTTCTCTTGACAAAATTGCTGTGCAATTTTTTGAAGAATATTAAAATAAATATTTTAATATTCTTGACAAATTGAGAATACTATTATATAATATAGACAGACAAAAAAGAAATGGCGGTAAATTAATGATTGTGATGTTCTTAATACTATTATTTTCACCTAAGAAAAAATAAGGAAGAGGTTATTAAAATGAAAAACAAAACTATAGAGCGTGTCTTAATTATACTGATAGCAATTCAAGTTGTGTTAATCATTTTAGGGTTCGTACTTTACGCAGGGAAACCATTCGATGTATTAAGATATACGGTCATGAATGCATCGTTACTTGTTATGAATGCTTATACGCTACATAACTGTAAGAAAGAGGAAAGCAAATGAAATACTTAAATGAAAGAATATCCTTGGTTATCCTAATTATCACAGCAATCATATTCCTAAAGAATAGCATAATTACCGCGCCTATATTTTTCATTACAATAATACTGATATTCATAGCAGATGAACTTATAGACATAAAATGCGCTATAGATAAGAAAGGGGATAACAAATGATGATACTTGAAGCGCATTGCCTATTAAAAAATTGGTGGTCGGTCACTAAGAATATGGTTGTAAAAGGGTTTTTAATTTTAGACATTAGTATCGAAAATGAATTTGTTAATTTAGTATTCGGTAGAATAATGTAATTTCTAAATAAATATTTTAATAGTCTTGACAATTAATAAATAGTGATATATAATAGAGATACAAACAAAAGAAAAGAGGACAAAAAATGGAAAAGAGATATATTATGCTTAGTCGTTCTAAAGAGACAATCACTGAAAAGACATTGGCATTTCTGAAAGACGGCTACGAATTAGTAGGGGTAGATGACCGCGGTGAATCCCTTGAATTTCAAAAAGAACATCCTGTGTGGAAAATCATTAATCCAATATGGGAAATTACCAATCCAAACGGTGCATATACCAAAGAGGGCGCTAAAAACATCGAAGGTATATACAATTTCATTGAAGGAACAATTTCAGAAATTGGGGTCAGCGATGCAAAATCACTTTACCGTCATCTTACTGAAAATCCAACGGAGACATTAGCAATATTAAAATCATTATCTGAATAAACAAAAGATAAACAAAACATACGACAACAAAATAAAAAGGAGAATTAAATATGTTCAAGATTTATTGGATAAATATGTCAAAAGCAACGGGTGACACAAGAATTGGGACAAGACCAGTCGTGTCGGTCGAACAAGTCGGTAAAAAGCTAACAGTCTATGAGATTACAAGCCGCAACAAGGGAGACAGATATCATGCGCACATGAACAACTACCTCATAAGGGGTTATTGCGATTGCGGAACTGCATATAGGGTCGATGAGAAGTACATCAAGAGTTATGTCAGAGATTGCACACTAACAGAATATAAGGCTATTTCAGATACTATAGCGGCACTAAAACCTAGAGATTCAAATAAACAGGCTGTATAAAAAGAAGGAGCAAAAATGCAATTTATCAATAAAACAACGGGCGAAGTTATCTCAACTAATAATAGAAGAATACTGCTTCATACGGTTCTTTCATCGGTGTATCTTCAATTCATGTTGGAGAGTGACACCTTGGCAAAAGAGACAGCGAAATATAAAAATGTTCCACTTCTGCCATACATCATGACGGATAAGGATAAAGAGAAAATTGCCTTAAATCCAGATACCATTGAGGATATCCCACGGTTTATTGTAAAGGGCTATGATAAGGCGGTCAGCGCCAGTTACTTTGACCAAAAGGTTTGGGATGAATTTATCACCAGATATAACCAGAATGATGAACGGCTGTGTACATTCATAAACCGCTATCATCCTGTGTTCAAAGCAACCTTAGATGTTTCATCTATGGCTTCATAAAGCAATCAAGGTGGGTTTATTCACATCTTCCCACATTGATATATTAGGGTGACAGCGTAGCTAACTGCCATCCTATTTTTTTAAGATATATAAGTTCATATTATAATATGAATCTATTATTTAGAAATTGAGATTCTAAAATAAACTTTAAAATACTATTGACATTCTTATTTTATGGGGTTATAATGTAATTACAAAAGAAAAGGATGTGTAACAATATGAATTATTTTACAGACTGCAAATGTATTGAAGAGGTTAAGGAAATTTACCGCAAGATGGCTTGCTTGCTCCATCCAGACATTAATCACGCGCCAGATGCAACACAGCAAATGCAAGCTTTAAACAGCCAGTATGAGCATATATTCGCACTTCTAAAGAACACTCATAGGTCAATCAACAACGCAGAGGAAGTCTATACGGCAACAGGAGATAAGGAAACCAAAGAAGTACCAGAAGACTTCATCGGAATCATTAGCGTAATCATTGGTTTAGTCGGTATCAAAATCGAATTGATGTCGTTGGGTTTGGGTAACAGGTGAAACCAAACAATATAAGGACATTTTTAAGGGTCACGGCTTCATGTGGAGCAATCCAAAACAAGCATGGTCATGGCATAAAGCAGAGGATGCAACACACAGCAGAAAGCGTATTCCACTTGATAAGATAAGGGAAATGTACGGGTCACAAGAAATCACCCAAGAACGCAATAACAGGGCGGCTTTAAATAGTTAATCATTACGGGGCAGTAGAAATACTGCTCCATTTTTTTTAGAATATAATCTTCATATTATAATATGAAGCGTTATATAATATAATTCACATTATAATATGATATAATATATTAAATAAAAAATAAACTTCTCTTATATCTTGACATTAGAAAAATACCGTGTTATAATATAATTACAAAATAAAGAAATGAGGAAATACAAAATGATTTACGAAAAACTACAGAAGACAACGGTTGAGGACAAGTTCTTAAAAGCAGAGATATATTATAGTAAGGGTGGATATCATGCCAAACGTGGCTATTATCTAAGGGTTACACCAGTAAAGGTTAAAAAAGGAAACGGCTATACAAGCGAGGAATCAAGCCTGTTCGGCAATGAAAGTGGAGATGTAATGTTCATCCATGAAGTGGGTCGTCAGTCAGACAAGCAGTTCCAGATTGCTTGCAGTATCGCAGAGGATAAAGCGAACAACTTAGTCGAGAAGCTAACCGCTAAAGTATCTGCTCAAAGTGGATGGATTCTAAAAGAATAAATTGTAAAAGGGTGTTCGGTAACGGATGCCCTTTATTTTATATGGAGTTATTTCATATTATAATATGAATGTTTAATTTAGAAATTCAATTCTTAAAAATAAAGTTTAATTAACTATTGACATTAATTATTTATAGTGTTATAATATAATTACAAAAGAAAGAGAGGTATTAATTAATGAGTTGTCCAAATTGCGGTCACGAAGAATATGTATGCATCGAAGTTTCAGATTCTTCTGGTTCTTGCGCATTAGTGGTTGGTTGTACTGGTTCGGTAAGACCAAGGGTTTGTTTAAATTGTGGGGTTGTTTATTTGTCAAAAGAGCGCTTAGAAGAGATTAAGGATTGCGAAAATAGATTAAAAAGAGCGAAGTAAAATTCGCTCTTTTTATTTTAGAATGTGATTTCATATTATAATATAAAACTATTAATTATAAATTCAATTTCTAAAAATAAAGTTTAATAAAGTATTGACATTGATTATTTACCATGTTATAATGTAATCACAAAGAAAAGAGGTAAGCAATATGAAAGAAAATCCGTGGTACAATGGTTCAAATGGTCAAAGAGAATGGATAGACAAATGGAATCAAGAGTATGCAGTTTGCATAAAATGTCCTAAATATCCAAACTGTAATGCCATTGACCGTACAGATGAAAATACATGTGGCTTGCTAACACTACCAATACTAAATAAATAAGAGGTAAAATAAAATGACAGTAGAACAAATTAAAGAGATGAAACCGTTTGAGGTATGCATGGAGTTAGAGTGTGGAAACTTACTAGACCAGATTGACACTGTTGACAAGGCACAAGCAATCTTGGACAAGGTAAGTTGTCTACGTCGTTCACAGGGGTTTTATACACGCTTATGTGAAAGCTTGGAAGATTTTATTGCAAGCTTTGATGATGACAGCGATGATATGCCATATGATGACGGTGAAGAATGCGACGGAGAATGTGACGGTGGCTGTAGCGAGGGTGAAGATTAATTATGGATAACGACAGCTATATTCTGAACAATGGACTTGGGGAAATCCTTCATATACAATTGTATAATGATGGATATTATTTAGCTAGTGTACCATATGTATGCAAAAAAGACGGCAAAATTTATATTCAAGGATTTTGGAGTGAAGATGAAGCAACTATTGATAAATACGAAATTTTAAACGGCAAAATTAGGATATTGCATTATATCCAATATTATCGCGGTATTGAAATAAAGAATTGTGAATGTGATGTTACCGTAGATTGGATTATATAGTTTTAAAAAGGATAGTCGGCTCTATCCTTTTTTTTATAGACAATTATTTCATATTATAATATGAATAGCTTATAATTCTTGTCATATTATAATATGACTTAACATATAAACCTAAAAATAAAGATTAAAATTAGCTTGACATTATATATAATAGATGTTATAATATATTTAGAAACTAAAAGAAAAGGACGTGTAAACAATATGAATGAAAGAGCAAAGATTATCTTAGAGCAACTTGGTGGGAATCATTTCATGGTGATGACAGGCGCAAAGCTTATCACATATGATGATAATTCTATTTCCTTATCACTACCACGTAATATCTCAAAAGCGAACAAATTTTCGGTGACACTTGATGGTGACGATACTTACACAATGAAGTTCTATTCCACTACACGTAAAGAGCCGATGATATGCGCTCAAAGTGGATTGTACTTCAATATGTTACAGCCAGAGTTTACCAGAGTGACAGGGATGGACACTAAATTATTCTAAAGGAGTAAACAACATGTTTGATTCAAGAGAGTTACACAATATTGCCGTTGGCATTGCAGAGATGGAGAGCGCACACAGCGAGGACACCGACAAAGACATAGCAATCGTTAATGCTATTGATGGCGCAGTAGATGCACTAAGGAGACTTTCAAATCTATTGCTTACAGAAGAAGCTTAATAAATGGGGTGGAGAAATCCATCCTATTTTTTTTATCCAATTCATTTTATATTATAATATGAAAAATAACTATACTTCTCTTCATATGAGTTGCAAAGCAACTGGATATAAAACGCTCCGCGTTTCATATTACAATATGATTAAAATATTGAATTAATTATTTAGTATATTTACTTGACATTCGCATATAAATATAGTATAATAATTAAACAAAGAAAAGGGGATTAACGAATGTTTATGATGTTTCTTTATTTACTATTTTTTGGAAAAAAGAAATGAAAACGCTTGACAAATGACGAAAACAATGGTATACTAGTAACAGAGATTAAGAGAAGAACGACAAAAGAAAGAGAGGTATTTCAACATGAAACTTATTTACTTCGGTCGATGTAGTTGCTCAACTAAAAAAAATATTATTAAATAATTAACGACAGCCGCGGCAGTTTGGCGCACAGCCAAAGAAGGAGATATGACGATGTTTCATAGTGGATTTGTTTAGCTAGACATTATAAATTAGAACGTATTAGATGAGAACAGCGCGGCTACAGCCGCACGAACCAAACGTTATTAGGGGGATTTGTGATGAGATTTACAACTGGATTTACTTAGCTAAACTATGATAATTAAAAATTAGATTGTATATATAAATAAATAAATAATACGCGGCGACGGGGTTATTTTATATCCCGCCGCCGCCTTTTTATTTAGGAATGAATTTCATATTATAATATGAATATAAGAAGCGAATTGTTATATTATAATATGAATTAGAATATTTATTTTTAAATAAGATTGACAATTAAAAAAACGTATGTTATAATATAATTACAAAAGAAAAGAGGGTATATAATTATGAAATTTATTGTTGATGAATTACCGAACGGTTGTTCTGAATGCCCCATAAGTAAAAAAGAATACCATGGAAAATTTGGTACTTTTTATAGTTGCCCATTAACTGGTGAATCAACTATTGGTGGCTGTAGTTGGATGCAAGGGCAATTAAAAATATGTAAAAGTTGCCCATTAGCTATACTAAAATAAAAGAAAAGAGAACCTAATTATGAAAGATATGATTAAAAGACTTGTAGTATTCACAATCGTTATTCTGGTTGTTATAGCTTGCACTTGGAGACTAACCATGTTATCATTAGGAATAGTAGTCAATGACGACACTTGCTACATTACAAGTTACGGGCAAGTAGATGCATATGATTACACACCAAATTTTTAAAGGTGGGTACATATAATGAAACGGAAGTTTATATTCTGGTTACTGGTTGATGTTTTCACAATCGGTTTGTTTATCTGGTTTGTTTGGTCTTGCTTGGATGTAAACGCTCATAATAACCTTGGTGATACAAGTACCATCAGTACATACAATCTATTCTACATGGCAGAGAGGGCAAGAGATAGCATAATGAGTTGACTTAGTAGGCGGCAGAAATGCCGCCTATTTTTTACCTATAGTTGTTTCATATTACAATATGAATCGTTTTATATTATAATATGAGTTTCACTTCGTTCAACTGATATTTTATGAATCTGCTGTAAAAATCTGTTTTCATATTCTAATATGAGTTGATTATATAAAAATACAATTTCTAAAATAAAGTTTTAATATCTATTGACAATGATTATTTTTCATGTTATTATATATATAGAAAAGAAAAGGAAGTGCAATAATAAATGAGTAAAAGTATATTAATCATTGGGGAGTTCAAGACTAGGAGAAAAGATGTTGCCGTTGGTATTCATATTCCAACTGATAGGCTGATAACGGAGTTAGACATTGAGGAGATACAAACTAAATTCGTATCGACATTCAATCCTATAAAGGATAAAATCAAGAGATATATTGTTGATGTTGTACACTGTACGAATACAGAAGAAGAAAAAGACTTGGCTATATCATTCAACAGTATATCTTATAATCAAATGGTTCTACATCTGGAACAGTACGCAAGAATTGCTAACTTATAAAATAAAGGAGAAAAATATTATGGTAAAAGTTTGTGTTAATGTAATCGGCGCTGATAATCTGACAATGGGTAAGAGGTACGAAATAAAAAAAGCAACGCACTCGGATTATGTCAAGGTCAAGAACGATAATGGAAAAGATAAGTGCTATCATAAAATGAGATTTGCGGCTGAATAAGCCGCATTTTTCTTTATATAAACGTTTCATATTACAATATGAATACTTATAATTCTTATCATATTCTAATATGAATTGATAAAATAAAGTTTTAATTAGTGTTGACAATTGTTATTTTCCATGTTATAATAAATATAGAAATTAAAGAGAGAAGGATTTAAAAATGACAGTTTACAGAAAAGGTTTGAGGAAAAATTTCATCTATTTGTACGAGATGACAATGAAAGAATATCTGGTCAACCGCTACATCTATGGAAGTAAAATATTTAGGAAATAAAAGGAGTGCAACATTATGTATAAAAAATCAATAGCAATATTAGAATTGACAAATTTTAGCGGCATTAAGATTCTAGGCATTGAATACGGAATCAATGATAAGGTAAAATTTTGTTATACTGATGATGAAAAGGGCGATGGTAGGACTATAACGGCAAAAATCAGATATGATGATGAGGGCAAAAGTTATTTCATATCCTATGGTCATCGTTATGATATTGATGAATTTATAAGAACAAATTCATAATTAATAAGCCCGTGAGGGCTTATTTTTTTACCTATAAATGAGTTTCATATTACAATATGAAATAGATTAATCTTTATCACATTACAATATGAAATACCCTTCACTTCAATTCATATTAGAATATGAAATATAAATTGAAAATTCAATTCTAAAATAAATATTTTAATTCGCTTGACAAATGTCATAAAACATGGTAATATATATATAGACCTAAAAGAAAAGACGTAAAAAATAAAGAATAGAAAAGAAGGATTTTAAAATGTTTGGATTACCTACAAAATTTACAAAGCACGAAGTTATGGTTGGACTTAATGATAAGGTCACTAAAACGCAGTTAGTTCCTACAATCGAAGCTTTTAAGGCGGCATCAAGTATCGTAGCAAGATACTACGACGGAGCGAGTATATATCAAGGCAACGGAGTTTATAAGCACGACGACGGCACAGTCGTATTTGAGGAATCACTCAAAATTGATATTCTGGTATTCGATAAAAAGAATGATAACATTGACGGGCTGATTGAGGAATTGAAATTAAAACTGAATCAAGAGAGCGTAGCAATCCAAACAAGCCGAGTTTCAAGCCGCTTAATGTAATTATAAGGCATACGGAAAATAAACCGTATGCCTTATTTTTGGGTTCATGTGTTAAAACATTAACAATCATATGGGTAATTTCATATTACAATATGAATCATGGGCTGTAAAAATTTCCAAAACTTTATCCCTCAAAAGTTTCCATAGACTAAGCGTTTCATATTACAATATGAATTATGAATCGTTAAGGTAAAACGGTAATATGGTAATATGGTAACGCTTTAAAGTAGTAACGCTTTAACTTGATAAAGTGGTAAATCATTAAAACATATTTACTTACTATGTTAATTTCATATTACAATATGAATCGTTTTGGGCAAAAAAAATAAGCCGCATATTTCAGCGGCTTATTTTCAATTATCTGCCTAATAATATGTCAGAATCATATTCCTCATTATTATTGAATGCTATCCATTCAGCGGCTTTTTCTTCACTCATACCCTGTTCCATCCAATAATCAATTTTTTCAAGGTAATTCATTTCATCATAGTTCATAATAATAACCATCTTTCAAATTAAAATTAAGCCGCCCGTAGGCGGCTTATTGGATTACTTTTTTTTACCGAATAACAAATACAATGCCATTAAAAACAAAACATCACCGCCTTATAAGAATAAGCGCGGTTATTCACCGCGCTTTGCTGTTGTTGCGTTCGCTTCTCATACATAATGCTTTACCAGTTGCGTATTTTTTGAAAAGTTCAATAAGTTCATTCGCAGTTTCATCAATGTCGTTAAAATAATCATCTTTGCAGAATTGGTCAACCAATAACATTATCTCTTTACACATGTTCATAAGATAAAAATATTGATTGACGTTATTGAATTTTGCAAGTCTAAATTCTAAACAACATTCATTTTTGAAAGTATCGTTTCTAATGTTTAACCAATACCCATGCGTAAATGAAATACTTGTAAATTCAGCATAATTTGTAAAGTATCTACCGAACACCCGTTCTGTTAGATATCTGTTTTCTTTCATATAATATGAAAGTGGTGCAAATAATTTTTCCGAGTTAGCTTTTAAAATTCTTGCGAACCGATTATCCCATGTGGTGCGGCTAATGTTGATATGATGACCACAGTTACTAGCGGTTAAGTCAACTATTTCGGATATTCCTTGAATACGATTTTTGTATCCGTGTAGTGAAGTCCGTCGCTCTTCTTTATATTCACAATCGACGGTGCAATCATGAGTAGGTAATAAATGATATTGGCTTGCCATATATGCATTTATTTCCTCTTGTGTTTCAAGGTGAACGCCATTTACATTTGTACCGTTGTATTTATAAGCGCATTCCCATTCTACAGCAATTTGCATTTTTGACTTTGTTTCAAGTCCTATGAGATTATCAACCTCATCATTATAGGATGATGAGCCGTTGCGCGTGTCATTATTTGCGCATTCGTTACAAGTGTAACGAGTTTCGCCGCAACCCTTTGTAGGAATTGCAATGTAGTCAATTCCCTTTGTTCCCGTGATTTGTTTACCGCATTTACGGCAAAACGTACCGATTCTAATTTTTGCGTTCATTTTAATTTTTCATTCCTTTATTTTTTAATTTTTGCCCATATGAGATTATATAAGCGGATATTTTTTTTATTTGATTATGCTACAGTCAATGTGTAAATACCATCATAAGTGACCTTGCAATTGACTACAGATTGAATTTGCTCAACTTGTGAACGCTTGAAACAATATGTTTCTTTTTTGTGTTTTAGTTCTGTAATACAATCTTTTACAATTTGCTCAAAATAGTTATAACCTTTATTCTCTGTTTGTTCGCTCTTATCGGTATCTAATATGCTATCTACTAACTCTTCAATATTAACATCTTTATTCATCTTTAAACATCCTTTATTATCCGCTTATATAATCTCATATGGTAACATTAATTTGTCGTAACTACCTTGCACTTATGGCATGAAGTAGGACTATAACACTACAGTCACAGTTACACGCTATACACTCTCGTTACTCATTAATGCTTATTCTATTATCAAAGTACAATGGCGCTTATTAGACCATGTGAATGTGAATCACTTCCCTTGCTTATTCGTTTTTTGGAATATCTTAATAATAAACTGTTTTCATTTGTTCGTCAATAGTTATTTCAAATATTTTTTTATTTATTCGTAATTTATTTTTTTATTTATTTCATTAATTAAGAATACAATTTAGATATAACAATAGTTAATTAACAATGTCATTACAAGCCCGTAAAGGGTCATTGTAGGCATTATGTATCATACATGCCATTAGTTACACCCATGATAACAACGTGCCTTGCAAGCCCTATGTAAAGCCCTATTGTAAAGGACTTATGTTAAACAATTAACAACGTGTTATATGTTACATTACATCTCATATTATAATGTGATGAGTACTAGTTATTGATATTACATTACTAACAAACAATTAGTTAAACTAAATATCTTTTAGGTCAACCCGTATCATGCTATGCTACAATGCTATGATGACCACATGCAAGGCATGTTGTAACAATGTTGCTACGTGTGTGTGTAACAATGATTACAAGTCACTAGAATAATACAAACAGTGTTAAAACAGTTTAGGGTATAGATTATACTCTAAAATAAAAATGCCTTAATGAGCCGTTTAAACGCTCGTAATCGCATGTTGTTATAATGGCACGTTGTAACACATGCCTTTCAAGCCGTACGATAGTATCAATACAGCGTGTAATACTGTGATTATACAATGCGTATAATTCCCTCAACTGTATTACTGTAGTACTGTATTAAGTATATGATACAACACATTGAAGAGTGTCAATGTATATTTATGTAATGCATATACATTTGTATGATTATACATTATGATTGTATGTGTTTATGCATATTGCATATACAAACAATGTATTATTGTACAATGTCACCACGGGGGACGGGTGCGAACCCAAAATGAATAAATATTCATGTATATTCAATGTATATTTATGCATGGGGGGCTTTAGCACTTTAGCGTGTTGAAGCGCGGAACAGGGCATAGTAGCTACTAAGCATACATACTATAAAACGATATAGTCCATATAAGACAGTATACAGACACATGAACGATATACCCTATATACATACTGGCTAACGATATCAACCATAAGCCATAGAATCAACCGATATACTATATATACATTCAATTTATTTCACTTTTATTCCCTATATACTGTATATACCCTATTTTAAAAAATACTGGGACTGTTTTTCAAAACGATATACCATATAAATGTATTAATAAAGAATTGAATTAAATATATTAAAAGTTTATTTAAAAACTACTTGACAAATTAATTCGTTTGATATATAATATGAGCAAGTAGAAAAGAGAGAAAAAAAGGGGAAACAAAAAAATGGAATATATGATAACGGATGGCATCAATTACATAGCCGTTTCGTCTAGCGGTTCAGTTGCTACAGATGACTTTACACTCGCACAGCACTTTTCCTTTTTAAAGGCAAACAATTTTGTAAAAGCATTACCCATTGTGCTTAGAGATTATCAATGGAGAGTTGAACCCCTAAGTGTATCAGCAGACGGTAGCGCCTTTACTAATCCGTTTGGTGATGATTCTTATAGTATATCTGATAAGGTAGATGAACTTTCAGATTTCTCTAAGAAACTTATTGAATATGAAAAATACCTACTAGCGGAACTATCTAAAACAGATTTAGCAATTGTTGATATTGAACATGCCGCTGAATTTCAAAATCTCAATGTTGTAAAAGGATACAAACTTTATAAGTTGTTACAAGAAAAAAGAATTAGGCGCAGACATATCAAGAATGAGATAGAAGGAACAAGAATTGTTATGAGTAATAAAATGACAGCCTATGCTTCTGATGCAATTTCAAAATCAATTGCAAAATTGGATGAAAAAAAATATGCCCCTAGAGTTTTAAAAGAACTCTTTATATAAGGAGAAGTAAAATGAGTACTATTATTTATTTTATTATTATCGCATTGTTGTCCATAGGTTTTATAACATTTGTCATCATAAGCTATTTAAGAGCAGATTATGATATTCATAAAAGCATGGTAGTTTGGTTATGTAATCTTCGGAATTATGGAACTATTCATGCAGATTTTGACGAATTTAAACGTAAGTTTGATAGTACGGATTGGTATCAATATGAAGATGGTATGTTTCCAGAGAGTTTATTCGTACATGGAGATGGTTACTTTAGCAAAAGTGAAATTCACGCTTTTGTTATCCTATTTGACAATGTAGGTATGATAATGAAGAGCAACAAGGATTTTAAAAAGGCTATGAAATACACAAAACAATATATAATTAATTTAAGGAAAGGTAACAAATAAAATGAATTTATTTAAAACGTACACAGGATTCGATACAGAGGTTCTAAAAACTGGAACAATCGTAAAAATGTTTTATGCGGGAGTAGGTACACAAACCCTTTGGTTGGTGCATGAAGTAAGACCAGATTCTATCAAGCTTATTGATTACACGGGCAACATCAAAGAGTTACTTCCTGCTCAATTCCTAAGTATTGAGGGCAGAAAACCATCTTACTCATTCGAAATTTTAGATATAAAATAAGGAGAAAACACAATGGGTTTAATTATATTTCTTATAATGGTTTTTGTAGTTACCATGATTATAACGTTACTTATTTGGCATTCGCATATTGACATAACTAAGTATGAAAATAAAAAATGCGGATGGGCATCATTCAAATCTTTTAAAAAGAATTTTGATGCCGCTAAATGGGAAGATGTAGAGGATGAAGACGATTGTTTATGTGAATATAACGGCAAACTTTTAGTCAGTTGTATTGCTGACCTTAGTTTTAAGTTTAATAATATTGGAATGCTTATGAGAACCCCAATATCATTTATTAGGGCTAAATTATATGCTAACAAATATATAAAACTTCAACTTAAAAAAAATATATTATATAAATGGGATTAAGGAGAAAACACAATGGGTTTAATTATATTTATGCTAATACTTTTTACGATTTTCATAACGATATATGAATATATCGAATGGATTTGTCATGCTCAAACGGTAAAAGAAATCCACAAACCTTATGGGTATGCATCATTTAATACCTTTAAAAAGCATTTCGATGCTACCGAATGGGATGCTGATAGAAATAATATGAAATATTGTCTTTACAAATATTACCATGGTGATTGTATTAGTAAAACTGATACTTATTCTATTAGGTTTAATGATGTAGGAATGATTTTAAAATCACCATTATCACTTTTCAGAGCCAGAAGATATATAAGAAAATATCAAAAATCTCGAATTAAAAAAGAAGAATTATATAAATGGGATTAAGGAGAAAAAATGGTAGGAATAGAAATAATTATAACTTTAATCATTATGTCTATATTTGTATTTATAGGAACGCAATGTCTTGAATGGAGTTCTCATATTGATATAGTAAAATCCTATACCGAAAAATACGGATGGTCATCGTTCAAAACGTTTAAGAAAAATTTCGATGCTACTGAATGGACTGATATGGATAATGATAAATACTACGTCAGTAGATATCTTAATAAGAATTTAATTAGCAAAACTTCTCAATATATTTTTAAGTTTAATAATATCGGAATGATTATGAAAACACCACTTGCATTTTTTAGAGCAAGAAGATATATAATAAAATATAAAAAAGCTATGAACAAAAAAGAATTATATAAATGGGAATAATGAGGTAACACAAATGATAGATTTAACAAAAGAGAATACTCACACGCTATTAAAATGGATGCTATACACAAGACAATTTAGCGGTAAGTTTAACCCACATAATGGTGATGTATATGTCACATATGATGAGTTAAAAGCTGAACTAGCTAAACGTGAACACGTCCCTAGCCACGCTGAATCAAAAAGAAAAAGAATTGAAAAAATTAAAAGGGGTATCTAAGATGTTTAAAAAAATATGGACTGCCATCAAGAAGTTTTTCGCAGAGCCGCAAACAACATGGAGTGTTACATTGACTGATAGGTTAGACCTTCACCCTTGTGTACAATGCCAATATGGGGTACAAGGTGAGCCTTGCAATCGTTGTACACACCCACAAAGCGGCTTATTACTAGTTCCTCATGATTATTGGGTCTATGATAGACCAAGTTTTTGCCCACTCATCAAAAATGAGGTAAAAGATTGAAGTATGGAATATAAAATAAATTTCTAACGCATATCTTTATATTATACCCACAATTCAATTTGGAGATTATTATTTAAATTAGAAATTAATTTTTCAATTTACTTGACAATCTCCTTTTTTTATTGTATAATAGAAACACCAGAAAAAGACGGAAGTAAAGATGTTTAACAAGGAGTAATATAATGATTTTAAAACCAGTATACAATATTATTGACGAGTATTCAGTTGAAGTATTTCTTAGGGCACATATTTGGGATAATAAAAAAGAGCCTTATTTTTGGTGTCTACAAGGTCACAGAAGGTCTACCGATGGTTGGACTAATGAAGGTAGCGGATGGGCTGTATCGCCAGAACAAGCATTCAAAGATGCTACGGCATACCATGAAAGGATAATTAAGCTATGACAACAGAAGTAATGACAGTAGAAACACCGATTATGCAACAAATACAAGTCGGTACTAAATCATCCAAACAATTAAGATACGTTGCAGAGGATGGTAAAGATTTTAAATATGCATCAGATTGTGAAAAATATGAGCATAAGTTAGCAATTGATAAAATCCTTGCCGACGTTAAACATGTAAGAGCATATTGTGATGATTTTAACGATTGGTATCTATTCAAGGATGAGGATACTCTAAGAAGATATATTCTACTAATCAGCAAAGAAAATATTGGATTTTTAGAGGATATTTTCTTCCCACAATGGATTGGCATTAGACTAAATGAAAGCCAAAATTCAAGAGATTGGTATAGCTTTACAACGTTAGATATGGCTAAATCGGAGTTTAAATTATTTGAAGACACATTAAATAGTTAAGGAGAATATTATGGATAATTGTAGTTTGGTCAATGCAGACCTTAGATATCTAGGCAACCTACCCTCATTCATTTCAGAAGATAAGAAAGTCTACGCAACAAAATTCGGAACAGGCATTGTAAAAAACGGCACGATATTTAACGGCGAATGCAGAATTGAAAACATTACTTTTTATCTGTATAGTGACGGTTTCCTTGCTACTTATAGACACCCCGTTTCAAGAGTTGAAACGAATATGGTACTAGGCGAAGAGGTTAAACTATACAAAAAGAGTACAACGTATAAATTAACCGTCAGCCAAATTTTAACAACCATGTACAGAAACAGATGTAACAGCTATTATGTCAATATGTTTAAAAATGCGGTGTGCAATACCTTAAAATCGTATTTTATTCTTACATCATTTCAAGAGAAATTAATCACGATGATTAAGGTTTCAACTTTTAATTAATTAATTGTATATTTAATTGGAAATTGGGCATAATATTATTAATATTATATTTTAAATAAATTATCAATTTACTTGACAAATTCTATTTAGTATAGTATAATAAATTATAGAAAGAGATTCAAAAAAATGACAATTGATATCATCGAAACCGAAGACAAGCCATTAACGGAAGAAGAGATATTGGAAATTCTCGAACTACTATGCAAGTAATATTTAAGGAATGATTTATTTGGGGTTTTTTATATTTTTAGGATTAGCTATTGTTTGCGTGTTAATCTATACTGTGTACACTAAATACTCAACGTACACAGTAACACGCAACATACATAATAAAGTAAAAGAAATACTGGAAACGAATAGAAAAGAAGAGGAAAATATGAAAGATGTTTTAGTAAAATTAAAGAGCGAACTGGATTCTTATCAGAAAGTTAACGATACATTCTGTACTCCATGTGATAAAAAAGATTGTAAAGAGTGTTTGCATAATCAAGAAAAAGATGATATTGACGATAGATATATGGAAATTATCAAATTGATTAGGGGGAATAAACAGTGATTTTTATTTTAATTACTTTTATCCTGTTTTTAGCTTATGCATTTGAAACTCATAAAAAGGAAACGAAAAAAACGGCTACTGAACACGTTACTACTTTTTTTGCAATGTTATGTGACGGCATACTTGGATTCTTCGTTGGCATTTTAATCTATCTACTCTTAGGGAATACCATAGGTTCTTTACTTCCATATAATACAAAGTTATTAGAAACATATAAAATTGTTAATATTGATGAAACTCATATGGAGTACGTAGTAAAGACAAACGATGGATTTGATATTTTTAATACAAAAGATAAGAACGTACATATCAATTATATAACCACTGGGGTAGCCCACATTGACAGCTATTACGCTACATATGATAATGACTTTGATATAAGATATTTAATCGCATACCCATCTGATTACGGCAAAAGAAACTGTTACGAATTATACATACCGAAACATTAAAGGAGAAAAGAAAAATGATTTATTTATTTATAGGAACTATTGGTGGAATAGTAGTAGCTTTTCTTGCAGATGCTTTTACTCATGAGAAGTTTATAGATTGGGTTAAGACTATCTTCAACGCACTTTTTTGCGCTATTGTCGGTTTTGCAATGGGTGCAATGGCTACTATTGCATTTAGTATAGGTGCTGGGCTTGCTATTCCCGCAGAAGTCCATGCGGTAAGCACAACCAATATCGTTGCATATGATACACACTCATACCAAACCACAGAGGGTAACTACATACTGCTCCATGATATAACTGATAAAACGGTTCATATTGAGAAAACAGATGGTCAACAGCATGTTACACACTATGAATCATACTACAAAGATACATGGAAATATATCTTTTTTATACCCAACATCAATATTGATTACTACACTTTATATGTGAATAAAACATGACTTTTATGTTGAAAGGAAACTAAACGGAATGGATAAAAATATAGCAATTTACTTTGAATATGATGACGGATGGATGATTGTTTTATACTGTAATGGTAAAAATGTAAAATATTGGAACTGCGACGAACACTATTGGGATGATGCCTGTGAATATATTAACTTACTTAATAAGTATGAAAAAGTGTTAAAGCTACATCTAAAACTTAAAGCCCACGAAGATATAGATAAATATGATATCTTTGATTTAACTGAATCAGATATTGAAGAATTAAAATCTATTAGTCGAGAAAGATGATAAAAAATGAAATGCTATAAATATGAAGGAAATTCTACAGTTTGGGAAGGATATTCTTATATTATCTTTGCGGATAATTTAGACGAAGCTAAACAAATGTTTAAAGATTCTTGTGGAGAGAAATTTATAGAAGCAGACGAAAATTGGATAGAAATCCAAATGACTAAGCATATTGAATTATTCAGCGAATGGTGTGATTAAAAAAAATAGGGAGTAAATTCGATGATAAATGTATATAACGCAGAAGACATATTGGCTGTAAAAAAAGTTGGAGATTTATTTGCCAACGATGTAAACTCACTAAAAAAGGATTACAGACTGCTTGTAAAAATATGGCATCCAGATGTAAATTCAGATAAACAAGCAGGAAGTGTCATGAATTATATCAACACGTTATATGAACATGCCAACTTACTAATCAAAAATAACCAATGGGAAGTAAGTAATCAAGCCCAGTACATTTCTAATAAAGATGAAGTTATTTCAATTAACTTTCAACTTGAAAAGAATTTTGAATTAGGCAAGTATTACGTTTGTTCTAATAAAGTAGTATATGTTATTGATAAGAGCAAAGAAAATCTTGCCAATAATGCCGTGAAAATGATGGCATCATTTAGTTTTGCAGACGATGAAATGGAAAGAGAAATTAGAAAACTTCTTCCCAAAGTAATCCATTATTACTTGACGAAAGACGGAAAATACGTTATAATTGAAATAGAGAAAACGAATGACTTACTTCCGTTATCAGAGATATTAAAACATTACAATGGTATAATTCCGCACAAACATGTGGCATGGATAATGAGTAGGCTAAATAACCTTATTTGTTATCTGCAATGGTCGGGATTAGCACACAATGGTATTTCTTTAGATACTTGTTTCATATCCCCAATGTATCACAGCGTAGTTGTTTATGGTGGTTGGTGGTATGCTAGACCACTTGGCGAATCTCTAAAAGCAACGTCGAAAGATGTTTACGATATAATTCCTTTCTCTGTTAAGAACAAAAAGGTTTCAAGCATTCTTACTGACATCGAATCCGTTAAAGCTTTAGGTAGACAGCTATTGGGTGACAGAAGTGGTTATCGCATGGACAACACTACCCCTAAATCCTTTACTGATTTTCTAAGCAAAACTAACGCTAAAAACGGATTCGAGAATTACAATAATTGGTCTAAAGTACTACACGAATCATATGGTGTACGTAAATTTATACCAATGGAGATAAATGAAAACGAACTGTACACAGGATGACGTAAAATATTAAGGAGCAACAAAAATGCAGACGATATCGAACAGAGAGTACTACGAAGGAATAAAAGATAAAGCCGTTATTATTTATGATAAAGGACAAAACACAGAAGAATTAAGCAAAACAAAAACCGTTATCCTACGTTGCAGAGATGGGTATGCCCATTCGGACTATCTTGTTCTAAGTAATATGTGGGAACTGGAAGAGTTTGAATTGGCTTTAATCTGTGATGGCGGCAATCTATGTTTTGGTTATAGGGCTTCTGGAAATATGATATCAGTCTATAATGATTAAGGAGAAAAAAATGGCTAAATTAATTAAAACCTTTGAAAAAGGAATTGACAAAACCGAGTTAACTTTCATGGGCGGCACATTTACTGTTACTATGATTCCAACGGACTATGGCTCTAAAAGTATCGAAAAATCGTTAGATATACAAATTAAGGCATATCTTAATAGTTCTTACACAGACATTGATACAGAATCAAAGTTAATGGAAGAAGTTTTCGATGTTCTTGATATAATTGATTCTGACGAAGATGAAGATAGATTGGACGACCTAGAAGTCCTTGATAAATTTGAAGCAGAGGTTGGATATCATGCTGATTAGGTCACAAGATAAAACGATGCTGATTCCAATGGATAAGTTTATTATAGGATTATATAATTATCAAGGTAATTATTCCGTTGGACTATATTCTATAGAATCAGATGAATGTATCTCTACAATTGGGTCATATGATTCTGTAGAAAGAGCAATTAAGATTATTGATAAAATTCAACTTGCTTATATGAACTGTAACTTTTTTACTGCAAATCCATTGAACGGAGTAAGAACTGCCGTTAGCATCCAAAACTCGGTGTTTGAAATGCCAGAAAGGTAGTAACAAAATGAAATTTAAAGGCGATATTATTATCACAGACCCATGTTATGTCACGAAAAAAAGATATGATTTTTGGAGTGACCCAACGTATCCTAAATGGAAAGATTATATGATAGACGATAAGCTATGTCTAATTAAAAACACAGAAATTTTTATTAATGAATCAAAAGATGCAGAACAAAAAAAATTCAGAAAAATTTGGGTGAGTGCGTGTAGGGATGCATTAGATTTAGCAGAAGAAAAATGGAAAAAAGACCATAAAGAATTAATGAAAGATGATTGGGAAGACTGTGGATTCGGAGAAGATATGTCCGTTTTAGGATTTACCACTTTTATTTCAGAAGATACGTTATATGGTGATTGGTCATGCACTACATATGAAACTGATTCTAAAAAAGAATTAGGTAATTTTTGTGCTGATGCAGGAATGGTTTGTGTATTATTACTTGATGAAGTTTTAAAATACAATCCAGACTTTAATTATCATATTACAAAACCTTGGACTACTACTTTAATTAAAGATTTCGACGGAGATATTTATACGGAAGTTTCCCCTGTTGAAGATTATTCAGATGAAGAATTTGATTCAGAAGACGAAAGTTGTGAATTAGAATTACTTAAAGTAATTGGTGTGGGTAATGTGAATTTTTATACCTCACAGACAGGATACTAATATGGGTAATGACAACGGAGATTCTAAAATAAGTAAGGATAAATGCCCTTATCTTTCAAGCAAAGAGGACTATTGGGGAACTACTAGCTATCCAATATGTACTTGCGGCTTCAAGCATTGCAAAGAAGACGTTGGGTATTGTCCGATAAAAGATAATTAATTTAATTAATTAAAAATAAAATTCTTAATTACTTGACAAATAGTATTAATAGTACTATAATATATATAGATTAAAAAATAAATAAATTTAAAGGGGTAATGACAAATGTCTTCAAAAGGCAGTTGGACTAGTTCTGCATGGGATACCTATTCTAAATCAACTGGTGTAAAAAGTGTCACCGCGGCAACTGTAAGTTCTGTTTATAAATCTACGGGGTTAAAAGATTCATTAAATCCGCTAAAATTCAAGCTAAGAGAATCAAGGGATAGCGCAGAGTATCCAAATAGTACACCAATTTTTATTGGTCTCGATGTCACAGGCTCAATGGCAGGAGTAATTACAGAGGTAATTAAAGGATTAGATACTCTTGTTACAGAAGTATACAGTCGAAAACCTATCACAGATGCACAGATTGCTTTTGGTGGTATTGGTGATTTCGTATACGATAAAGCACCAATTCAGATTTCTCAATTTGAATCTGATATCAAAATTGCAGAAGCATTGCAGGAAATTTACTACGAAAGCTGTGGCGGTGGCAACGATTCCGAGGGTTACATTGGCGCATGGTATTATGCCGCTAATCATATCGTAAGCGATAACTACGAAAAACGTGGTAAAAAGGGTATCTTATTCACTATTGGTGATGAATGCCCAACACCTCGTTTGACTAAGGAACAGATTAAGAAATTCATTGGCGACGATGTTCAAGTGGACAGCTATACCGCAGAGGAACTTTTGGATGAAGTTTCTAAGAAATGGGAAGTTTATCATTTGATTATCGAACAGGGTAATTATATCAGAAACCACGGCAACAGAGATAAGGTTATTGAAAAGTGGTCATCCCTTATGGGACAGAATGCAATTCCTGTTGATGACTATACTAAGATTTCCGAAATTATCGTGTCTATTCTTCAAGCGTATGCAGGAGAAAGCATTGATAAGATTGTATCAAGTTGGGATGGCTCAACTAGTTTGACGGTCAAGAGAGCAATTTCTGGACTAAAAACTACCGATACATCTTCTGGTTTAGTCGAATTTTAATTAAATAATTAATTTAAAAATAGATTTGTCAATTACTTGACAAATCTATTTTTTTGTTGTATAATTAATACACAAGATAAAAGAATTAGAGAGGTAATTAAAATGAAAAAAATTAAAATCGTTATTGGAGCAAATTTCGGTGATGAGGGCAAAGGATTAATGACAGATTATTTCTCAACTAGCCCAAATACAATTGTAGTTTGTCACAATGGTGGCGCACAAAAAGGGCATACTGTTGTCACACCAGATGGTAAACGTCACGTTTTTAACCATTTTGGTTCTGGTACATTAGCAAATGCAGAAACCTATTTGAGCGAGGATTACATCGTTAACCCTATGTTATTTCATAGAGAATACAACGAATTGTCAGATATGGGATATTTAATAGACTGTGCCCCTATGGTATTCGTAAATGAAAAATGCTTAATCACTACACCTTATGATATGATGATTAATCAAATCGTTGAAGAACAACGTAGTGGAGATAAACACGGCTCATGCGGCACTGGTATTTTTGAAACAATTGTTCGTAACAGAAATGAAACTTTTAACCTAAATGCAAAGAAAGTTTTCAGCGATAATCTGTGGATGGATTCATATGTTTCTTCAATGATGAACCGTATTAAAACTATTTATACCTCTAAAAGACTTTCAGAACTTAACGTAAATATTAAAGATACAAAATGGGAACATTTAATTTATGATGACAACGAGATTATAAGCAACTATATGAAAGATATTCAATTCATGAAAGAGCATGTTATTATCGTTAATGACAGTCAAGAAAAATCATTGTTAAATGGTCATGACAACATTGTGTTTGAAGGCGCACAGGGACTACTACTTGACCAAAACAACACAGATTACTTCCCTAACCTTACACCATCCAACACTGGACTTACCAATCCCGTCAAGATTTTGAAAGCCAACGGACTTACCAGTGAGGATATCGAAGTGTGCTACGTAACGCGCAGTTACGCTACCAGACACGGCGCAGGACGCTTTGAAACGGAATGCGAGAGTAAACTTATAGCCGAAGATTTAGTCGATTCTACGAACATACAGAACCCCTTTCAAGATACAATCCGCTACGGCAAGTTGGACGTAGACTTAATGATGAAAAATATCAAGAATGATTTAAGTATTGTGGACTTTGAAATCAAAACTTCAATAGCAATTACGCATCTTGATGAAACTAGGGGATTTATTCGTTGCAAAGATTATGATAGACTTCCAGTTGATTCAAAGTTTTCTAAATTTAATCATACGTATGCATCATGGGGTGCATCAAGAGTTAAAATAACTAAAACTGTGAGGTAAAACAATGCTTATATTAGAGGGTAGCCCCTATAAATCAAAAGTGGTACAAGACCTAATTACCGCAAGTTCAAATTCTTTAGCATTTGTTCAAGACAATCCAAATATCTTATCGCCTTGTAGAAACGTTTGGAATATTGGAAGTGGTAAAATTTCGATATCTAATGTTATATCATATGTCAAGGCTTTATATATTCTAAAATATGAATATATCATCATCTATACTAATCAAGAGAGAGATAATATAGATTTTGAAGGTTTCAAAGAACTTGAACAGTACTGCAATTGTTTAATTATTACTTGCAAATCAAATAAAATTAAGGAGAACTAATCATGAATGAAGACGAACAAATGAGCAAAGAGGAACTTATTTTGGAACTGGTATTGTCTTTAAATAAAGGTGGGGCATATTGGGAAACTACCGTACCTCATGCGATAAAACAATATGAGCAATTAATTTCTTACGGAATTATCACAGAAGCAGAATAAAAGAAAGGATGATAGACAAATGGATTTTTTAATATTTTACATTATCAGCACAATTATAGTTTTATTAATTAAAGCTATAATTATCAAATCAGTATCCAATCAATTAAAGAGAGAACTTCCAGATTTTAAAGAAAAGCAAAAAAAAATTACAATTTCTGAAAAGATAGCTAATAATTTAATGCTTCTTTTGCCATTGATAAATATAGGTATTATTATTATACTTATATTTAGTCAAGATGACGTTAAAAATGATGTCAGAATAGACGTTTATGGGAAAGAAAAGAAGGAAGAGACAAATGAGAGATACTACCATTAATTATAGACCAGAAGTTTCTAAACAATTACAAGAGATTCAAAGTTTAGCTTTGAGGGCTTATAGACAAGATTCTCAAAAGTTTTATCTTAATGCAATTATGTTTCGCTTGGAAAAAATAGACAAAGAAAAAGCTAAAAGATTAAAGACTGTATTAAGCCAAATCGATAAAAATTGCACAAACTATATTCCATACAGATTTAAGAAGGAATTTGGGTTTGAAATTATTTCAGCTACGCATTCAGCCCCAATCATGTTTAAAGTAATTGAAGCTGTTATCGATGATGATATTGCTAAAATTGATACAAGTGATTTTAACGAATTTGAAAAATTCATGTTAACCCAATTTATTTACTCGCTTAAAATGCCTAATCGTAATATAAATTTAAAGCCAGATGAAAATGGATTATGCTATTATGATAAAAATCAATATCCAACATTTCAATCATCTTTAATATCGGACTTAAATTATCTTGAATATGCTACTAATATTTTAATTGACATAATGAATACACCAGATGAGGAAGGATAAACAATGTTTTTATTTATTGCTTTTATATTAATTGTCATTGGAGCGATATTACGAAATCATGTTTCAGAAAAATATCAATATTTGTTTGGCTATACAGTTGGTAGTATAGTAATTTTTTTAATTTGTACCCAAAATTATTTTTTTTCGTAAAAATAAAAGTTTAGTTTTGTTTGAAGAAGGTGATATATTTGTCAGAAATTTTGATTGATTTTAATGATAATTGGAATAAGGATATTTGCCCACATAGTCCATCGTATTTTATTAATGACAATTTTTCAAAATATAATATCGATGGAAGGAAAATTATTTTATCTCAAATTCCTTTGATATGGATTGATACTACTAAAAATAATAAGGTTTATTGTATCTTTTGGGGGAGTACAGAATGTGTTGGCAGAATTTCTGCTAGAAATAATAATAAACAAAACAAGTTTAAAAAATTAAGAGAAGAAATTATACAAGTAAACCAAAAAAGACAAGAGTTGTCTTTCGCTGTAAAAGCAATTCGATGAAACTTTGATTTTATTCTCAAAATTTTTCAAATTCGGTAGATTTTAGTGAAATCGTGTCCACAGGAGACACTTTTTTATAGGGGGTAGGGTAATCTTATACCCAAAATTATCGTGTCATACAGAGCCTTCTAGGGCATCTAAAAATCATGATAAAATAATACAATGAATTAAAGGGGTAAATGTCATGGCAATGGGTAATTTTTGTTACATTGAGGGTACGGAGTGCCCCTACGCGACAGTTATGGGTAGTTGCAAGTATGAGGACAGTGGACTGTGTACCATGCATGGTGACGATATGCCAGATGAAAAGAAAAATAAAGCAAGCGAAGAAAATAAAGTTTTTAAGTTAAGAGATTATGGAATGTCAATGTTATTTAATATAAATTTTGGTAAAATATAATAACAAAACCAAATGAAAGGAGAAACAAGATGAACGAAGAAAATCTAAAAAAATATATAAAACTACAGCAAATAGGAATTGATACATTTAAGTCATTGGAAGAACAAAATAGGATATACGATTTTACAAATGAAATCAATAATCATCAAGAAATCATTGATTGCATTTCAAAACAAATATCCGAAAAACCAGTTTCTGGATTAGGGTTAAGTAGTGTTTTTATTCATGATGATGGCGGTGCAGATGATTTATTGAAATTTACATTACACTGTAAGCGGTGTGGTCATGCACTAGAGATAGGCGAAGATTACTGCATGAAATGCGGTCAAAAAATAGATAAAAATTAAAGGAGAAATTCAAATGGAATTTTTAATGTTCTATATCATTAGCACAATTATTACTTTAATAATAGCGTTTATTGTCTTAAAAGGTACTTGCGTTAGTTTGCAACGTCAAAATGAAAAGTTCAAAAAGGCAACAAAAAGTGTATCTTTTTGGGAGAAGCTAATGTTTTCACTTCCTTGTTTCGTGCCGTGTATTAATTGCTTACTTGCATTGTTTTTAATTTGCGGTGGCTTTTTAACAATTAAATATGTTGTCAATTACATAGTATACGGTGATACCGACGGCGAACCATATTCCTATAGATAATAATCATAATTTATTTTAAATTGCATATAATATAAAATAAGGTGGTGATATTTTGAAAGTATGTACTGTATGTTGGGATAAGAGTTGTAATCATAGCTATCAATATAAAGCAGAGATTGATGATAATATTTCGGATATTATTTGTATTCTAAATAGAAAAGGATACAAAACGTTGTATTGTTGTGGTGGTCACATTTCGGAAGATAATATATTGCAAGGTTATCTTCCGAATATTTATATAGCTTTTAATAAATATAATAGCAAAGTAATTAATATGGATACTAGCCCATTGGGTGAAAATTGGACTTGGAATAAAACGAATGCTACACTAAGATATTTTTTAAAAGAAGCAAAACAATTTAAAAATAAATCAATGAATGATAAAGATATTTTATTAGTAACTGATATTTTAAATAACGAGATAAATAGACTAAAAGAATTTGTTATATTACTTGACAAATAAACAAATCTAAGGTATAATACATCTACAAGATAAGACACAATAAAAGGAGAAAGAGAAATGGGAAAATTAGCTTATATACCCGAACTTGAAAAAGCAACATTAGTTAGAAAATTTATACCTAGACTTATTAATATAGATGAAAGTATTGAAAGCGCTTATGGGTATTATTACAAAAATAATGGTAGTGATGGATTACACTATCAGCCAAAAGATGCAACCTTTTTAATAGAAGACGGTAATCCACGCACAGCTTTTAAAAAATGCGAAGAATACATTAATTCGTTGCCAGTACAAGCTACTATTCCACAAACAAGAAGAATGTATAATGCCTATGCTCCATATTATGACAGTTATGATATTGCATGGAAACCAATCCTTGTCGATGCTAAAGAAGATAAGGATGATATCTATACTTATTCATATCTTGCGAACACCTACAAAATTCCTAAAAAATTTGTATTCTTCTTTGATAATTTTGAATATGCAACTGGTCGCGAGGGCTGTGTAGCAATTATTAATAAATATCTTAACAAAAATATCTGTAATACATGTGATTACAGAGATATCGATATTAATTTAAAATGCAATAGTTGTATCAATGCTGGATATGTTGATGGGGTCGGCACAATTTGCAGACTGGTCAAAAAAGAAAAAAATGTAACGTTGTGCGTTAACCCTAATGTAAACTTAAATGAGAACGTTATTTGTAAAGACTATATCCCCGTTTCTGCTGTCAGATGGGATGGATTTGACCGTTACATGAAAGCTATGAAGGACTGCTACTATAATCCTAGCTGTGGCTATATAAGGTCACATATGCTAACTGGTAATACCTTTGAGGGTAATTTCCCACAAGCTGTAAAGGTCGAAGTGAAAAACCTATATCTTAAAGGCAGATTAATTGAATCAATTTGGATTCCTGTTGATAAATGGACAAGTAGAACGTTCATCGACGATGAAAAAATCTACACTAAATTCATTAAGTATAAAGAAATCAAGGGTTCAACCTTAAATCATTTAGGACTTGTCTATGTATCTGAAATTCCCTACGTTAAGGATATTACTTTTATAGAAACAAGATTAAAGTTTATTCAATCAATTACTTATAAAGATAGTGATAAACCGCCATTTGATGCTGATGAAAATTATGCCGAATATATAGACAGTTTAATAAGAGACTAATGTTTCATTGGATTTTATGAGGGCGGTAATTCTATGCTAGACCCTATTTCGCAAGTTACGCTAATGTTTATATGGTCTAAGTGCCAAAAAGGGGGTGGTAATTCTATGCTAACTTTTTATCAACGTTTAAGCCATATTTGATATGAGCAAAACAATGATTTTAAGAGAGTTCGCCCCTCTTATCTTATACGCATCTTTCGTCCCATTCCTAATAACAAATAAATATAATACATAAAAGGAGAAACACATGTTTTTTGATAAAAATAAAGTTAAAGAATCTATGAAAGAGTATGATAAAAATCCAATATTTAAAGGTGACACAACAGAAGAAAAAAGTATTTTAACTTCTTCTCCTACAACACAAGAAGATTGGCAATGGGTGGAAGGGTTTAAAGCTACGGATTTAGACCTACGTTGCTATGGTAAATTTCAGTATGAGGTAGGAAAGCAATCCGATATTACAAATGATAGACCTATTAAGTTATGTTCTAATGGTTTTCATTTCTGTAAAGAATTGCCTCATGTATTTTATTCTATTGGTAATTATTATAATTGTAGATACTTTAAATGTAAAGCTTTAGTAGACGTTAATAGCAATACATATAAAGATTACGGTAAAATTTCTGAATCACACGATTACTATTTTGGTAAAAAAATAAGCTGTGTACTTGTAGCTAAATCTATTATTCTAACAGAAGAAATAGCTATTAAAGATACATATAGTGATTTCTTTAAATCTTTAGAACTTTGTTTGTCTTTACAATGTGCAACACAGTATCGTGAAGTAAACTCTTTAGAAATGTATTTATTAGTGTATAAATATAAAAGTGTTTATAACGCACATCATCATTTATTTAAAGAATATATGGTTAGTTTAGGATTTAGTGAAACCTTTTCAACAATACTACATCCTAAAAACTTTGATATAATTAAAAAATTTGCTAAAGCTATGGTAGATGAAGGTGTCTCAAAAGATATGGCTGTTTACCTAATTTTAGAGAAATGTAGGGAATCTTAATGTTTGGAGTAACTAATGATTTTATGGATTTAGATAAGGACTTAGGTTTGTTTGAGCCTTTTGGTAATCCTAAAGGTTTTATTAAAAAGGATGCCGCAGAGACTACATATAGAACTAAATCTTCCGAAAGTTTTATGGGGTTGCAATTCCTCAATAAATATCTTAAAAGTTATAGGTGCTTTATTGCGGGTGGCTGTTTTAAGAACATCTTCACGTCGCAAAAATTTAAAGATATCGATATGTTTTTCTTTGATGAAGCGGCATTCAACGAAGTAGATTTATTAATAAAAGCTGATTCGGATTACACGTTACGTTATGAGAATGACAAAGTAATTGCCTATAACCATAAAGATAATGACGTTGTTTTAGAATTGATTAGGTCAACATTCGGTTTTTATGAAGAGGTTATGAATCGGTTTGATTGGACTATAACTAAATTCGCTTATTACAAAATAGCTAACGGTGAAACAGACCAGTATCAAACTGTTTATCATAAGGATTTCTTTGAACACTTGCTACAGCATAGATTAGTAGCGGATAATATACTGCCATACCCTGTTAGTTCATTTGAGAGAGCATTACGCTACAAAGGATATGGATATAGTATGTGTAGGGAAACAAAGGTAAAACTGATTCAAGCAATTAAGGATTCGCAATTAGACGAAGATTTATCTGCAAGTTTATACGATGGGGTAGATTGATTTTTATACTCATTTTTACATAAGACCACTTTTTTATACTTGCCCCCGTCCCCCACCCACACTTCAAAACGATATGGTCAAATTTTAATTTTTATTTTTTTTAAAAAATTGAATTTGCAATTAATCAATTAAATTAAGAATTAAATTACCATATATCCTATTTATATGCAAAATCAATACCGCATATGCCAAATAAATGAATAAACCTCTACAAAATTACATCTCACTCATACTGTGAACAGTTTATGAACGAATTTATAAACTACGTTTATGAACTAATTGATAAACTATGTTTATGAACTACACAGTAAATCATATTAAATATAAAGAATATAGAGGATAATATAATGAATGAATTTAACGTTCCGTTGGATAATAATGCAAGAGTAAATCTAGTTACTGCAAGCGCACCAGAAGTCGTCTTTAGCAATAATAATATCAATGGAATTAATGCAATTAAAGAACTTAATGATACATTGAAAACTGCAAACGATGGCATCTCTAAAATGTACGCACAATATAAGGATATGATAAATTCCATAATATGGGAAAAATATGCTTTTAGAGTTGACAAAGATTATGATGATATGTATCAAATAGGTTCAGAAGCCCTACTAAACGCTATAAGAACATATGATGAGACTAAAGGTAAGCTATCTACTAACTGTTATACAGCCATTGTGAATAGGTTAAAGCACATGGATATCTACATAGATAATATCAGCATTAGTCCATGTAGCAAGGCTATTGAGATTAAGAACTATATTATAAAAAACAAAGATATGTCATACGATGAAATGTTCAGAAATTGTGACATTGCATGTTCAAGGTCTGATTTTAATAATATTGCCACAATGTTAAATCAAGATAGTTTGGATGATGTATTTCCGTTAACTTCTGAAACTAAAGGTAATAGTGTAGTGGATAATAATGCTAATGTTGAAAAAGACATTGAAGATGAAGAAAGCAAAAATGAACTTGTCTCTAATATCAAAAAAAATATTAGCAGATATAGCGATAATACACAGAAAATTTATATGACTTGGTTGAAAAGCAAAGAGGACGATATAGATATTACTTATAAAGTAATAGGTGATATGTATGGTGTTTCTAAACAAAGAGTAGACCAAGTAATTAAAATGGTTAATAAAAAACTTCAAGAAAAATTAAATTATTAATTTACTTGACAAATAAACAAAAATAATGTATAATATAAACAAGAAATAAATTAGGAGATAAAAAAAATGTTAAATAAATTACAAATTGAATTAATCAAGGCAATCAGAGAAGACAACACTGATATTAAATTATGTATCAGAATGGTTCTTTCTAATATCAAAAACAAAAGCATTGAATTGAAAAGGGAACTGACTGATGCGGAAATTATTGAAGTTATCAGCAAAGAGATTAAGCAGATTAATGAGACATTGGAGTTTGTGGAAAACAGGGAAGACATTAAGACTTCATGCCTAAATAAAAAAGCTTATCTTCAAAGCTATGTACCTACTCAAATGACGGAACAAGAACTGTATAAAATTATTTCAGAAGGAATCAATGTGACTAAGACCGCAGGAGATAACATTGGTACTGCAATGAAAACTTACTTTTCACTTTTAAAAGGTAAGGCTGACAATAAATTGATTTCAGAGACAGTTAAGAAAGTGTTTAGCGAAAGGAAATAATTATGCCATCATCAACGTTTGATAATGAGCCTGTTTATGTAACAGGTGGGGTAGGTAATACATTTGAAGCATCTATTTATAATCATCATAGAATCTTAGATGGAATTATATGTAGAAGTACAGATGAAGAAGCCCATCATGATGATAGTAATAATGAGTATAGATATACTTTGGATTCTATGGATGATTTGTACTATTCAGATGGATATTATAATCCTCTGCATACGAATACATGTGAAGAAAATGATAAACTCGGATACATTTATATTAAACCAATTAAATGCTCACTTGAACCAGTATCAAGAAGTGTTGGAAGTTTGTCAAAAATCGATAAATATAAGGTCATAAATCGTAGAACGGATTTTAACGGATGTTGTGTCTATGGAATTATTTCAAATCATAATTCTATATTTGTTAAAGAATGTTTTGTTGATAAAAATAGAAAATAAAGGGGTGATGCTCCATGAAAGAAGTGGTTGTGTTATCTAGGAACAAGGCAAAAACTTATTCTGCTTTAAAAAATATACCAACAACTGCAATTATTTCAATTCATACTTATGGTGATGCCCCAAATAGATTTTTTAAAAATCCTCAAATTAAGGCTATTGGTCATTGGCAATTTGATGATGTTGAAGATGACAATGGTGGTATAACACAAGAACAAGCTAATCAAATAGCTGAATTTGTAAAGCGTTGGGAAAACGAAGTTGATACAATTTTGGTTCATTGTGATGCGGGAATTTCAAGAAGTTCTGGTATTGGTGCGGCTATATTATTCTGGAAGTACGGGGATGATAGCCAAATATTTGACGATGGTACATATTGCCCAAATAAGCGTTGTTATCGTTGTGTGATGAGAGCATTTGGTTTTGATATCACATATAGTTTTGAAGATGTTCTTGAAACTAAAATGGAAAAAAATTTACTTTCATGGCAAGGGGTTAATCCAGAACTTGTTGATTATATAGTTGAAGATAAAAAACTTAATACATAAGGAGAACAAAATGAGTAACGATGAGAAAGCTTTATTATTTTTTAAAGATGCGGCTGAAAATGGCGCTATGCTTACAAAAGATTATATGAAAATCGCAGTAAATGCAATTGGAAGAGATATCGCAAAAAGACCAATTTATGATAATTATTCATGCTCATGCCCAAATTGTGGTAACACAGAAATAAGTATGAATGTATATTGTAATCAATGTGGACAAAGGTTAGGTTAATACATATGAAATTTTATACAAGCGATTTGCATTTTAATCATGCAAATATTATGACTTTATGTCATAGACCTTTTAAATCAATTGAAGAAATGAACGAGACTATTATTTTAAAATGGAATCAGAAAATCCTAGCAAGTGATGAGGTCTATATTTTAGGTGATGTTGTTTGGGGAAACGGGTTAATGGCTAACCAATTTATTAGTCGTCTTAAAGGTAAGAAATTTTTAATTGAGGGAAACCATGATTATAGATTTCTAAAAGATAGAAATTTTGATTTAAGTCTATTCAAATGGGTTAAGAAATATGAAGAGATTGAAGATAATTATAATAAAGTAATTTTATGTCATTACCCTATGGCTGAATGGAATGGGTTTTACCATAATTCAATTGACCTATTTGGTCATGTACATGATAACCCTTCATTTTATCATAACTACCCGTGGGCATATTGCAAGAATGCTTATAACGTAGGGGTAGATGTTAATGATTTTGAGCCTAAAACATTAACTGAATTAACACACAATGCCAGAAAATTCGTAACAGAATGAAGGTATAATTATGCAAGTAGATGTAAAATGTAAAACTGTTGTAAATATAGATATCGAATGTGAAGAAGCTTTCAGAATATTAGTAAAAACTTTACACATGGATTTTATTTTAAAAGATGAAGATTTCAAGATTTTTAACAATGCAAATAATGAAGCGTGTGTTTATAAGCGCGTAAATGATAATTACGAATTATATGATGACCGTGGGGATTTATATAAAGCTTTAATGAAAGTTGCAAATTATATTTTCCCAAATATATAAGGAGTTAAAAAAAATGATTAAAATAAGTTATGGACAAAAATTCATATTTCCAAAAGATTTTATAACCTATACGGCTATTCTAAACGAAGAAGTCATAATCCCAAAAGGGACTAAAGGATTTGTTAATAATAATAATTCTGTTTCAATTTTAAGCGGAAAAAATTATGGTAAAGAAGTTCGTTTAGGAGAAGATTTTGAAATAAGTGGATATGATGTTGATAATATTTCTGAAATGATTATTGATAAGATGATACATGGGACTTATTTAAAAGAATTTTTAGACGAATACGGAATAGATAAATCTGAATTATTAGATTCAATTCAAGATGTATTATATGAAGTATTATAAAAAAAAGAACGGATGATTAAAAATGGCAATTAACGAATTTAGAGGTCAGTATTTCTTTTTAAGCAATTTCTATGAAACGGAAGTTACATATAGAGGACTAACATTTCAAAATAGCGAAGCGGCTTTTCAATCTATGAAATGTTCACAGTTGGAACAGAAAATTAAGTTCTGTACTATGTCACCGTCAAAAGCAAAATCAAGAGGTAGAAGCGTTAAACTAACACCTGTTTGGGAAAATATCAAAGATAGTGTTATGTATGAAGTTGTAAAAGCTAAGTTTGAACAACATGAAGACCTTAAACGATTGCTGTTAGCTACGGGGAATGAGCCTTTAGAAGAAGGGAATCAGCATGGTGATGATATTTGGGGCACAGTCAATGGAGTGGGTGAGAACAAGCTAGGAAAGATTCTAATGAGGGTAAGAGAAGAATTAAGATGATGCATTATAAAGGTACACCAATTATTGTAGAACCGAGAAGTTTCGATATCAATGATACTAATTCTATTACATATTACGTAGGGGTTAATATTGCAATATATATTCAAAACCATATTGTCTTAGATACTCCAATGAGCATAGAAAATATTACTTGTAAATTTGTAGATTTAGATGAGATTGAATTATCAGAAATTATACAATTTAATAAACGTCCAGAGAATAAATATAAATTTTCTTATAATAATGATGTACTTGATTATAGACAAGCCTATGAATATGCTAAAAACAATTATAAGAAGTTATTGTTAAGTTGTGAGGTAAAATAAAATGTTATGGTTATATCATGGTACATCAGAAAATAATTGGAATCAAATACAAAAAGATGGGTACTTATTTGGTATAACTGAAAATGGTAGATTCACATATTTATCAATAGAGCCGTCAATAGCTTTAAGTTATGGTAGTGTATTATTGGAAGTAAATTATGATATAAATAAGCATCCAGAACTAGTAGAAAAATTAGCATGGTGGCAGTATATAATACATGAACCAATTAATATTACTAAAATTAAAAGATTATTATAAGGAATAAAAAATGAAAATAATATTTTTAGATGTAGATGGAGTTTTAAACTCATCGAGTTATTTCAAAAACAGAAAAGATAGGTATAATGATATTGACGAGACTAGACTTCCATTTCTAAAAAATATTATTGATTCTACTGGTTGCAAAATAGTATTGTCATCAAGTTGGAGATATGGTTGGTCAATTAATTATAACGAATGTATGGATTTCTGTAAAGAATTTATTAAGATATTACAGAAATATAATATTGAAATTATGTCATCAACTTATGTAAGTCCGACGGGAAAAAGAGAAGAAGAAATTAAATATTGGTTAGATAATCACGATAACATAGAATCATTTGTAATACTTGATGATGACCATTTTGATTGGGAAAAATATGGATATGATAAATTTTGGGTTAAAACGTCTTGGTACAATGGTTTAGGACTAAACGAAACAGATGTAAATAAAGCAATACAAATATTAAATAAAAAAGGATGATAGAAAATGGAAAGGGTATTAGCACACGTAGAGAAAGTATATAATATCAGACCAATCATGGGTGCTGATAGAATCGAGCAAGTCAATGTCTTAGGTTGGAATGTTATTACTAAAAAAGACGAGTTTAAAGATGGCGATTTAGGTGTTTACATAGAAATTGATTCAAGAGTTCCATCTGATAATCCAGAATTTGAGTTCCTAGAGGGTAAGGGCTTTAAAGTAAAAAGCATGAAAATGCGTAATACGTTAAGTCAAGGGTTAGTATTACCAATATCAATCTTACTAGATGGTAATCATAAGATTGGTGAAGATGTCACAGATATTCTAGGTATTACTAAGATTCAAGAGGATTACGAAGCGCCAAAGGTTGATTTGTTAACAAGGATTCAAGGCAGATACAAGAAACTATTTAAGAATAAGTTGTTCAAGCGTTTAATCAAACATCAGTGGTTTAAGAATATTGTGATACATATTTTAAGACCAAAGGTTAATGCGAATAAGTTCCCTTATTGGGTTGTTAAGACCGACGAGGAAAGAGTACAGAATATGCCTAGTGTACTTAAAAATAAAGAGCCATTCATGGTTACGGAGAAGTTGGATGGTACTTCAACTACATTCACACTAAAGAAAGCAAACAAAGGTTTACTATACAAGATATTCAAAAAAGAGAAGTATAAGTTTATAATTTGTTCTCGTTCTGTTGCACAGCCAACACCATCTAAGAAATGTTTTTACGATGATAACGTGTATTGGGAAATGGCTTTAAAATATAATGTAGAATCAGTTCTAAGAAAATTAATTAAAGATAATGATTACATAACGTTACAAGGCGAGACAGTTGGCGAAACAATTCAAAAGAATAAGTATCATATCAAGGGTAGAGATTTTTATGCTTTTAATTTAATCACTGAAAAGAACGGCAAGATTGATAGCGTGAGTGCAAAGGATTTGTTTTCTAATTATGGTATTAAATTTGTTCCTATCGTTGAGACTGAATACATATTGCCAGACACGATTGATGAACTTATGGCATTTTCAACTGGTAAATCTAATATTTATGATACGTTAAGAGAAGGTTACGTATATAGAAATTACGATTTAGGTATATCTTTCAAATGTGTAAGCAATGATTTCTTATTACAGTGGGGTTTATAAAAGAAAGAAATAGGTATATAAAAATGGATATTGGTAGTGGAAAATCGTATCCTGCGGCATCATTATCCAATTTTGCACCCCATCCATTTTATATGGATGGGATTTTGTGCAACAGCATGGAAGGTTGGCTACAAAGTCTAAAATATGAAAGCGTGGATATGCAAGTAGAAATTTGCAAGCTAGTTGGATTTGGGGCAAAGAAAAAGGGATACGGCAAGAACTGGTGGACTAAGCAAGTGCTATATTGGCAAGGTGTAGAATACAAGAGAGACAGTCAAGAGTATCAAGGTTTACTTGACAGGGCTTATAATTCATTGTCTAAGAATAACGGCTTTGCAAGGGCTTTATTGGCTACTGGAAATGCTAATCTAACGCATTCATTAGGTAAACATAAGAAGAACGAAACTGTATTAACTCGTCAAGAATTTTGTTCAAGATTAATGGCTATTAGAGAGGAACTTAAAAATGGGAAAAAATAAATGTAAACTACTTTGTAGTATGAAATCAGATAATGGAAATTTTACCTTTAAATCTGGATGTAATTATAGTATTAATTTTGTAGATAGCAATTATTATTGTTATTACATAATTAAAACTAACCATAATAAACACTATTTAACAATTTTTGAAGATGATGCACAGGGTATCATAGAAAAGAGGTAAAATTATGTCGAGTAATAATAACGATGGTGGCACTGTTTCAAGTGGTATTGGTGTTGGTAATGTTATAGCCGCTATTATCTCATTTGCAAAATGGCATAGTATCGGATGGTGTATTTTACATGGTTTTTTAGGTTGGATATATATCATATATTATTTATTCGTATATTGGAATTAAATATAGAAAGAGGACATATGAAAATGAAAAATATTACTAATACATATCCAATATATTCTGTGGAATCAAACGCATTGGAACATAAATTTCATCAATTAATTTGTGGTTATAATGCGTGGGACACTGTTGTATCGTTTTTTAATTCAAATGAGATAGCTAATAAAATGTTTTGGGATAAAATGGGAGAAATGCAAGAATCTGGTAATTGTGGCATCTCAACTTGTGTGCATGAAGTCTTAGAAAAAGTTTTCTATGATTTAGAGGAATAAATAAATGAAAAAATTTGTAAGTTTAGATATTGAAGATAAAGTGTTTGTCATAACCATAGCATTACAGATTATATTTTTTACAGTATGCGCAACTCTCGCAATTGTACAAGGTGATGCACTTCTTGTTACATTAGGTGGCATTGGTCAATTAATCATATATCTTATTGGGCTTCTAGTTGGTATGTTAATAGGTGTACTTAAAGAATAAAACTTGAATTTGGTGTAGGGGATTTTAATATAAAAATAGAATGTGGGGCAACAAGAATTGTATTTGTATTTAAATATTTTGTAATTAAAGTGCCAACTAATAAAGAATATCGTTTATTTCTGCATGGAATATTATCAAATTTACAAGAAAAAAAATGGTCTGGAAAACATTTTGATTTAGCAAAAGTATTATTTTGTGATAAATTAGGATTATTTTTAATTATGCAAAGAGCAGAAATTTTAGATAATAGTTATAATACATCAATTTATTTACAATATGAATTAGAACGTAAATATAAATATGATGAATTAAAAGATTTCCTAATGTCGGATTGTAAACCTAGTAATTGGGGATATATAAAGTGTCATTTAGTAAAAATAGATTATGGAGATTAATAATATGAAAGTTAAAATAACAAGGCATGAAAAATATAGTAGTTCTATTTCTGAAAAAATAGATGAGATAACAACTAATAAATCAGTTAATCCATATAAAAAATATTCATATAACAGTGGAATGGAATTACGTAATGATTGGACAGGTACACGTTCTCCTGTTTGGGGAACTGATTTAGATTGGATGCTTTGGCAACTTGAACATGGTGAGCCTTTGGGTTCATTGTCGTCAGAAGAACCAGAGCCACCAGAAATAACATATAAAAAAGAATCAATATTTGATATCTTTTTTCATTAATTCTAAAATATAAATTCATATTGCAATATGAAAGGATTTAAAAATGATTGATAAAAGAACATGGGGAGAATTTAGAGACAGTGGTTTGCTCTGGTGGATTAATATGCTATTACATACGTTTGGGTGGGCTATCACGGTTGAAGTAGAAGAGGATGGTAGTATATCTAGTGCTTATCCTGCTAGAGTTAAATTTAGAGGTTTTGACGAAGAATATAATACAAAAGGATACCAAAAAGTATCAAAATATTTAAAAAATAATATTGATGAGATAGAAAAGGAATCATTAGAATAATGAAAGTTTTACTTGAAATAAATTTTGACTTCGAAGAAAGTGAAAATTGTACTAATGAAGAATTTAAGAATTGCTTAAAAGAAGTACTAAGAGATGGTTCAGATTGTACAAATACTGACCTTGAAGTGGTATCTATGCAAACAGAAATTGATATGAAAAAATATCAAGATGCATTAGATTATATCTCTGGTGAAGAAGAACGAGACTTACAGTGTATGATTAATTCTGTTAATAAATGTAAATTAAATAATTAGATTTTTAATTTACTTGACAAATCAACTAAATTATACTATAATATATATAGGGAAGTGATAATATGTATTTTATTTTACAAGATACTGATGAAATTGAAATATATCAAATGGAAAAATTATTAGTGCATAGTCGTCAAGATACATATATATCAACTTTTGATATATATGGAATAAGCGATTATAAATTAAAAGATGCTATACCAGTTGGAGATTTAGATTTTGTTAAGACATTTCTAAAAAGAGTATACGGCAGTAATGAGATGCCACCCATTGAGATACCTAGTGTACTTTTACATCAAGATATCGTAAAACGTGATTATCATTTCGTAATGGGAAAAGATATTCCAAAAAATGGTAGATATTTTATTAAAGATGCGACGGAGTTAAAGAATTTTTCATTTAACGGCGATATTGATATGATTCAAGGATTTATCGAAAGAGACCATAATTATGTTCTTTCCTCTATTGTTGAAATATTATCAGAATACAGAGTTATTGTATTAAATGATAAAATACAATGCATTCAATATTACGATGGAAATCCAGTAATTTTACCAGATGCACAATTTATCCAAAAAGTTGTCAATAGATATATGACTGATAACTCAAGACCAAAATCTTATATAGCAGATTTCGGTGTAAATTCAAATCTTGAGACATTTTTAATTGAATTGCAACCATCTGTTTCATTCGGAACTTATGGTTATTTCGCTGAAAATTTAAGATATATTTATAAATTAGGGCTAGATTATTATATTAATTTAATAAAAGATAAGGAAAATTAAAAATGGTAGGTACTTATAAAGTAGTCACATTATGTGGTAGTACAAAGTTTAAAGATAAATTTTATGAAATACAGAAGGAATTAACACTTAAAGGTCACATAGTGATTTCTGTAGGTTTATTTGGTCATTCTGGTGATAATGAGGTATGGTCAGAAGGAATTAAAGAAATGCTTGACGATATGCATAAACGTAAAATTGATATGGCTGACGAAATATTTGTTATTAATGTAGATGGATATATTGGAAATAGCACTAAATCTGAAATTGAATATGCTAATAATCATGGGAAACAAATAAAATATTTAACATAATATAAGGAAAATAAAAATGAATGATGAAATAGGATTTTATTACGGTATATGTGAAGATACATTAGAGACACAAGCAAGGAATCAAGGATATACGCTTGGAGATAAGGCTGAATCTCTTGAAGGTATTCGTCACGCAATTACTTTGTGTGGGTTTCATGTAGCTACACAAAGTCAAGTTAATACTATGACTAGTAAATTACATAAAAAAGTAATTGCTAGTTTAAGCGAATATACCGAAGGAGAATAAGACTAATGAGTGAAGACGTATTAGATAAATTAAAAAAATGGGTTAAAGATAACTACAAACAATATAATACTGGATGGACATATGAACGGTCAGAAGGTAATTTTTGCGATTGCTTTGATGATGGTTTCGAATCCGCTTTATCATGGGCGGCTTATGATATAGGATGTATACTTGGTATAGAATTAAAACAGCCAGATAATCCAGATGAATCTTAAAAGGAAAATAAAAATAAATTGATAAATATTATAAAAAAAATTCATATGTGCTTTCATAATAACAATAAATCAGAAATAATATGTTATTGTCAAGAACCTTATGGTGAAATTATTTGCAATAATCCTAAATTACATTATAAATGTAATTTTAAAAAAGGTAGACCATGCTATGAATGCAAATATAATACAACAGAGCCAGTTTAAATTAAAGGAGAACAACATGACTAATTATGAAAGAATTAAAGGTATGTCGGATAATTCTTTATCTCTTGAACTAGAATGGTTTTTAGATGGGGCAAGTTGTTATGCCATTTGCAAAGGTTTATGCCCAACAAACAGCGATTCAGAATGCGCGAGACATATTTTAGGATGGCTTAATAAAGAAGCTGAAAAAGATGATTTGACTTAATAAAAGGAGAACAAAATGAGATTAATTGATGCAGATAAAATAATGGAAGTTCTACATAAATTTAAAAGTATTTTAGAATCAGATGGTTATACGGTTGCGGCAGTATTTCTATATGGTTCACAAAATTACGATTTAGACATTTACACTAATGAATATACGTCTGATATTGATGCAAAGGCAATCATAATCCCAAATCTGGATGATTTAGTTTATAATAGCAAACCAATTTCTTTTGTAAAACAAACAGAATTTGGACAAGTTGATGTTAAAGATATTCGTACATATATCGATACTCTAGTAAAAGCTAATCCCGCATATGTCGAAACTCTATATACTGATTATTTTGTAGTTGATGATAAGTTTACTGGTGAGATTTCTAAAATAATGGCATTAAGAGATGACTTAGTGTACGCTCTAAGAGGTCAATTCATGAGGGCAATATACGGCATGATGTGTGAGAAAGATGCCGCACTGTGTCACCCATACCCCGCTACGATGGCTAAGATAGAAAAATGGGGATATGACGGTAAACAATTAAGTCATAATTTCAGACTATTATGCCTTATGCACCAATATTTCATTGAAAAAATTAATTTAAAATTATGTTTTAAACCAACTGGTGATGTTAAAAGTCTTATCATTAAATACAAACTTAATATTCCGTCGTTAGATGATGCTAAATTTCTAAGTTCAGAATTTATAGCTAATGGAAAAATTTTGAGAGAAAAAATCTTATTAGAAATTAACGAATCAACTATTGATTACTCTGTCAAGGACAAAATCATCGTTTTGTCTAGGGATATTATCAAGAAACATATCGAAAAAAACATTATAGATAAAGGCTTATAGGAGATAAAAATGCATATTGTAAGTGTTAAAGTTTCATTTGATAATGAAGAAGATATAAACGATAATGAAGAAAATATAGTTGACAATGGTTTCCATATTATAGATTACCAAAAGAAACAGAATGAAATAATTTGTGTTTATGAGCAGATATAGGGGAAATTATGAGACAATTTAATATGATGATATATTATAAAAATGAAGCTGAATTAGAAAGATACTTATGGAAACTTAATCTTGGAGAGCCGATATTTGTAAAAAAGTTTTATAGTACTACAGAATACATGTATGAATGCTTCTATATTTTATGCTTTAATAGATTTGCAAATATGAGAGATGGCTATTATAAAACTGATTTAGTTGTAATAGAGAATTGTTACAAAAATGAAGATAATTTTAAGGAAATATTAAATTGTGTTATCGAACCATCATTAATCAGTTTTAATTTGCCAATACAATATTTTGGTGGTGATGAATAATTAATAGTTATACTATGAATGAAGTGATGACGGTTGCTAAACAGGCATCACTAGAATTAGAACAATTTCTAAAATCAATTCCAGAAACTATAGCTGTAATTAATGTAGAAAATGATAGAAAATATATGACACCAGATATTGATATGTTGTGGGTTCGTTCTAAGAATGGATTAGTTACTAAAGTAACAACAGTAGAAGTTAAAGGCGATAGATATTATAGGACAGGCAATTATTTTTTTGAAACAATCAGCAATGAAACAAAAAATACTTTAGGCTGTTTTATGTATACTAGCGCAGATTATATTTTCTATTATTTTGTAGACCAAAAAGAATTACATATACTTCCAATGCCAGAAACTAGAGATTGGTTCAATTTAAACATTGATAAATTTAAGACAATATCAACTAGCACATCTATAGATGGTGGTGGATATAATACAGTTGGTAAATTAGTCCCTAGAGAATTAGCTATATCAGAATTAAAAAATATTAAAGTAGTAAAAATACAAGATTATATAAAGGAGTGAAAGCAAATGCAAATATTTATGATGTTAGTGGGGGTTGCAGGTTCTGGAAAATCTACATATACAAGATTACATACAGATTATTCGTCAGCATATAAAGTCCATTCTTCGGATGCTTTAAGAGCAGAATTATATGGAGATGAAAATATACAAGGTGATAATAACGAACTATTCAATGAACTACATAGACGTATTATTTCAGATTTAAGAAACAATAGAAATGTAATCTATGATGCTTGTAACTTATCTTGTAAGCGTAGGATAGCTTTTTTAGAACAAATTAGAAATATATGTTGTTATAAAAAATGCGTAATTATGGCTACCCCTTATGAACAATGTTTAATAAACAACAGTAATAGAGAACGTAGAATACCAGATGAAGCAATTCATAGAATGTATTTAAACTTTAATTTTCCTGCTTATTTTGAGGGTTGGGATAAAATAGATATACATTATAATAATCAAGCTTTAAATTATGATTTAAAGGACTTAAAAGAGTTAAATGATTATGACCAACAAAATCCTAACCACACATTAACCCTTGGTGGTCATATGACAAAATGTTATAACTATTTAATAAATCAAAATGCAAGTTTAGAATTATGTACAGCAGGTGGTTTACATGACATAGGAAAACCTTTTTGTCAAACATTTTTTAATACTAGAGGAGAGCCTAGCGACAGAGCGCATTATTATAATCATCAAAATGTTGGGGCTTATTTAGCAATGTTTTATTTAGCAAACGCTGAATTTAATAAAGATTCTATTATAAATATTTGTACATACATTCAGTATCATATGCAACCATATTTTAATGTTACTGAAAAATCTAAAAATAAATATAGAAAACTATGGGGTCAAGACTTGTATGATGATATATTGTTAATTCATACATCCGATGAGTATGCCCATTGAGGTATTATTATGAGTAAAAGAGATATAATAATAGAATTATTAACTAATTTTTTTATATCTTTGATATTATTAACTGGTGAAAGTCTTATTATTATGTTGTGTTGGAATTATTTTATTCCTAATATGTTTTACTTAGTACATATTACATTCGGACAAGCATTTGTATTTAATATATTAATTAAGACATTATTAGGTAATTTATTTGAATTAGATATTGCCCATTAAATAAAAAAAATAAATTTTCAATTTACTTGACTTCCGTCGGAAATTATACTATAATATATATAGACCCCTAAAAAATAAAAAGACACTAACAGCTATTAAAAAATAAATTACTGTTAATAATTTAAAATGTGTCTTGTTAATATGCAAACGCGGTGTGATGGTCGCATTTATTTAAAATGTCTTTGTGGTAAGACATTAACAGCAATTAAAAAAAATGATGAAAATTTCAATTTCAAGGTGTAGGTTCGAATCCTACCGTTTGCATTAAACACACCTATTAATTTTAGTCACTTACAGCAAAACAATCAAATGATAGCTTTATATTATAAAAAGAGTGGCTAGAATTTAGAGAAGAATGTCTAAATTAAAATTAAAGGGAGAAATGAAAAATGTCTAATTTATTAATTGATGGATTAAAAAAAGAGGAAAACAGAACTTTCACAGAAAATGGTTGTGAAGCAATCAAATCTACTTCAAATTCACTAGTTGATTTATTCGGTTCAATTGGCGCACTTCGTTCTCGTACAGACGGTGAAATTGAAAGACTTTTCAGCATGGCTTTCGCAGAAGATAAGTTGCTTGCAACTAAAATGAGTTTTTATAGCAGAGATATCCGTGAGGGTGGACAAGGTGAACGTAATACCCCTAAAGTAATCTGGAAATTCCTTGCTAAAAACTATCCAGAAATCGTAAAGAAAAACATCGAGAATATTGCATATTTCGGAAGATTTGATGACTTATATTGCCTAGTGGGTACTCCTGTTGAAAAGGATATGTGGAATTTTGTCCAAAAGCAAGTAATTTCAGATATTAAAAACATGAAAGCAAACAAGCCTATTTCTTTATCAGCTAAGTGGCTAAAATCTTGCAATGCAAGTTCCGCAGAAACTATCAAACTTGGCAAATTAACAGCGAAAAATCTAGGTTTGTCTATTCCAGAATATAGACACGTTCTTTCCGCTTTAAGAGCATATATCAATGTTACTGAAATTAATATGTCATCAAATAAGTGGACTGATATTAACTATGAGCAAGTACCATCTAAGGCTATGAACATTTACCGTAAGGCATTTTCTCGTCATGATTTAGATGGTTTTTCTGACTACATGGGTAAAGTCACTAAGGGTGAAGCAAAAATCAATGCATCAACATTGTTCCCATATGATATTACTGAAAAGTATTTGGGTATGGCAATGATGTGGGGTGGAAATCTTCGTAGTTATTCAGACAGCCTTGACCCTGTGTTAGAAGCACAATGGAATGCATTACCTAACTATGTAGAGGGCGAAAATAACATACTAGTTATGGCTGATGTATCTGGTTCTATGAGCGGCAGACCTATGGCAACTTCAATTGGGCTTGCTACTTATTTTGCAGAGAGAAATAAAGGTGCATTCCAAAACCTATTCATGAGTTTCAGCAATAAACCACAACTTGTAGAGTTAAAAGGTGCTTCATTGTACGAAAAGATTGAGAACGTTATTAAGACACATTGGGATAATAACACTAATCTTGAAGCCGCATTCGATAAGGTATTGACTACAGCGTTAAAAAATAACGTACCTTATGAGCAAATGCCTAAAGCAATCATTGTTATTTCTGATATGGAAATTGACGTTTGTTCCGATATGAGACACTGGACTTTCTACGACAAAATGAAAGCCAAATTTAACAGCGCAGGATACGAAATTCCTAACATAGTATTCTGGAATGTTAGTAGCAGACACGACGTATTTCATGCACAATCAGATTATAAGGGTGTACAATTAGCAAGCGGTCAATCAGCAAGTACATTTAAATCAATCCTTGAATGCATGGGTTATTCTCCATATGAAGCAATGGTTAAGGTTTTAAATTCAGAAGCGTATAATAGGGTTACGGTATAAAAATTAACCCTATTATAATATATATAGATTAAAGATGCGTACAGCTATTAAATAAAATATAATGGAATATTTAAAAGCATCTTGTTAATAATTTAATTAGTATAATTAATTTAGAATCCCTTGACTTACAAAACTAATTATACTATAATATATATAGAGAGATAAACCAATAAATAAAAATAAGGGGAAATTTATTTAGTATGAAAATTAAATTTGACAAAAAGAACAAGGTCACAATTGCAGATGGTTATTACAAGGGTAAAAAAATTAGAGCAGTTGCCGTATGTCATCCAGAAGACACTTTCGATGAAGAGTTCGGTAGTGATTTAGTAAAGCGTAAATATAAGATTAAACAGGATTTTATCAAAATGAATCTTCATGAATCTTATATTAAGAAACTATTAACATTTGTTAAATGGATTAACAATGAAGTTGTCTATGAGAATAAGATTGTTGATGCATTGGACATTAAAATTCAAAAAGAAACTGACGATTGCTTAAAATTTACGGAATCAAAATATAATAAATAAGGGGTAAACAAAATGCTTAAAGAAGAACTAGACAATTCTGTTGTAGAAGTTTCAAGTGAGGTACAAGCTAAAGTAGCCATTAAAAGGGATTTCTGCCCACACCGTAGAGTAAGTCATAGAATCTGTAAAGAATGTGGGAAAATGTATCAGCTTACAGATAATGATGCGGTATATTTTATTACGAAATTCGGCAGTTTGCCATTAAGATGTGAATCTTGCAGAACTAAGAATAAACCAATTGTTATTCCAAAAGTAGAAGGCTAACTCTTAAACAGATTATATTATTTTTAATATAAAATTTAATACATAATAAAGTGAGGTAATTAAATTAATATGGCAATGCAATTTAAAAAGGCACAGAGAGAGAATATCTATGTTAAAGTTCTTCTAGGCGGTGTTGCAGGAGCAGGAAAAAGTTACACGGCATTAAGACTTGCAACGGGACTTGCACGAAAGACTGGTGGCGAGGGAGTTGCAGTAATTGATACAGAAAATGGTCGTATCAGATACTACGCTAATGAGTTCTCATTCTCTGATATTCAGTTAGAAGCACCTTATACACCAGAAAAATACATCGAAGCAATTCAAGCCGCAGTTGATGCAGGATTTAAAGTACTTGTAATTGATAGCACATCACATGAGTGGGAATATATCTTAGATGTACATAGTAAGATGAATGGTAATTCATATACGAACTGGGCTAAGTTAACACCTAGAGATGATGCATTCCAAGAAAAAATTCTACAAACTCCAATACATATTATTTCTACTGTAAGAGGTAAAACAGCTTATACGATGGAAGATAAGAATGGTAAACAAGCCCCTAAAAAAGTTGGTGTTGGCTTTAAGCAAAGAGAAGCAGGAGATTTCCAGTATACTGTTGTTTTGAATATTGACCAAGAAACTCATATTCCAAATGTAGAAAAAGACAATACGCATTTATTTGAGGGTAGATATGATGTACTTACAGAAAAAGACGGAGAGAACCTATATGATTGGGCTAATAGTGGTGATGTAGATGCAGTTGTTAAATCAGCTACAGTTACACAGCAAGTAAAAGTAGCTGTAACTCCTAGTGATGAAGTAACTGCCAAAATTGCAGAGATTAGCATGTTGGCTAAACAGTTACAAGATGATGGTATAGGTAGAACTGATATTTCTAATGCCATCAAGGAATATAATCTAGTCAATGGTAAGAAGACTGCAAACTTTAATGTTATTACAGATTTAAGCGTTGCAGAAGAAGTATTAGATGCGTTACAGTGTTTAATTAAGACGGATGAAGGAGAATAATATATGGTAGGTAATGATGCAATTTTCATTGGTAGACTAACAGCAGACCCCGAAATTAAAGAAATTAGCGATACTTTTAAGGTGGCTGACTTTACACTTGCTAGAAATAGATATAGTAAAGATAAAGAACATCCACAAGCAGATTTTATCGATTTCGTAGCAATGAATCAACATGCCGAGTTCTTAGTAAAGTATTTCAAAAAGGGACAAAAGGTTGGAGTTCAAGGCGAACTAAGAAGCAGTACATATACCGATAAAGATGGTAATAAACGCAAAAAGACAGAAGTCATTGTAAACAATTTTGAGTTTATTGATTCTAAGAGCCAAAGCGAAGCAAGCACTTCTTCTGATGAAACTGCTAACGAAGATACAAGCGCTAAAAATGAAACACCAGATGATGACGAACTTCCATTCTAATATAACACAGAAAATTTAATAAATAGAATAAAGCCACAGATGTGATATTTCTGTGGCTTTAATTATAAGGTTGGTGAGTAGTTGGAGAGTATTAACACAGGAGTATTAACAGAAAAGCAACGTGAACTTCCAAGATATTCGTTTAGTAAGATATCTTCATTTTTACATTGTAGATATGGATTCTTTAAGCATTATTTTAATGGAGAAGAGGGCATAAGTCATGGCACTTCCGAGTTCGGTGGATTTTGCCATAATATTTTAGAGAAATTTGAAAAAGGCGAACTAAACGTTTATGATTTATCACAATATTATATTGATAACTATAACAAAGAAATAACATCAGATTTTACATTAAAAATGTCAGAAGACTTTTCAAAGGATTTTGCAGGAGATTATTACGATAGTGGAAAGAAATATTTTGAGAATTTTGAAGGATTTAATGACTTTGAAATACTTGAAGCTGAATATGAATTTGAAGAAGTTATAAATGATTTGTTTATATTTAATGGTAAAATTGATTTAGTCGCGCTTGATAAAAATGGAGATTTAGTAATTATAGACCATAAATCTAAAGCAAGGTTTAAGAGTAAAGCCGAACTAAAAGAATATGCAAGACAATTATACCTATATTCATATGCTACATATAAAAAATACGGTAAATTTCCAAAGCAAATGATGTTTAACAGATTTAGAAAAAATGAATGGACTATTATAGATTTTAAGCAAGAAGACTATGAAGAAGCTTTGAATTGGGCTGTAACTAATGTTGAAGAAATTGAATCAACATTTGACTTCTACCCAAATTGTGGAGACTTCTTTTCCGACAATTTTTGCGCGTTCAGAAATGTATGCCCTATTAAAAATGGTGAAGATATTGAAAGTTAATGATAATTTAACAGGAATAAATTTCGGATTTTTAATAGCAATTAAACAAAATGGAGAAAAACAATATCGTCATTATGTTTCACCGTTGTGGCTATGTAAATGTAAGTTATGCAATAAAGAAATAAACGTATCTGCTCAAAGATTAATTTCTGGAAAATCTAAATCTTGTGGTTGTTTAATGCATACAAGATTATATAGCATATATCATGGGATGAAATGTAGAGTATACGGAACTCATAAATATCATGAATATTATAAAGATATAAATATCTGTCAAGAATGGCTTAATGATTTTATGAATTTCTATAACTGGTCTATAGATAATGGATATCAAGATAATCTAAGTATAGACCGTATAGATGGTAATAAAGATTATTGTCCAGAGAATTGTAGATGGGCAACAAATAAAGAACAACAAAACAATACATCTTATAATATATACGGAGAAATTGATGGCGAAAAATTCACTCCACAACAAATTTCTAAAAAATATAATATATCAATATATACAATATATAGCAGAATAGAAAGAGGATTAAAAAACTGTGAATTAATATCCTCTATCGAACCTAACAAAACAGGTGTAGTTGGTGTATCTTATAATGAAAAATATAATAAATGGAATGCCTATTTAACTTATAATGGAAAACATTATTTTAAATGGTGTGACAATAAAGAAGAAGCTGTAAAGTATAGAAAACAATTTGAATCAGATAGAGATGGTTTTAAGAATGGGGTTGATATAGTTTGACAGATTTGTTTGAGAAAATTCAAGAAGCGAAAGACAAGCTAGGCGATAATGCGGCTTTTATCATTAATAAGGAATTGAATCTCGAACAATGGGATGAAGCAAATTTAAAAGGGTGTTGCCCTTTTCATCATGAATCTACACCTAGTTTTTCTTGGAATACAAAAGAGCATTATTTCCACTGTTTCGGATGTGGTAAGAACTTTGGTATTTTAGATTTATATACTACATTAGAAGGTACTTATAAGAAAGCTTTAAAAAGATTATTTGAAGAACTTGATATGGGCTATGATGTTAAAGATTATGGTCAAAGTGTAAAAGATAGAAAGGATTATTTTAAAGGCTATATTTATCCACGGGAAGAGACAAATACAGATAGGTCACAAGTAGAAGACTATCTGGCAAAGCGTGGTATATCAAAGGCAACGCTTGATTACATGGATGTTAAACAGGATGTTCATGGTAATATAGTATATGAACTTAGAGACTTAGACAATACATTACTAGCAGTTAAATATAGACCATCACATGCTATTAAACATGGAGAAATGAAGATGTGGTGGCAACCAAAAGTATCTATGTGTCCTATCTTATATAATAGTAATAAAGTAGATATTACAAAACCACTTGTAATTACAGAGGGATATCAAGATACTTTAGCTTGTGTTGAAGCGGGATATTCTAATGTATGTTCAATTAACGGTGGTGCAAATGATTTAGGATGGATTGAATTTAACTATGATTTCCTTGAAAATTTTAAAGAAATTATATTATGGTTTGATAATGATTCAGCAGGGCAAGAAGGATTAAAAAATACCATTAATCGTTTGGGTGAATATCGTTGTAAAGTTATTAAGCCAACAGTTGAACAAGAAGATAAAGTCGAAGCATACTATCAAACATTTAGCGAGAATGTATTCATTAGAAAAACAGATGCAAATAATATTTTATTAAGTTGTGGTAAAGGTGACATACTCCAATTAATTAATAACGCAGAAGAAGTTCCTCTTGAAAATATCGTAGACCTAACAACAGTAGAAGAATTTGATATTGAAAAGACCCATTACTTATCAACAGGACTACGTGATTTAGATTCTAAGATTTATGGCTACATAGATGGTACGATGAATATTTGGACGGCTTACAGTGGTGTAGGAAAGACCACACTAATTGCACAATCTTGTGTGCTTGATGCAGTAGATAAAGGAGAATCAGTATTCTGGTTTAATGCAGAAAGCACTACATCACAGATGTTAAATTGGATACTATCACAGGCGGCAGGAAGAGACCACGTTATAGAGTTCACTAATCCTAACGGATTTAAGTATTATAAGCCTACTACACAGGCAGTTGAGAAGATTAAAGAGACCTACAAGAACAGAATGTTTGTATACGATAATTTATTACTAACAAGCCCATTAGATGTTTTTAGCAGAATGAAAGATATGTATAAGAAAAGAGGTACAAGAGTATTTGTTTTAGACAATTGGTTGTGTCTAAATTTTAAGGGTATTGCTGATGCAGATTTGACGGCTGTTCAAGTAGAATTTATGAATGAATTGATTCACTTTGCAAAGAGAAATAGTTGCACAATTCACTTAGTAGCACATCCAAGAAAACCACAAGTTGGAACACCTTTAAATGAGTATGATATCTTAGGAACTTCTAATATTGTAAATATGGCTGATAGAATTTACGGGCTAGAACAGACATATGATAAAAAATTATTACAAGAAAACTTTGATAGACAATTCACAGTATTTAAAGACAGAACATTAGGGGAAAAGGGCTATCGTATGGGGCTAAGATACGATAAAGCTACCCGTAGATTATATGGTAGTAGTGATGATATTTATAAGAAATATAATTGGGATAATGGCTCAATTAAATACTCTTCCACTAAATTTGGTAGCAATGGGATACTAGTTGGGAGAAGAAAATTAGAATGCGATAATTTAAATGAAAGTGAATGCGGTGAATATTAAAAATAAATGGTTAGGGTTGATTTAACTAATAAAGTTTTTGGTAAATTATTGGTTATCAGTAAATATGATGTAGTAGGTAATGGGGAAACTAGGTGGTTATGTCATTGTGATTGTGGAAACGATATTATAGTTAGAGGTTCTAATTTAAAGAAAATGAATACACAATCTTGTGGATGTTTACATAAAGAAATGACTTCTAAAGCAAAACGAAAATATAATAAATATGATTTAACTAATGAATATGGAATAGGATGGACTACAAATACTGATAAAAACTTTTATTTTGATTTAGTTGATTATGATAAAATCAAAGACTTTACATGGCTAGAAAATGACCAAAATTATATTATAAGTAGTCAAAAAAATGAACATAATTCTTCTTATCGTTTACATCGAGTTATATTAGATATTAATGATTCTAATATAATAATTGACCATAAAAATACAAATAAAAATGATAACAGAAGGAATAATTTACGTTTAGCTAATAAATCAACTAATGGTATAAATAGAGGAATAAATAGCAATAACACTAGTGGATATAAAGGTATAGCGCAAATTGGTAATCAATATATAGCAAGGATTATGTATAATTACAAAAATATTAATATAGGAAGTTTTGATACTATAGAAAAAGCAATTAAGGCAAGAAAAGATAAAGAAATTGAACTGTTCGGAGAATTTAATTATAAAGGAGATGATTCTATTGAAAGATAATTATGTAGTTTATCACTCGCATTCAGATTATTCTTTATTGGATAGCTGTACTAAATTTACTGATTATGTGGACAGATGTGTTCAGTTGGGGCAAAAGGCAATTGCTTCTACTGAACATGGTTAAGGTAATATCTACAATTGGGTTGCCAAAAAGATGTACTGTGAAAAGAATGGAATTAAATATATTCATGGTTGTGAAGTGTATTTAACTGAAAAATTATTTCATGATAACTTTGATAGCACTAATGAAGATGAACCATATAAAGTTAGAGATAATTATCACACAGTTTTATTAGCAAAGAACTTTGAGGGATTAAAGGAACTAAATACTTTAGTTGGACTAGCTACTCAACCAGACCATTTTTACTATAAACCAAGATTAACTTTTGATGAATTTTTAGGTGTATCTGATAATATCGTAAAAATTTCAGCATGTTTAGCTTCTCCATTAAATAAGTTAATGAATACCATAACCCCAATTAAAGAAAAAATAGAATCGTTACAAAGCCAACTTCTTGAAGCCAAAGAAGAAGACCCTAATTTTGACGGATTAAAAATAAGAAATGAAATTCTTTTCAACCAGTCTCAAATAGATGAGACTAAAGATTACTTTGATAAACTGTTAAAACATTATGATTATTATGAAATTCAGTACCATAATACAGAAGACCAGATTAGTTTTAACAAGAGCCTATATGACTTATCAAAGAAATATAATAAGCCATTAATAGCAGGAACAGATACACATAGTTTAAATAGCTATAAAGCAGAATGCCGTAGTATATTACAGAAATCTAAAAAAATTGAGTTTAGCAATGAAGACGATTATGATTTAACATATAAGACATATGATGAACTTGTACATAGCTTTATAGTGCAAAACTCATTACCAATGGATATAATATTAGAAGCAATAGAAAATACAAATGTTATGGCAAGTACTATAGAACAAATTGTACTGGATGCATCAATAAAATATCCTAGAATGTACGATAATGATGAAGAAGTATTTATTAAGCGTATCGATAAAATGTTTAAAGAAAAACTTAAAAATGGCATAATCCCAATGAGCCAAAAAGAAAAGTTTGAAATAAATATTCAAGAAGAAATAAGGGTATTTAAAAAGGTTGATATGTTAGGGTTTATGCTTTCAATGTCAGAAATTCTTTGTTGGTGTAAAGAGAACGGTATCCCTATTGGGTTCAGCAGAGGAAGTTGTGGCGGTAGCTGTGTCGCATATGTTACCGATGTAACTGATTTAAATCCTATTAGATGGAAAACTGTATTTTCTAGGTTTTGTAATGAAGACCGTAAGGAAATCGGAGATATCGATATTGATGTGTTTAAAGATGATAGGGCTAAGATATACGAACATATCATTACTCATTTTGGACAGCCAAAGACAGCATTTGTTTTAGCAATGGGAACTATATCAGACAAAGGTACAATTGATGATATAGGGAGAGCGTTAGACTTCTTATGGTGTAAGGCTAATCCACAGTTAAATAAAAGTGAAAGCCCATATAATTTAGCAATTATGAAAACGATAAAAACAGAATACGAAGCTAACGCTGATAAATGCAGAGAAAAGTATCCTAAGATATTTTATTACTTTGAAGGAATGTTAGGAACTATTATATCTCAAAGCCAACATCCAGCAGGAATTGTAATTTCTCCAATTACATTAGCTGATAATTATGGTACTTTCGTAAATGATGGGAATGTAATTATGCAGTTAGATATGGAATGCGTTCATGAAACTGGACTTGCTAAATATGATATTTTAGGATTAAAGAATGTCGGTATCATTAAAAAGACTTATGAATATATTGGTGAAAAATATCCGTTATCATATCAGATTGATTGGAATGATGAAAACGTATGGGCTGATATGAAAAAATCTAATACTGCAATATTTCAATTTGAATCTGCTTTTGCATTTAATACATTAAAGAAATTTGATGCAAAATCTATTGAGGATATGTCACTTGTTACGGCTATGATTCGTCCATCTGGTGCATCGTACAGAGATAGTCTAAGTAAACATATAATTAACCATAATCCATCACCAATTATCGATAAATTGTTAGAGGACAATCTAGGTTATCTGGTCTATCAAGAAGATGTAATTAAATTCTTAACTGATATTTGTGGACTATCTGGTAGTGAAGCTGATAATACCCGTCGTGCCATTGGTCGTAAGGATGCTGATAGATTACAGAAAGCGCTACCAAACATCTTAGAGGGTTATTGCAAGGTCTCTGATAAGCCTAGAGAGATATCAGAAGAAGAAGCAAAGATATTCCTAAAGATAATCGAAGATGCAAGTTCATATATGTTTGGACTTAACCATAGTATCGCATATTGCATGTTAGGATATCTATGTGCATACTTACGTTATTATCACCCTTATGAGTTTTTAACTGCATTTTTAAATTGTTCTGAAACAGAAGAAGACATTTCAAATGGGACAGAATTGTCTAAATTATTAAAGATAGAGATTGTTGAGCCTAAATTTAGATATGGTAAATCTGAATACTCATTTGACATAAGCACTAAATCAATTTATAAAGGTATGCAATCAATTAAGTTTTTAAATAAAAATTGTGCTGATGATTTGTATAGTTTAAGAAATAATACATATAATACCTTTACTGATTTATTGTATGATATTAGAGATATCCAAATTAATTCAAGACAGCTTGAAATTCTAATTAAATTAGATTTCTTTGAAGAGTTTGGAAATTCTATGAAATTACTTAGAATTGTTGATATGTTTGACTTCTTTAAACAGGGAAATTCTAAAACAATTAGCAAGACTAAACTCGAAAGTAAACAAACTCTATATAATATTGTACTACGAAACTCAACAGAAAGCGAGAAATCTTTTACAAAATTGAATGTGAGAAATATATTGCAGGAATGCGACGACTTTTTAAACTGTCAAACTATACAAGATTTTTCATACAAAGACAAAATTTTAACACAATTGGAGTTTCTAGGCTATATTAATCTATGTTCACACTCACAGGAAGAAAAAGAACGTAGAAAACTAGTTGTATTAGAAATTAGACCTATTATAGATAGGTTTAGCAAAGTTCCTAACAAAGTATGGAAATATAGTCTTAGAACACAATCAATTGGTTCTGGAAAGCATGGAGCGTTTTATATGGCATCGGAATTATATGAAGAAAGCCCAATTGAAAAATATGATATAATCTTTGCAGAGCATGTGTTTCAGAATAAAGGATATTGGAATATAGGCAGTTTTCATCACATATAAAAAATAAATTCTAATTAAATAAATATCCTAATTACTTGACAAACACTGTAAATTATACTATAATATATATAGGAGTTAAAAAAAATATGGAAAATATATCTGGTAGAAAAGTAAAAATCAAAACGGACAAAATCCTCGAAAGAGGTAAATACTCTGACAAATTTACAAAGTTTATTACAGAAAACAAAAATAATACCTTTACGGCTAAGTTGGACGTTGATAATTTTTATACATTTATGTATATACTAGAAGAAGATGAATCAACTCCACAATGGTTATTTTGGATAGATGACCTAGACTTAGTTGACAAAGGATAACTAAGGAGCGTGATTTTGTGCAAAGGACTAGCGCGATATGCCTTTCATTAGCACTCATGTTATCAATATCATTAATGAGTGATAGAATAGACTTTCAAGTGAAAGCTACAGAAACGCCAATTCATAAATACAAAATAGAGAATTGTATTGGTAAAATAGAGAACACTAGCGAACCAACAGTCTTTAACGAGATTAGTTTAATCACTAAAGAAAAAGTTAGTGATATGAAAATTAAATCAATATATACACCGCCGCCTAAAGAAATTTCTAAAAAGGTTTATAACTATACTGACGATGATTTGTTTTGTATGGCGGCAGGTATATATAATGAACACGGTGGAAATAATGCCACAGATATTCAAAGAATACTCGATGGCAATGTTATTATAAATAGAGTAAAAAGTGGCAAGTTTGCTAACACCATCCGTGGAGTTTTAGAATCAGAAGGTCAATATGCAGGGTTTGAAAATGGTGTAAAATTCCCTAGCAGAGCAAAAAATGCTTGTGAACAAGAAGCTGTTAAGAGGGCTTATGCAATTGCTAAAAGAGTTTTAGAAGGTGAAACTCTTTGTCCTTCCAATGTTGTATATCAGTCAGAGTATAGGCATTTAGGTAAACTATGGAAACAAATTGGTAATACATATTATAGTACTATGTGATAGTAATATAAGGAGAAACTATTTGAAAACTGAAATTAATGAAATTTATGGCAGTTGGAAAACTGTTAAGAATTGTTGTAGAACAACTGTAAATAAAGATTTTACAGAGAACGAACCTTCTCAAAAATTTAAAGAAGACCTTCTAATTTCAGAGCATAGCCCAATTAGAATCATTAATATTTTATGGGTTTGGAAAAATATTAAATATTGGGTTAGTACAGAGTGGTCACGACATAAATGGGAAAAATTCATTGGAACACAGCGAACTGATAGAACTGGCGAAGATAGAGATAAAAAACCACAAGATAGTTTAGTTGATTTTAATGGGTTCGCTAACCCACAAAATTTAATTGACACAGAACGTAAAAGATTATGTTATCAAGCCGCTGATGAAGCTAGAAAACTTGCGGAAGATTTGAAGTATACAATACATAAACCAGAACCAGAAATAGCAAATGTTCTTGTTCCAAACTGCATTTATCGTTGTGGGTGTCCAGAATTTAAACCATGTAACTTTTGGGAAAAATTTACAGAAACTCACAAAGATATTAATATGTTAGATATCAGAGAAAGATATGCGGCATATAATGATGATTTTTACAAGAGACTATCTAAAAAAGAGGGGGAATAAATTGAATAAAACGATTATAATCATCAACGGTTCTGGCTCATGGGGAAAGGATACTTTCGTACATTTAGTAAAGAAGAACTGTAAATATCAAGTAATGAATTATTCATCTGTTAACAAAGTAAAGATGATTGCTAAAATAGGTGGATGGGATGGCGGTAAAACAGAAAAAGATAGAAAATTATTAAGCGATTTAAAACTATTATTTTCAGATTATAATGATATGCCTTATAAAGATGTTGTAGAAGTAATCGATATATTCAAAGGGAATAATTGTCCATTTCTGTTCATACACGTTCGTGAACCAGACGAAATCCAAAGATTTGTAAATGATTTTGGGGCAAAAACATTATTAATTACTAATAACAATATAAAGCGGATTGAATCAAATATGGCTGATGCAAATGTATTAAATTTTGCATATGACTATACTATAAATAATAATGATACGATTGAAGATTTAGAACAAGAAGCAATTAAATTTATAAAGGAGATTGGTGAAAATAAATAAGATAAAAGTTGGAGTAGATTATGATTGTGTCTTATTCGATTCGACATTCGCATTCATAAGTTTATTTAATGAATACACAGGGTTACACTATACAATGGAAGATATTACTGAATGGGATATGAGAAATATATTTCCAAAAGAGTATAAAAGACTTGTAGAAGATTTGTGGGTAAACCCTAAACTTTGGGAGCGTGTACAACCGTTATATGAATCTCAATTATATATGAAAAAATTGAGTAAAGATAATGATATAGATTTGTATTTGATAACGGATACAGCCCCAACAATACTAGAGACTAAAATTAACATATTTAAAAAAGAGTATCCATTTATAAATCTTCATAAGCATTTATTTGTTTGCGGAAATAAGCAAATGGTTGATGTAGATATCATGGTAGATGATGCTGTACATAATTTAGTTGACGGAAAATACAAAAAGATATTATTAAAATATCCGTGGAATCAAGGATTTGATGTTAATAAATATCAGATTGACCTTGCAGGTGATTGGGCTGATGTTTATAAATATATTCAAGAATATAAATCATGTATAGGGGGAACGAATATTGACAGTTGAACAATGGTTAGGCGAAAATAATACACTTGGGATTGATATTTGTACAGGAAAATATATGCAAACATTAAATGGTAAAAAAGAAACATTTGATGAAATGATTAACAGGATTTCTAATGGTAATGAATCTATTAAAAATATGATTTTAAAAAAGAAATTTATTTATGGTGGTCGTACTATGACTAACTATAATACTGGAAGAAATGCAAGCACATCAAATTGTTATTCTAGTGGATATGCGCCAGATAGTGTTTCTGAAATAATGGATTTAGCAAAGAATCTTGCTATTACATATAAAACGCAAGGTGGTCAAGGATTATCATTATCAAAAATTAGACCAAAAGGGTCTTCCACAAGTGGTGGCTATGAATCAGATGGTATAATCCCTTTTATGAGAATTTTTGACAGAGTTACAGAAAGTATTTCACAAGGCGGTTCTCGTAAAGGTGCATTAATGATGTCTCTTGATGCATGGCATAAAGAAGCAGAGACTTTTATTACTGTTAAAAGTAAGACAGGAGAAATTGAAAAGGCGAATTTATCACTTGAAATAGATAATGAATTTATGGATATGGTAAAACATTTTTACTTGACTGGTGAAAAATTAATTAAACATATTACCTTTAAATACGACAGTGGGGAAATTAAATATGATGTTTGCCCAATAGATGTATATAAATCAATGTGTTTAAATGCTTTTGATTGGGCAGAGCCAGGAATCATATTTACAAATGAATTTAGAAATCATAATATTATGGAATTTGTTGATGATTATAAAGTAGTTACTGGTAATCCATGTGGGGAACAGCCACTTCCAAAAAATGGGGCTTGTAATTTAGGGTCAATGAATCTATCAGAATATGTTATTAACCCATATACAGAAAATGCTGAATTTGATTTAAATTCTTTCAAAAATGATGTTGGAATTGCTATTACAGCTTTAGATGAAGTTTTAGACTATGGATTCAAGTATCATGCATTACAAGAACAAAGAGATATGGCTATAAACTATAGAAATACTGGATTAGGGGTTATGGGTGTTGCTTCAATGTTCTTAAAAATGGGTATTACATACGGAGATGAACAATCATTAAAACTTATAGATAGTATTTTGTACGAAATGTTTAGAAGCGCGGTTATTTCTTCATCAGATAATGCAGTTTCTAAAGGCTCATTTCCAAAATATACAGAATTAGTTTGGAAATCAAAAATCATTAAAGAACATTTTACGGATGATGAAATTGAAGAATTAAAATTATATGGGTTACGCAATTGTTCTTTATTATCAATTGCACCATCTGGTAGCATTGGTACAATGTTAAATGTTAGTACTGGATGTGAACCTATATTTAGAATGTCTTATAAACGTAAAACAGAAACACTGCATAAAAATCAAGATGTTTATTATGATGTATTTATTGACGAAGCAACAGAGTATATGAAAAAATATGATACAAAAACATTACCAGAATATTTTGTATCATCAGATATGATTCCTTGGAAAAATAGAATTGATATGCAATCAACAATGCAAAAACATATCGATACAGCTATTAGTTCTACTTTAAACTTACCTAAAGAATCAACATTAGATGATATAGAGAAAGTTTATTTATATGGTTGGGAACAAAAGCTTAAAGGAATGACAATTTATGTTGATGGATGCAAACGTACTGGAATATTAACTTCTATAGATGACAATAAAGATAAAAAAGTACTGACAGAATTAAAACGTGGAGATATCTTATTAATAAATAATGATGAGATTGGTAAGAAACGTAGATTAATTACTGGTTGTGGTAGTTTACATTGTACAGCATGGTTTGACCCTGTGACTGGTGATTTACTTGAAACGTTCTTTGATAAAGGTTCGAGTGGCGGTTGTAATAATTTCATGATTGGATTGTCTCGTACAATTTCATTGTGCGCTAGGTTGGGCGGAAATATTTATACCATCGTAGACCAATTAAATAGTAGTGGACTTTGTTCGTCATATACCAATAGAACGGTATTAAAACATGATACATCAAAAGGCGCTTGCTGTCCAATGGCTATTGGAAATGCATTAATTGATATGTATAAAGAAGTCAGAAGCGAATTAGGATTAGATGATGAAGATGATGATGAAGAAGACGATGAGACAGAAGAAGAAATTAAACCAAAAAAGATTACCATTCCACAAGTTATTAAACAACCTACTAAAATAATTGATTCTTGCATTGTGGCTGACCCTAAAGAGCAACTAATAAAAACTGGTATTTGTCCTCAATGTGCCGAGCCATTAATATTTGAAGGTGGATGTAATTTATGTAAGTCATGTGGATGGAGTAGATGTAGTTGAAAAGCGAAGTGAATTGTGAATGTGAAATATGTAATAAAAAATTTCATAGAAAACCATCACGTATATCTAAACATAATTATTGTTCAAGGAAATGTATGGGAATAGATAAAAAAGAAACATTTAAAGGTAAAAATAATCCACAATATGGGTTAAAAGGAAATCTAAATACATCATGGAAATCTGATAAACGAATTAGTCATGGGTATAAACTTATTAGATGTCCTAATCATCCATTTAAGAATGATGATGATTTTGTTTTTGAGCATAGATTAGTTGCAGAAAAATATTTATTAAATAAAGAAAATAGTGTAGAAATTAATGGCATTAAGTATCTATTACCAAAATATGAAGTTCATCATAAAGATTTCAATAAATTAAATAATGATGTAAATAATTTATTAGTATTAACAAAGTCAGAACATAGGAGACTACATAATTTAATTAATCCAAGAAAACGAGATATCAATAACGCTAGATTTATAAAAAATGATATATAATAAAGGAGATTTTAATATGAGTGAAATTAAAGTTTATTTTTCAAAAGTAAAAAGTGATGGGGTTATACCAAATAAAGATATAGAAAATGCAGGATATGATATATATGCAAATTTTACACAAGAATATTTAGTAATAAATCCTCATACAACAGTCATGATTGAAACAGGAATCGCATCTGCATTTTCAGATGAATATGTTATGATTTTAAAAGAACGTGGTTCAACTGGTACAAAAGGTATTGCACAACGTTGTGGAGTAATTGATTCTGGATTTAGAAACGAATGGAAAGTTCCTATTACTAATACCACAAATAATTTTATTATTATTCTAAAATTTAAAGAAGACGAAAAAGAAAAGAATGAACAAATAGAATCAATAAAATTAAAGTTTGGAAATGATGTAATAATTTATCCATATAAAAAAGCTATTACCCAATCGTTACTACTACCAGTACCTAAAACAAATATTGAAGAACTTCCATATGAAGATTTAAAAAAGATTGAATCAAAACGTGGTATGGGAATGTTAGGTAGTAGCGGTAAATAAATAATATTAAAAGGGTAAGCTTTTGTTAGCTTGCCCTTTTTAGGATGGAGTATAAAATGATATATACAAGTTATTTTTCTAATATAAAGAATCTTACACCAAACATTATTCCAATTGCAATTTGTGGTAAAAGTCCTAAAGGATGGGATGGATTAGAATATAAGAAACTTGCTCCTAAATATAAATTCTTTATGGAGTGGAAAGAAAATCATGATAATGATTTTTACATAGAACATTTCCAATCAGAAGTATTAGATAAACTAGATTATAAAAAAGTACTTAAAGATTTAGCAGATTTGATGAAAAATACTTCATATTACAATATGAATATCCATGATAGTATCGCCCTTATTTGTTACGAAAAACCAGAAGATTTTTGCCATCGTCATCTAGTAGCCGATTGGCTTAATTCTTATGGATATAATATAAAAGAATTTAATTCCTAATTTACTTGACAAAACAATTAAAATATACTATAATATATATAGGGAATAAATAAAGGAGTACACAAATGAATATTTTATTAGAACAAATAAAACAAAATCCTTTTTATATATTTATCTTTTTATATTGGATAAATCTATTATTGGATTATTCACTTCAAAGTGAATTTTTAGCAACTTATAAGGCAAAGAGTAATTATATACTATTTGTCCATTCTGCAATTTGGGGTATCGGTATTACATTTGGTCTTATGATTTTTGGATTCGCATATATCCCATTAAAACTAGCATTCTTAGTATTTGGTCATATGTTAATTGATGCATGGAAATGTAGAGGATGGTATAAGAAACTTAATATTTCAGATTGGCATTCACTTTACATTGACCAGAGTTTACACATTGTACAAATATTAGTTTGTATGATATTCTAAAGGAGACATTACAATGGAATATAAAATTATTAAAATTGGAGATACCATTATAAATAAAAAGTCAAAAGTTAAATATCAAATTACTCATCAAGTTAATGTTAATACATTTAGTATGGATAATTTGAAATATTTAGGTATGATAGACTATATTAATGAAAATACGGCTGATGATTACGAATTAGTTAAATCAGTTTAGAAAGGACAAAATGAAAATTAAAGAAATAAAATATAATTTATTCAATCTTCCAAATGAATATTATCTAGCACATTGTATTTCTGCTGATTATGAACTAGGGGCAGGAATAGCGGTTGAGTTCCAAAAAAGATTTCATCTAAGACAATACCTACATCAAAATGGTAAGCGTACATATCCAGATTGTATTCTAGTAAATAAAGTATTTAATTTGGTAACAAAATCTAAGTATTGGAATAAGCCTACATATGAATCGCTGACTAAATCATTAGAAATGATGAGAGATATTATTATTGAAAAGAAGATTGAAAAAATAGCGATTTACAAGTTAGGTTGCACAAGAGACAGGCTTCAATGGGGAATGGTTAGGCAGATTATCGAAGATGTGTTTAAAGATACGGATTGTAAAATTTTAGTATGTAAATTATAAGGAGAATAAATTAATGAAATGTTTTTATCATAATGATATGGATGGTATTTGTGCGGCATCAGTTGTTTTAAATTACGAAGAGAAACATGGGTATGCGTTTTCTAAAAAAGATTTCTTTGAAGTTGATTATACTAAACCATTACCAGATGTTGTATCTAATAATGAAAAGGTATACATAGTAGACTATTCTTTCACAGAACCAACTTTAGACCAATTCCAAAATATACTAAATAGAACTACTAATATAGTGTGGTGTGACCACCATATATCTTCACTAAAGTTAATTAAAAAATATAAAAATTTACATAATATCAAAGGTTTAATCCAAGATAAGATATCTGGTGCGGCATTAACTTATATGTTTTTATATAACGTAAGTTTCGAAGAATGTCCCATGTATATTAAATTAGTTTCTGATTATGATTGTTGGATTTATAAATATGGAGATATGACCACATATTTCAAGTTAGGGATTGAAAGCCTTAATATGACACCATCTAATCCAATATGGGATAGGTTATTATCAGAAGATAAATTTGGACACACAAATATTTTGGACGATATTATTCACGATGGAAATATTATCAAAAAATATATAGATTCGGATAATGAATATTATTTATCTAATTTTGGATATGAATCAGAACTAGCAGGATATAAATGCTATGTTATAAATAAAAAATCAAATAGTTGGATTTTTGGAGATAAGATTAATCAATATCCATTTGTGGTTGTTTATGTTTTTGATGGCACACAGTACACCTATTCCTTATTCTCAACAGATAAGACAGTCGATTGTAGTAAAGTTGCTGAATCTTTTGGTGGTGGTGGACATTTTTCAGCCGCAGGATTTACTAGTAAAAAATTATTATTGAAAGAGTGTAATAATGAAAGATAAATTAACAATTGGTAAAAATGAATTATCTATAGACTATGATTTTAGCAAAATATTAAAGGCTTTGGATGAACTTAAAGAAGATTATGAAGAAGACGAATTTGTAGAACTTGGGTATAGGGAATTTGATGATTTATCAAGAATATATTTAACTCAATCAGAGTATATTGAAAACATAGATAAAGTCATAGCTAAAGTCAATAAATTACAAAATGTTAATATGGTAGACTTTATCTCAACTTTCCCTAAAAAGAAAAATGGTACGTTTAATAGAAAAAGTAAAATAGTAGTTATTGATTGTGACAATTCTTATTTTAATGGTGATTATTGCGGCAGATGGGATTATCGTTCTCTTAAAATTATAGCAATTGATGATACTCATTTGGAATGTAATTTATTTGATGCAACTATGCAAGAAAGTGGCTTTTAAGAAAGAGGGAATTTAATGGCTAATACATTAGTAGTTAATCTAATAGCAAGCCCATCATCTGGTAAAAGCACTATCATGGCAGATGTGTTTGCACACCTTAAATGGCTCGGAGTTAGCTGTGAACTTGTAACAGAGTTCGCTAAAGACTTAGTATGGGAAGACAGGCAAGAGACCTTTAAGGATGAACTATACATATTCGCTAAACAGAACCATAGATTATTTAGGGTAAATGGCAAAGTAGATGTTATTGTAACTGATAGACCTTTAATTCTTACTGTACTTTATAATAACAAATACGGTAAGAAGTCAAGAACATTAGATAATTTAGTTATCGATGAATTATCTCAATATAACAATCTTAATTACTTTATCAATCGCAAAAAAGTATATGACACAAATGGTAGGAATCAAACAGAACAAGAATCTGATGAAATAGCTGTTGAATTAGTTGATATTTTAAATAAATATAATATAGAATATACAGCAATTGATGGGGTTCAAAGTTCAGTAAATGCAATTGTCTTAGATATTTTAACAGCTATAGCGGAGAATAAATGATTACTATATGTTTTACAGGGCATAGACCTAATAAACTCGGTGGTTATAATTGGGATATACCTAAAAATCAAGATGTTATTCTTGCTATTACAACAACCGTAACAAAAATAATTAAAGAAAATGAAGGAGAAGAATTTCACTTCATTTGTGGTGGGGCGCTAGGTGTTGACCAAATGGCATTTTATGTTTGTAATAAATTAAAGAGTTCCTATAAAAATATTATAACTGAAATTGCAGTCCCATTTAAAAGACAATATATCCTATGGAATAAGCAAGATTTTCAAAAATGGAGAACGCAACTATATCAAGCAGATATCCTTACCCTTGTTGATAGGATAGAAGGATACAAAGTCGATGGTCAAAAAGAAGATATTTATTATATTGAAAAAATGCAAAAGCGTAATGAATATATGGTAAATAAATCAGATATTGTTATTGCTGTTTGGGATGGGACTAAAGGCGGTACTGGAAAATGTGTAAAATACGCTAAAGGTATGAACAAAAATATTGTGATTATTAATCCGAAGGAATTGAAAAATGAAATTTAAAATATTAAATGCAGGATTTAACGTTGGCACTTATGAAAGACCATTTCATGATTATTTAGGCGCTGAAATACAAACTTACCATAAAATACCTTTTATTAATAAATATATAAAAGGTAGTACATTGATTATTAAGCTTATATTTAATGATACTGGTAAATATAATTGTATTGAAAAAAGTCTACAATATTTAGCTAATAAAAATAAGGAAGAAATAATGAAAGATATTATTGATAGAGTTAGAGCAGAATATAGTATATCTGATGCAGATATGATAAGAACAAACGAAATTAATAAAATTAACAATAGTTTAAAAGATTTAATTGGTACAGAATTTGAATTTGAATTATAAGGAGTAACAAAAATGTTTTGGAACAAAAATAAAACACAACCAGTAATTAAGCAAAATATTTGTTCAGTAGACCAGAATTTACCAGAGTGTAATTTAATTGAGCAAATTAGAACATTACAAAAGCAAAAATCTGAATTAAGCATCAATGTACCGAAGCCAGATAAGGATGCCTATAACCTTAACTATGGTCTCGATTATGGTTATGGTCTTGGTAGAAGTATTTATGAATTAATTGATGCGTATAATCATGATGGATTAATTAAATTCCGAAAATATATTGATGAAGTCATTAAATATACAGAAGAAGAAGGAAGAGTAGATAAAGAAGAAAATGATATAAATAAAAAAATTATTGAACTCAAATCTAAACTTGGCATTAGATGACCGTATCAGCTTACGTAATTTCAGACTTAAAACTATACTCCGAATCCCTACAAACGGCTTGTGAGGTCACACAGATAAAACTAGAGGTACTGTAGGCTGTCTGTGAAATCAAATTCGTATTTCATTCACAGTTTAGGTCTACATGTTGTGGTTGTCGTTAGGTGACACCACTATATATTGTGGTCAGTCTTAATGAGAGGGGGTGAATAATTTGAATTATGACGATATTAGCAAAGAAGATTATAGACAGAAAAATATTGATAATGTTGCTAGAGAATTACAAAATATTGGTGTAGATATTATGATGCATCCAGAAGAAAGTTATAGACCAGTAAATGAAGTAATGGTTGATGTAGCAAGGGCTTTACAAGCAATAAGAGAAAAAGAATCAGAAAATATTTTTCCAGATTATACTCATTATAAAATGGTTAAAGAATCAGTCATGAGAAGTATATTAGGTATAAGAATGAGAAATGAAATATAAAAAGGAGATAAAATATGGATAATGTAAATAAACCTCAAATGTTTACTGGTGAGTTAGGTGCTTTAAAACCAAAGGTAGATACAAGAGATTATAAACTAAGCGTTGCAAAAACCGTAGTATTTCCTAAAACATATACGATTGGGCAACCGAACGAGGATAAAGACCAAAGTAATATAAATTCATGTGTTCCTCATATGGGTGGATATGTAAGAGAAAAACTGTATTTGATTAGAAACGGTGTGTTTAAGAGATTTTCAGTTGGGTTTTTATATGCTAATAGACCAGACCTTACTATGCAAGGAATGTATCTAAGAGATATGTTTAAAACGCTACAAACTGTTGGGGATGTTTTCAATGAAGACTTTGATTATAATCTTGAAGTTCCAGAACTTACCGATAAATTACAAGAAGTTGGAGTGGATAAGTTAAATGCTTTAGCTTCTTCTAATAAAATTCTTACATATTTCCAAGTTACTACACCAGATGAAATTAAATCGGCAATCATGAACTATGGGTATGTAGGCATCGGTGTCCCGTGGTATAATGACAATGGATTTAGTGTGATAATAAATGCAGATGGTTCTGTACAAGCGGTTATTGAAAAAGGTTCTGATTTAGCAGGGAATCACGCATTAACAATTTACGGATGGAATGAAACTGGTTGGTTAATTTCTAATAGTTGGGGTCTTAACTGGGGTGTAAAAGACCAAGCTATATTACCTTATACTTACCCAATTGATGAAGCATGGGGTTCTACTGGTGAGCCAAAGGAAGATATTATTGTGCCAGTCACGAATGGCTTTATGAACTTTATTCTAAAAATTGCTAATTGGTTCATTAATCTTTTTAAAAAGAAATAAGGAGAAATAAATGGCTACTAAAACAGAAATCAAAGCGCTATTAAAATCCATGAATCTTACAGAAGAAGATATGGATAATTATTGGAATGAATTGATTGAGACTAATTGGAAAATTAAATCATTAAATGATTCATTTAAAACATGGCGAGATATGAACACTTATATTATAGCACAGTTACCTACTCAAAAACAAAAAGATATCGAAAGCGCAGAACTTAAAGCAAAAGAAGAAGCAGAAAAAGCCAAAGCTAAATTAGCTAAAGAACAAGAAGAAGAATATTATGATACCCACTTTGAAGAAATTATGATTAAAAAAATTACCAATAAAGAAAAACTCACAGAAAGAGAAATTAGTAATTTAGTTGATTATGAGGTTGAAAGAGAAGAGGGGGATGATAGACGTTGGTCTCGTTCTGTAACATCATATATTCAACTTTTAGATAAGTATTTTTGCGTTGAATGGGAATGTGGACTTACAGAATGTCAAGAAAATGAATATTATTCTCAGCCTTATGAAGTTAAAAAGAATGAATACGAAAAAATTATTCCAGAACATAAAGTCATCGTAAAAGAATGGGTAACGGTAAAATGAGTGTAGATTATTATAGCTGTGATTCTTGTGGTGAATCAAGATATGAAGAAGCTGTTGCTCACTGTAATTCTTGCGGAAGAGATATATGTGATGAATGTGTTGTACATGATAATGAAAAAGATAATGATTATGAAGGATACTTCCCATCATATATGATGGATGAGATTGGATTAAAGAAGGAATATTGTCCATTTTGTTCTGGAATAACTATAGATGAAACTGAACTTTTAGATTATATTATTAAAAAATATAATCTAAACGAGACTGAACTTAGAGAAGAATTTCTTAAATCTAATATCAATAAATAAGGTGATGACTTACATCAAAAGGAGATTACTTATGGATGAATTATTTAAAGAACTATTAAAAGACCCTACAGCTATTAGCGGATTAGTCGAAGCATATAAGCCAATTGTTTATACTGCCCTCAAAGAATTGATGACTGTATATTCTGATTATGCAAATAATAAAGAGTTATTCCATATTGGCGCATTAGCAAAGAAAAATGAATATGATGCTCTAGTTGAAGTCGGTTTCACTAAAGCACAAGCAATGTCAATTCTAATTGATAATGAACAGAAACTAGTAAAAAACATTAGTAATATTTCTACTAATGTTTCTAAAAAATAAATTATTAAATTTCGTTGTTGTTAACTAACCAATTCAACCCTTTGCAACAATCTAGCAGTTTCTTTAGTTTAATAAATTTTATACTTTTAGTAACTACCTTGTTGTATTCTTGCAATTTATCTAACGATATATTGATTATTCTATCTTGATTATTTAGAAAATGTATCACGATTTCGAAGTAAGTAACATTTCCAAAATTAGTTGTTTTGGAATTTACACTCATAATATCAAAGTCAATAATATTTTCAAGTGACATTCTATTAAGTTGTAACGAATACATAAGTTTTTGTTCGGCATCTATCATTTGTTCATGAGTTAATGCTCCACATCTATTCAGCATACGAAACTTATCAACAGTCATAATTTGTTCGAACATAATAACCGATATTCTCCCATTAAGAGGGAAGTGATATTGAAATGGATAAGGTTTCTTATCGGAAGTTGTAAGTAATGCGATAATCATTGTTTGACTGTGACTATTGCCGACATCATTCTGAATTATTAGAGCAGGACGGGTTTTCATTTGAATGTATCGTGAGCCATAACCCATATCTTCTAAATTAACGAAGTAAATTTCCCCTCTTTTAAATTCTCTATTATCATACTCTTCTTCTACTAAGGCTTCACTTATGTTTGTACTATTGCCGATGGTAGACATTAATCATTTCTCCTTTTTTATATATAGATTTATGTATATATCATATCACAATCATGGATAATAGTCAATGGCTAAAAAAATACTACAAAGCCAATAAAAGACTTTATAGTATTTTAAAGTTAGATTATTTGGATTTCTTAGAACTATCATGTACTAAAGTTACGATTTCTTCAACTGTTTTGCCAGTGGATAACATCGTATTATACAAAGTCTCTAGTTCTTTCTGTTTCCTACCTTGCATTAACTCTTCTTTTTCTGTTTCAAATTCTTCAATCCTCTTTGTGTAACGGGCAATTTTATCATTGATTTCCGCAATGAGTTTTTCGTAATCTTTAGGTAATGGTTTTCTTCCTCTAGCCATGTTGTCAATCTCCTATTTATTTAATTTATATGGGTTACTGATAATATTATATGCTTTTAAAAATAGAATATACAAAATACTAAAAATAATTTTAGGTGGTAAAATAATGACTGAAATTGAAATTAATAAAATTACAGAATTAATTAAGAGAAGACGTAGACAAATATTGGTACATTCATACATCTATTATCAATTGGATAAAAATGTTATAGACGATGCAGTTTATTCCCAATGGAGTGAAGAACTTTTTAATCTGCAAAAACTTTATCCAGACATAAGCGAAAATACCGAGTTCTATAAAGAATTTAAAGATTGGGATTACTCAACTGGGTTTAATTTAGACTATCATAAAGAATGGGTTTATAGAATAGCTAAAAGATTATTAAAACAGAAATAAAAACGCATAAAAAATGGGATATAACAATAAAATGTTATATCCCATTTTGCTAAATTATTATAATTTTAACGCACGTATCATCTATTCTTTTGATTACTCTATATCCACTATCAGATTTTGTAGCTATTCCATTCACTGGTTTACAATATCCATTTACTTCACAAGTCCCATCATCTATGACGAGTAACTTACCCATCATACCTACAATTCCCCATTCTTTACGGTCTTCTCTTGAAGTATAAGGTTGTGAAGAATCCCATGACGAATTAAGTACTGGGACATAATCTAAACGTTCTGGTTGTGTATCAGTTGCAGGAACAAGTACATTTTGATATTGTATTCTTCCCCATTTATCAGTAACATATTTACCGTTCCAATCATCTGCATAATTATCTCCAATTATAGATGGATTAGTTGATATTACCCCTATAATATAATCACTTAAAGATGTAGCTTTTTTTATTTTTTCACCATTAAGTGTTACAAAATATCCAACTCTATCTTCATTATCTGGATTACCATCTTCCCACTCAAATAATTCAGCATAATCAGCGCCAGTTGTATTAAAAGCAGATAGACCATAAGTCTTACCATTAAAAGTTACTCTAAAAGCATTAGATAAAGCACTAGCACTAGTTCCATTTCCAATTACAAAAGCATCTGCCGTTGCGGAATAAGCCGTTGGAGTTCCAGTTAATACTTTATTATACGTTCCTTGTGTGTGAGAAAAAAATGCATCAGATGTTGTTGCGCCACCTTCTGCATGTGAATAATCTCCATTTGCTTTTGTAAGAGAACCCTCTGCGTGAGAACAAAGACCGCTTGCAGTTGCACCACCGTTTTCTGCATGTGAACAAGACCCACTTGCTACTGTATTTTGTCCCTCTGAATGAGAATATAAACCGCTTGATGTTGTAGAACTTCCTTCTGCGTGGGAGCAAGTATTACTTGCTTTAGTCGCACCACCCTCTGTATGAGAACAACGTCCACTTGCAATTGTAGTTTCACCCTCTGCATGACTACCTTCGCCAGTTGATAATGTAGTTCCACCTTCTGCATGTGAGTATAGCCCACAAGCTAATGAACTGTATCCTTCTGAATGGACTGCCCCCATCGTAGAAGATAATTTAACAGCATACAACCAATTAGAACTAATCACTAATGTTGTATTTAAAGTAACAACCAAACCAGTAATCTTTGTAATACTAATATTAGATAATGACATATCAAGTACGATTTTAATTTGTAACTTATCACCAACACTTAATCCTGTTACATTATTAAGTGTGATTGTTTTATTGGTATTGTTATAAGCAGTTATGTTATACATAACTCCATTTGCACTTAATGTATATTGACCTTCTGCATGAGAATAATTACTGCTTGCAGTTGTATTTAATCCTTCTGCATGGCTATCATCACCATAAGCTAATGTATGCTCACCTTCTGCGTGGGAACTACTACCAGAAGCGGATGAACCATATCCCTCTGTATGACTATCATACCCGTTTGAAATCGTGGATAATCCTTCTGCATGAGAACAAGTACCAGAAGCAATTGTTTCATTACCTTCTGCATGGCTAAAATGACCAGAAGCAGTTATATCTCTACCTTCTGAATGAGAACAAGTACCAGAAGCAGTTGTTTGGTCTCCTTCTGCATGACTACCTTCGCCAGAAGCAATAGTACAATATCCTTCTGAATGGCTATTGTTACCGCTTGCAGTTGTGTCAACACCTTCTGCTGTGCTAAGATACCCTTTATAAGAGCCTTTTAGCCTACCAGTATTATTTACTCTTGAAGCCAATCCTCTCGCTACACTGTCCATTAACTCACCACTTTTCCATAAATTGAAATTAGTCCAGTATTGCTAAGTAATCTAATAAAAATTTTAGAAATTGCACTAACATCAACGGTATAAATATAGCCACTTTCACTAAATGAATTATCTATTAATTCATATGTAGGTAACTTAAAACATGGATAATTATACCATCTGTCTGAATCAACAAGTTGAGCGTATACCATTGCTTCAAAATCATTATCATCAGAAGAGATAACCTCAAAATTAACAGTTGACATATTGTTTGTTATTGTGAGAATATTGCCATCTCCTATATCACTATTATCTTCATGAAATATAAAATTTTCTAAAACATTGCTAGACATATATGTTTTTCACCTTTCCCCTTATAATTTATTGTTTATATGTGTACATAAAAATATTTTATTTTTGTATATATTGCGAATAAAAAATACTATAGAAAATTTGTCTTAATCCTATAGTATTAATAATTTTGTGATGTTTCATATTATAATATGAAATTATCAAATTTTAATTTAAAACGATATTAGTAGTCATAACTCTGTTAGTACCGTCAGCGCCAACTGCAACGAATATTTCATTACCATAACACAAAGATACCCATACATTATTTTCTGCGGCAGTTCTAGCTGTCCAGTTTATCCCATCTGGTGAAGTCATAACTCTATGTGTTCCACTTTGTGCAACTGCAACGAATAATCCATTACCATAACACACACTTCCCCAAGTATTATTTTCAGTAGCAGTTATAGCTGTCCAGTTTATACCATCTGGTGAAGTCATGATTTGATGCGTACCAGTTTGTGCAACTGCGACAAATAATCCATTCCCATAACATATACTTATCCAATAATTAGCTTCTGCGGCATTTCTTGCAGTCCATGTTATACCATCTGGTGATGTCATAACTTGATGTGTTCCAGTTTGAGCAACCACAACAAATAACCCATTACCATAACATATCCCATGCCAAGAACTAGCTTCGATAGAAGCCCTAGCTGTCCATGTTATACCGTCTGGTGAAGTCATAATTTGATTCGTGCCATTTTGAGAAACTGCAACAAATAACCCATTGCCAAAACATAAAGAATACCACAAATTTAGTTCTGGAGCAGTCCTATATGTCCATGTTATACCATTTGGTGAAGTCATAATTTGGTGCGTCCCATCTCTTGATACTGCAACAAATAAACCATTCCCATAACATACAACAGTCCAACTATTAGCTTCTGCGGCAGTTCTGCCCGTCCATGTTATACCGTCTGGTGAAGTCATGACCCTATGTGTTCCAATAACGGATACAGAAACAAATAACCCGTTGCCATAACATACACCATACCACTTATTTGTTTCAACGGCGGTTCTAACAGTCCATTCTCCTGTGGTAACTACTAATGGCTTACCACTACCTTTCTTAAAAAAAGCTGATGAATTAGATACTGTTAACTCTATTGGAGAGCCAGTTACCCATCCACCAGTTAAGGCTACTCCTTTTAAGTCTTTTACTACAATAGCTGTTCCATTTAGCTTATATGTATCAGATACTAAAAAATCACTAGGAGCAATGAATGTAAATCTATTAGTTGTTACTGGTGTAGTTATAGTAACAATTCCACTAGCATAAGTAGCTGTTGCAGGAATTGAAACATAAGAAGTCTTAGCTAATAATGTATAGAAACTGCTTTCAGTCCCTGTGTATCCATAAGATACGGCAGATGTATAAGCTGAACTAGATTCAACCCCTGTTAATCCTTGATTACCTTGTATCCCTTGTGCTCCTTGTATACCTTGTGCGCCTGTTAATCCTGTTTCACCTTGTATACCAGTTGCACCAGATAAATCCGTTACAAATGCAAATTCATTAGAATTTTTTACATATATTTTTGAATTATCTACATCATCAACGGTAGAAGATATTAATACAAAATTGCCTATAACTACACTCACATTAGAATAGTCTGCATTCATTAATGCTATAGAAGTATATGTTTTAGTAATTTTAAACGGTTCACCAGTAGCCCCATTAATACCTTGAATACCTTGTGCCCCTTGTGCTCCTTGTGAGCCTGTTAAACCAGTATCACCAGTATCACCCTTAACTCCTTGGATACCTTGTGAACCAGTTAACCCAGTGTTTCCAATAGAGCCTTGTATACCAGCAATTCCTTGAATACCTTGTAACCCATCTTCGCCTTTGATTCCAGAAATACCAGATAAATCAGTTACAAAAGAGTATGCAGTAAGGTCTTTTACATATACTTTAGCATTGTCTATGTCATCAACTGTTGATGAAATTAATACAAAATTACCTATAGCTATATCTGAATTAGTATAATCTGCATCCATTTCTAAAATAGAAGTATATGTTTTAGTAATTTTGAATGGGTCTCCAACAGAACCTTGAACCCCTTGTAAACCGCTTATTCCTTGTATACCTTGCGCACCAGTATCTCCTGTAATTCCAGTATTACCTTGTGCTCCTGTTAGTCCTTGTGCACCAGTATCACCTTTTACACCTTGTATACCCATGTTCCCTTGCTCACCTTTAATAGCAGGACTTGAATCTACCCATGCGCCATTTGTATATCTTTGTAATTGACCATTACTGAAACAATATAGTTTATCTTTTATTTCAGATGGATTAGATGTAAAATAATCATCTCTTAATGCATTACTTGTAAATACATTAGTAGGCGCAATAATTACAGCAGAATTTGCTAAACCTCTTGCAATATTATCTACTGCCATTATCCCACTACCTTTCCATATACAGAAACAGTTCCTGCATTTTGTACTAAATTAATTCTAAAAGATACCAACGCAGTTAAATCTATTTGCCATAAAGCTGTAGTAACATTAGTATTACTTGCTAAATTTAATGTAGATAAATCAGCCCCAACAATAGGATACCATGCACCAGATAAACCTTTGCCTTCAAAATTTGCCGTAAATGTGCCAGTGGCGACAATTTCAACATCGACAGTCTGTATATTGTTAGTAAGATGTAATTCATTCCCCACACTCGCTATTGTGGTATGGTCATGAAATGTAAAATTATTTATTGACATATTTGCCATTTTATTATCACTCACTTTTCTTTTTATAATTATGCCATTACAGAATTACCCATAATGGCATATATATCGTTTCTATTATTTGCTTAAATGGAAAGCATTAATTTTAGCTTGTTCTGTAGTTAATGCGGCTTCAATTTTAGCTAAAGCTTCTTTTACAAGAACATCAAATTTATCAATTGTAATCCATTTCTTTAGGTAAGGGAACGCTTCGCAGAAAGTATTATATACTTGTGCAAGTTTAAGTACACCAGTACCGCTACCAAGGTCTGCTTCGGCAATTCTAACCCATTCTAAAAGTCTTTCTTTAACTTCTGCCATTCTCTTATCTGTAGGTAATGCCACAAACTCCATGATTTTTTGTACTGCCATAATAATAACAAAAATGAAACCGACAATTAATGCCCAATTTGTAATAACGAAACTCATAAATTCTTTCATATAATATTCCTCACTTTTCCGTATTGTTTATATTCGATAGGTCTTCACCCATATTTGAACTGATATCGTTCATAGATTTAAAATCATCTATTGTCTTTATGTCTGGATATTTCTGTAGATTCTCATCTCTTTTAGTAGTCAAATAAAATGGTATAGAAATTGCATTAACAGTACCAACATATGTGAATAGTGCCATTAATGCTTGTACGGCATACTCTGGATATAGTATTAAAGCACTAATCACTACATAAATACCTAGAATTAAAACTACAAAATAAGTTGAAACTAAAGCGCCAATTACGAACTTAGAAAACTCTGGTTTCTTCTTAATCTTTTTCATTTAATTGTACCTATACAGATATTCTTACCATTTGCATAAAATCCTGCTGATTGACCAATATCCCCAATAGCTGTTACTTTAAAGAAATGGTCATTACCTTCTGACTTTACAAAATCAACAATAAATATCCCACCATTTCCACAAGTGAAAACTGGTTTTTTATCTGCCGTTAATTTAAACTGATAAGTTTTACCCTTAGAAACATTTAATGTAGTTGGTGTATCAGAAACTACAATATCTTCTTTAACGGTAACTATACAAATCTTCTTGCCATCAAGGAATACTCCGCTTGCTTGACCAGAATTTCCAATCGCTGTGATTCTAAATAAATATTCCTTACCAATTTGACTAACTAAACTGACTGTGAATACATTAGCAGTTCCTAAAATAAAGCTAGGTGTATTACTTGATGTAATTTTAAATTGATATGAATTACCTTTTGAAATACTAAAATCAGAAGTTGTATCACTTACTGCATCTGATGCAGTTTGATGATTTGCATAATCCTTAAATGCTGTATCCATATCTACAGAGCCGCTAATCCCATTAACTTTACCATTACTACTTGTTTGCTGAATACCGCAAGTAACGTCTGGTGAGCCACTGTAGTCTGCAAGCCATATCTCAAACTCACTTAGCTGTGACATATCGAATTTATTTCTAATAAAATCCATATTAGTATAATTCATGGTAGCCCATCCAGTATTTTTAACTTCTGTCATAAATGTTTTTGCTATGCTAGTCATCGATGATTTAGTAGGTGTCACACCCTTTGATATAGAATATTTGACTGAATCATATTCATAATCGAAGCATACTGGGTATTTCATTTTACCTCTATATTTTTCAATAACTTGTAAAAACACTTGTGCTTCTTTTCGTGCATCTGTTGATGAAACAGCATAACTAAACCAATATGCTCCTACGTCAATTCCGTTAGCTAAAGCATTCGTAACATTATAGTCAAATAAAGTATCTTTTTGTGATATAGAATTACCATATCCAGCACGAATCATAGCAAATTTTACACCATCTGCTTTTACTTTTGACCAATCAATTTTACCTTGATGCTTTGAAACATCAATTCCTTTAATATTCATAATATATTAATCCCCTTTCTATTAAGCAACTATCTTAAACCAATAGCCGCCAGATTTCAAACTTGTTGGTTTATCTGTGCTAGTAACAATTTGAGGTGTTAAGTACATAATTTTTAACCAATACGTAGGTGAAGTTAATGGGTTATGTCCTACATTTTGAATTAAACATTGATAAATATCACCTAAATAAGACACACTTTCATCTACCTTATATTCAGTTATATCAATCCATAATTTCTTAAATGATAGACCAATACCACTTACACCTTGTAAACCTCTAAGAGTTTGTGGTGCAAAATAGTTTAAATCAGTTGGAAGTGTACCAACTGGTGTATTGTTATATTTTACCATATAACAATTAACAGCATCATTAAATACATAATCAACTATATCGTATTTTTTATATGATTTTGATGGTATAAAAGTCCCTTGATATTGCGCTACGTTAGTTATGTAATCTTCAATGTCAGTCATGAACATATGCTCTAATGCAATAATTGCATCTCTCATTTCATTCCATGTTTCTGCATTGTTAATTTTTAATTTTAAAGTTGGGTTATCTTCTATAATTTGGTTAGCGCCAGCAAAATCTCCACTTGCATATTTTGTTTCAAAACTTTGTACTAATGACAAATCTGCAAGGGTTAAATCCTGTCTTCTAGGAAAACTATCAATAGTAGTTGGTAGCGTACTTAGTGGGCAATCAGTATAAGCCATTTACTCATCTCCTTTTTATATAATGTCTGGATACAATGGGTAATATTTTATAATATTAGTTGTCATCGTCCCAGTTGTTGTTGAGCCATTAATTGATTTAGTTATATATCCTTGTGTTACTCCTGTTACTTTACTTTGGTATAAAATCTTTTTATTTACATCCATCCAAGGTATATTAATCATTTCTAACACGGTCGCATCTTGTAATCTTGTTTTTAACCAGTTTTCATATTTAGCACGTTCTAAAGCTAGGTCGTCAGAATATATTTTTTCATAGTCACCACCGCTAAATATTTGACAAATCTCACCAATTTTATTAATGTTATATGGACTATCAGCGTTGGTATCTTTCCAAATAGCATATATTTGATTTTGACCTAATAATTTAACTGTGCTATTACTATATCTAACTACATACGTTTTTCCTGCCACAATCCTATTAGCTATAATATTTACTCCATCTTCATCTAATATATTATATACAGTACTTGTGTTAAATTTAATCTTTGCATTTGCAACATTATTTGCTGATGCTTTAAAAGATATATCTAAATAATTACTTAAAACTATTGCGGAAGTAAATGTTAAAGTATATGTATCTCCACTCATAGTTACACTGTCAGTATATCTATCAGCTTCAATGTTTTGACCCCAAACTTCTGTGACATTCTTAACATCAGAAAATGAGTTACTTACTTCTTCTGAAATAACTAAATCCTTTAAGTCTGTATCTACTAAAAAATAATCTGTATCTTTACATGTTGGTATTGGTTGAAATACGAACACATTATCAATATCAAAGAACATTTCATATCCTGCATATAAGTCTCTTAGTGTCGTAAGAATTTCATAAACAGTTGCCCCAGTTGAAAAATTCAAGTCATATGGTATTGGTTTTCCAGCATCCTCAATTCTATAATTTGGGAATCCACCTAACTGTGTGATTACTGAAATTATCGTATCACGAAGTACAGAACCTTGTGGTATTGAGGTAGTTAAACCAGTAAGTTGCCCGTTTCTTAATCCCGTTAATTTACTCATTAAATCTACACAAGTTAATGTTAATATATTAGAAACTGAATCATATTTATAGTTAGTATCTGTAAATAGGTATGTACCTACGGGATACCATACGATTGATTCTGTCCTTAAATTAAAAGTACCAATAGTAATTTTAATATATTTATTCAACCATATTTTAGAATTTTCTCCTATGTTAAAACTTGAATCACTTACAACTAATGTAAGTGTAAAGGTTCTTCTTATATCAGAATCTGCATCAATTGTATATGAATCAGATACAAGTTGACCTTCCATTTTATCTATTGTTTTAAATACGTTATTTTGTAACTCTAACGAAACATAATTAGTCTTTGGAGATTGTTTTAATAATCTAATGTCTTCTTGCTGTACTTGATATGGCATTGATTATCATCTCCCCTCAACATTAACTTCAATAAACCCACCATTATATAACGCATTAGTTGAATTATAATCATCACTTTCAGTCCAGTTAAATGAAGTAATTACAATATCATTTTGTTCTTGTACTGTTTCGGTTGGATTTTCAACAACAGATATCATCCAAATTCTTCCATCATAATGCTTTAGAATTTTAGGCTTACCATCACATAAAAAATCCATTAAATCGGCTCTATGTTTCCACCCATCATAATATTTCCATGTGAAATTATCTGTTTCTGTTTCTAAGAACATACCAGTTGTTGTACCGCTATAATAATTATTTAATCCATTAGAAACAACATATGGATATTTTCTATCTATTGTATTGATAATGGAAGATGGTCTATTCTTTTGTGAAGTGATTGCAACATTTAATATTGTATTGAATGTTTGGTCTTTACCAACAATAAATACACCTTCAAATTGACTTAAAACGCTCTTAACACTAGAGTTACCTTCTACGTTATTTAGTACTGGAACGCTTATGTAATCATACTGTATTCCAGATTGTGCTAATCTATCATATCTTGTAAAACGTAAATCTGATTCTACCTTAATAGGTATCTCAAATAATGTAGTATACTCATATTCACCAGTTACTCTACGTTTTATTCTTATAGAACTTACTTGTGATAATTGGAAATCTACATTACCAGCATATAAATTACCATTGAAAAATGCGTGTAAAAGTGTATTATAATCCCATGTAGGATTTATATCTGTTGTATATGTTGTATTTGTATCCTTACCAATATATACTTCATCGAACATACCATTTTGTAATTTAATTTTTACAATATGAGAAATACTTGATGGGGTAGTTCTCATACACTTTTGCCCTAAGAAAAATGAATTACCTAAAAATACCATATTACACCCCCTATTCTTTCATAATAATTGATAATGCGGTCTTTCTTCTTTAAACAGTTTCCATCTAATAATATCATCTAAAATAATACCAATAAGAGAAACAAAGAACCAGATTATCATAAATTTTGGACAAATCTGTCCATAAATGTTCCCCCATTGGTTAGAATAATCCCACATATTTAATCCCATATAAACGTTCAATATCATACCACTTGCAAATTCTAAAGAAGTAATAATAAGCATTGATATAAATTGTTGTATTAATAAAGGTGTGTTCCAATTAAACACTGTATTATTTAATGCTCCTATACATAGAAACGATATACCGCCTACGATAAACATAGGCATAAACGAATAACCTCTGAATATACATTCAGAAAAGAAATAAATGCTACCACCAATTAAAAACAAAATTAAATTTTCGAATAACTTTTTCATATTCTTTCTATTCTACTATACCCATAATAGTATTAAAATTTTCTAATAAATCACTTGGGAGTTTAGAAGTATATGTTATAGAGTTCAATTCATCAATTGTCGTACAACGTTTAATCCAAATATTTAAGTGATTACAGAATGTAACTTGATATGTAACAAATAACTTAACGCTTGTATATAAATTAGTGATTTCTTCACCACTAAATACTCTACATAATTTACCATCAGCATGATATGGGATTTGCGTTGCCCCTTGTAATACGGCAGAAGCAGAAGCCGAAATGTTAGTTTGGTCATTTGCAGTACAAGAAAAATGTTCTACACCTAAAGATGTAGTCACATCAGTTCCTGCATATACTGTTTTCTCACAAGCATTTGATATCTCTTGTAATTTTTGTATTTTCACACGATTTATATAATCAACATCAGATTGTTTTTCTTCTAAATCTCTAGTGACTATTTTTCCATCAACTATTTTATAATTATAACATTGATTTTCATCCATCAATGTATAACTATTTTGTATATAAACTACAGAATCTCCTTGTCCTTCAATGATTAATACGTCCGTATCAGTTGGTTGTATAAAAACATCAGAGAATAATTTAGTTACAATATTATTAGAATCTACACTAGCATAAGCTTTGTGTGTTTGTATATTAATTTCCATTATTTGTAGTTCTCCTTTTTTAATAAATTTCTGCATCTGCTGAACCTATAAAAATAACCCCATTAGCTCCAGTAGTAGTAAAAGCTGATTGTAAAACCGTTGGAAGTATTGATGATTTATTAGAAGCAGAACTATCATAACTAATTTGCGATGCATTAAGTATAACAATATTAAGAATATTTGCTGAATCAAATTTTAGAGTTGGAAATATTCTTTTCTCTACCAAGGGTATACTAGAGCAGTAGCGATACGTTCCATATGAGTTATCCGTAACAATAGAAGTACAAAGAAATGATTCATAATACCTCTTACACATTGCAAGTTCTTCTGCTATTGGACGTGGAACAAAAGGTGTAGGTACAGAACCTAATTCAAGTTTAGCCCATTCTACATTTACTGAAAATGATGTTCCGTTTCCATATTTAACCAGTGTCGCACATAATTTTGTAATATTACTTGGAAGTATATGCGTAACGCTAATGATACCACTTGATTGAGTTGTATCAACAGAATACATACTAATGCCATCACTAATAGCTAATGTCATTTTAGTATTTGTCCCTAAAGACAAAGCACTATATTTTACTGACAATGTAACAGTCTTACCAGAGAACTTAGCATAATCTTCTACTGATTGCATGATTAGATTGCTATCACTAGTTGACAAACATGAAATTGTCAATCCATTTGTTATAGGTGTTATAGTTGTGCTAACACCATAATTTAACCATCTATCAACAGAATAAGCATTGGCAGTTGTATAACTAGATAATGCTCTTTGATTAATCTTAAAGTCTCCATTAATAAGTAAATTAGGACTATAACCACTTGTAGACTTACCATCAGAACCTATAATTTGACTTCCAGCTTGAATACTGGTGTCTATGTTGCCAGTAATAATAACACCAAATGACTTAATAGCTGTACTTCCATTAGCTACAGTAATACCAACAAGATTATTAGTCCCAGATACTGATTCTAAATATAAAGTCCCACCAAGTCCTGTGTATATCCCATTAGAATTTGAAAATGTACTATTAATTACATATGTGATTGAACCCCATGATAAAATACCAAAATGAGGTTTTGTTGCATCTATATATGTAGATATACATGTATTAATATACACTTCTGAACATAGGGTTGAAGTAAATGAACCAAACCCTGTTTTAAAAGACACAGCATTTAAACCAATTACTGAAACTAATACTGTACATCTTTGTACTAATACGCTATTAACTTTATACTCCGTTGGTGAACCTAAAGCTTCGCAACCTTTTAATGTAATCGTCCCTTTACCTACAAATCCTTCGAGTGTGACATCTTCTATGTAAGTTCCTGCGGCAACATTAATAGTTACATTATGATTCACAATTTGAGGAATCATACTTATTGCTTTAGCTATACTATAAAATGCTGTGTCAGAAGTTAATCCGTCATTTTCATCATCTAATCCAGTCCCTTTAGAAACATAATATGTAATATCTTCAACAGTTTTTAATGGATACTTATTGTCTAATGCATCAAAATCATCATATATCCAACCTATTGCACTTGATATATTAAACATATCAACATTATAATCCTCTAGTGGATTAAAGATATCTATACCTACATACTGTGTTAAAGGCACATTGTCTGTTTTATGTGTACTTGACATATATTCACCCCTTTCTTTTTAAGTTGTTTTATTTTAGTATATTTCTGAATCAAGAGTTATAGCACCATCTACAGCTATTTGTAAACCATACACGTTAACAGAATTATTAGTGCTTACTACATGCAAAGAAATAAGAGCCATGCTTGCTCCATGTGAATCTATAGTAAACCCTGTTATTCCATTAGTATTCTGACCGCTAACATAAATCTTAGAACCATCAACATTAACAGTCGGAACAACACGCATTTCTGGGATATTAAAATTAGCATATATGTCATTCAAACTTATTTGGTAGACATTAGTTGATTCCCAGCCCTTCTTGCATGAAATAAAATATCTCTGACACATTGCAAGTTCCTCTGCTATTGGACGGGGAACATATGGTGTAGGGACAGAACCTACTTCAAGCTTCACCCATGATACTTGGTGGTCAAGTTTATCAAGAAACGCTATATTTACGGCAGGATTTACATTACTATAAATCGCTGTTCCAATATCAAATTCCAAAATTCCAGACTTAACAATGAAGCTTTGTTGTGAGCCTAAGACAGTTGTAACTGAATAAACAACTCCGTCAATCATTGCAGACATAGTAACAGTTTTACCAATAATACTTAAATCTTCTATGAACTGACATATAGCACTAAATGTTCCGTTTCCACCAAGTCTGTTTAAACAATACAGTTTTGCAGAATAGGCAACATTTGTCATTGAACTGTCAGTATATATCTTCCACCTGTCTGCTGTATATCCCCCAGTTGCTAAATTGAATGTTGTTCCACGTTGCCAGACTTTAAAATCCCCATTAATTAACAGGTTAGGGCTATAACCACTTGTAGACTTACCATCAGAACCAATAATTTCTCCACCATATTGCATGTTAATACGTCCAGATAACTGTCCCATTATACTCATAGCGGTTATCTTACAGTTTGCGAGTGATGAATAGGAAACTATATTATTTATACCAGATACCTCTGTTGTATATACTTCCGAGTTACTATCAGCGCCTATCGCTTGTTTCTTATTTGATATAATACAAAAAGCAATGACTGATTTTGAACCAACAATAAGTACGCCAGTATCAGATATAGAAATAGCTTTAGTATAGAATAGTCTAACATTCATACAATAGTTTCCACAAAAACTTGGTTTTAGAATACTTGTAAAATTAAGCCCCTTAACCTCAACAACACAACTACAATTATCAATTTCACAACTTAATACATTGTAATTTGAGGCAGTTTCTAGTGTGGATGACCCGATAAGGTATATAGACCCTTTACCAGAAAATCCGCTTATTACTATATCTTCTGGGTAAGTTCCTGCCGCTACATTAATTGTAATAACATGATTAACAACTTGTGGTATTTTATCAATAGCATACTTAATTGTGGGAAATGATGTGCCACTTGTTAATCCATCATTTGTGTATAATCCTGTTGTAGAAACATAATATGTTATGTCTGCTATAGTTTTCATAGGTACTGTATTTGATAGGGCTGTTATTTTAGTATCCAATTTACCCATATCAACATTGTAATCTTCTAAAGGATTAAAAATGTCAACACCAATATATTGTGTTAAGTCTAAGCCAGATGTCTTATTTGTACTTGACATATATTTCTCCTTTATATAATATTTTGCATATCACTATCAAATGTAGCAATATGAACATCCTTTTCTATAATATCATTAATTGTAGAATGCATAGCATTAATATCATCTATTGTAATAGATAAACTTGCTACTTTTAAATCATATATATTATTTACTTTTCTTATCCAAATATTGTAAATATACCCATATATACTCATTGGTTTAATATATTGACTATTTATAGTATATGTTAATGCGTTCCCTTTTGTTTTTAAATTAATATATCCAACCAAACCATCTGAATCAGAAAATGTAGATTCCATATAATATAATTGGAAAGAACATAAACTATTAGAAAATTCAGCAAACATTTGATTAGGAGTTAAACTTCTAAGATTAATTTGTAATAAAAAATTATTAGTTAAGTCAAACCCTTTATCAAATATAACCCAAGTATTAGGAGTGGATAAATCCACAAGGTTATTACCAATATATGTAGGTGGGTCTGGATTAGACCAACCATCAATTGATAACAAATTTGAAGTAATCTTAACTTCTCCTAGTAATGGCATATTTTCTGGTTCTATCATTGAGAATACTACTGGTGTAATATATTGGACATTAAACCTAACTAATCCAGTAGTAAATGTCATACCATCTACTGTTTCTCCGTCACCCTTAACAAAATAATTTGTATTATTATCAAAATTTTTAATTATTTGTGATAAAGAAGTCGTGTTATAAATAGTACCAGTGTTGAATATTTCAGAACTGTTACTGTTATATAAAGTCATCTTATAATTATTTAGTATTCTATCTTGTGCTTGTGTATAACTTAATGTAAAGGTATAATAAGAATTATCCAATACTTGATTAGCAACTAAATTACTAAATATTAGAACTGGCATAGCGTAGCAAGTAAATGATATAATATTACTTAATGTACTTTCATTGTTACTTGAATCAAATACGGATAATTGTGCATTATAAGCAGTCCCATTTACTAATGTATTTGCTGGTAATTCACATAGTAATTGTCTACTTTCAGTAGTCACATCATATACAGTTACGTTTGTAACATTGTTTTTTACGATTAATCTATTCTTAAAAATCTGACTAGCACTATATGAAAATACAAAGTCAAATGCTGATTTAGCATCAAATGGAACTATTTGGTATAATAATGGTGATGCCATAATTAAACCCCCTTTCTAAATTAAATGAAACTCTTATTTCGTGTTTATTAAATTTTGTAATTCAGTATATTCTTCTTGCGTGATACGATTAAATGTCATAAAAACATCTAACTTATTTTGGATATCAACTTTATCGTAAACTCCATTTTCGATAACCTTTTTAATCAATTTATATGTCATGTAATATCACTTTCTTTCAATCCATTTTCTTGTAATGTTAATCTATAATCTAAATCTAGCATAATATTATCGCTATCTAATAAATTAGATTTTAAAATTGTTAAGTTTTGTATTAGTATTGCTGTTGGTTTTGGATTTTGAGTATAAAATGTAATATTATAGTTTTCGTCTATTGAACCAATAATTATATCATAGTTATCTAAATCAAAATCTATTGCATGTATTCCATATTTAGTATCAATTGGTTGTATATTTGATTTAGATAATACGTAACCATTAATATCGTATGTATAATAAAACATTAATATCTCCTTTCATTAATTTAATAAGGTACATCCATACCCAGTACCAGATATAGCTATAGTATTAACTAATGTAAGTGTTGCCCCACTTATAGAATACATATACATATAATTAGTACCACCAACTATTAAATAAGTCCCAGTATTATTCACATCTAAAGAACTAACATTAGTACCAACTACAATTGTATTAATATATGTGAAAGTATTATATGTATATGAATATATATATAAATAACCACCAGCCCCTAATACTATATAGTTATTTGGTAGGAACTTAACATTTGTATATTGGGATGGTACTCCATAGTTAGTTGTTGCCATTACATTAAAAGTAGTTTCAGAAGTTTTATACAATAAATTTATATATGGTGTGGTGTTAGATGTACATACAATAAAATTTCCAGTACTATCATATTCCATTTTGTATTTATAATATGAAGATGATGCCGTCCCAATAACATTAATTGTTAAATATGTAAATGTATCACCAGATTTTTTATACAGATATATATAATTGTATCTTCCACTAAATGAAAGATAACTATCGTCTTGTGACCACGCACAACAATATGTATATTGACCAGAAAGTGAAGTTAAAAATACCCAAGAACCGTCTGGTTGTTTTTTATAAATATCACATGTAGCTAAAGAATAGGTACAAAGTGCTACGTAATTACCATCATGGCTAAACTGTATATCAAATATATAATTTTGTAAATGTAAATTAAAGGTAATTTGTGTAAAAGTATCTCCAATTCTTTTAAATGCATATAAATATGGGGAACTGTATATCGAAACAAATAAATATACTCCATCTGGTGAAAATTTTGAATAGATAGGATAACTATATGGCACTATAATATCTGAATGTTGAATTAAAACGTTTCCACTTCTATTATACATATGATTATATGGTGATGCACCAGTAAATCCAGAAAATACATATTTACCTTTTTGACTTAAATATTGCCAAGCAGAACCATCCCATCTATAAGCTGTTTCCATATCAACAGCACCATTAACTTTACTATATATTAAAGGAAATTGAGATAAAGAAGTTATGGTACTTCCATTTGTAAAAGCTACATTATTTGCAGTAGTCCAAGGGGTAGCATCTCTATTAATATAGTTATCGAACATAGTTATTTTTGTACCGTCTGTAGTTTTTTTTGTAGTTACAAGATTTAAGTATTTATTATTTGTGTTACTAGTTTTAGCGCAATAATAATTATCATATCCTGCTCTGACGGCTTCATCAATAACTAAAATCCTCTTAGTGTCATTTGCTATCCATATATGATTAGTATTCACAGGCGTAGGTGTGGCTGTCTGTATACTTAATGGGAAGTCATACATATCTTTTATACTTCCTGCGCCACCTTTAAAAAAAGCTGTACCACCACGGGCAGAGCCACTACCATAATCTAAAACTACTGATGATGATAAAGTCACTGTAACCATTGCATTAGCTACCCAACTATCACTTGTTGGGTACTCCCCATTTAATTTACGGATACCAAATGTAGTAACATTTGGTATACTTACATATATCCAAATTCCTTCTATTGGAGCAATAGGGGCTTTAAATGTTACTTGACAACCCTCTGTAAATACAAAATTGGGTATAGTTAAATAGTATCCCCAATTGCTATCTCCCATTGTAGTAGCTGTAGCAATCCAAGTATTAGGTGTTGGCAACACAGTAGCGCTAGGTATTACACTAGAAGATATATACATATCAGCCCATCTATTTTGTGGTATCATAACCCATACTGAATCATTTATTTTAAATGTTGTATTTTTAATTCCAGCAGGAATATTATATTCTGCTCCATTAAATGCAACTTTATATTGATTATTTCCTAGTACTGCCGTAACAATTGCTTTAAAACTTTTATCATAATCGATATTTTCTACCGCTTTATTAACTGAATCAACAATTGTTTCCGACAATACACTTACCATTTTATCATTAATATCCATTATTTTCTCCCTCTATAAATTTTGATTATTTATTAAAAAATGTCACATGACAATCACTCTCTTTCAACTATATTCCTAAATGTTAACGTATATTAAGAACCGCTTCTACTAAACAATGCTTGCAATACACTAGCTGGAAGTTTCTCAACGATAGCTTTAGCCGCTGTATCTGGATTTTCAACTTCGTGTAAGTTGACATCCCCAATTGTAATATTAACGTTCTTATCATTGCTTGATGTAATTTTAGAGTTATGTGTTTCCATCTTGCTTGTGAAGTATTCTGCTAGATTACTATTGTTATGTACAACATCGTATAGTTTCTTACTATCAGTTGCATTAAATATTGTTTCTGGACTTGTTGGAGTACCATGTAGCATATTTAATCCACCCTTAGTATCAACACCACCATCAGCATAAGCCCCGTGAGCAACGTAGTTACTATTAGGAGCGCTACTACTACTCTTTGATTTAGCGGCGGCTACGCTTGCTAGTGAATCGATATAGTTTGATGCCGCAGATGCCGCATTACTATAACTGCTTGCTAACTTATCATTAGAATTAATTATTGTACTATTTGTTGCAACAATTTGATTTTGTGAAACTGCATATTTAGCCCTAAATGAATCTAAATTAGCAAGTCTTGTAGTTAATAAAGCATTCTCTTTAGAATTACCATCAGATAACTGTGCTAAGAATTTTGTCTGACTAGCTAAATAATCTGCTGTCTTTTGATTATATAATACTAATGATGCTTGATTACTTTCTGTGTAAGAATCTTCTCTATCTGTTAATAAAGAATTTTCATTATCATTACTTGTTGTAAATAAATCTAAGAAGTCAGTATTTTGACTAATATAACTTGCTAATCTTGATTTTAATAACCCTGTCTCATTAACATTATTATTAGTCATTTTCTTAATAAACTCATCACTATTTTCATCGTAATAATCTACGAGTTCATCCCACTCATCTTTATAATCATTTAAAGAATCTATTTGGTCTTGTATAGATTTCTTTTCAGCATCAACAATATCTTGTAAGTTATCTTTATGAGTATTCAATGTTTTAATTTGGTCATCTAAGACTTTCTTTTCAGCATCCCAATTATCTTGTAATGTAGTCTTATAATCATTCAGTGTCGTAATTTGGTCTTCTAACGCTTTTTTCTCTGAATCTAGTGAAGATTGTAATTTATCTTTTTGAGCAGTTATTGCATCGATTTCTGCTTGATAATTTAAATCATCTAAAGTCTTCTTAGCATCAGAAACCGCAGTTTTATCTGCTTCAAATACAAACCCTTCACCCTGTTTATATATACGGTTTACTTTTTGACTTTCAGCTTTAGCTAAATCTTGTTTTGCTTTCTCAAGCGCAATAGATTTATCAGTTAAATTATTTTCAGCTTCTTTTTCATCTAGTACTTTTTGTAATGCATCAATTTGTGGTTGATACATATTTTCCATTAGTTTCTCTTGTTTTTCTAAAGCCTTAGTTTGGGCATCAATAGCATCAAGTTGTGGTTGATATAAATCTTCAAGAACAGTTTCTTTTTTGTCTAATGATTTGATTTCTGCTTCATCTGCATCTATTTGTTTCTGATATGTTTTCTCAATCGCATCTTGTTGTTTTTGGTATGCCGCTATTTTCTTATCGATAGCTTTTGAAGCATTATCTAATTGTTCTTTAGCATAAGCTTTTTCAGCATCATAAATTTTTTCTTGTAAATCCCATAAATCTTTTTTGTCTGCTATATTACTTGAATTTAATTTTGCATATATAGCTTGTAATCTTTGTACGTACTGAATACTATTTTCTTGAACTGTTCCCATTGATACATCATGGTCAAGAGTATCTTGTTCAGAATCAGCAATAGCTTTTTTAACTGCAAGGATTTTCTTTTGTAGTTCAAGTTGTTTTTCTGCTGTATTTGCTAGTGTCATTCCACTTGAATTTAAGTTCTTTTGAATTTCTAACAGATTTTGAAGTGAAGCTTCTGAATCTTTTCCTATTATGTTAAGGTCTTCTCTTCTTGCAAGTTCATCATAAGAAGATTTTAAAATATCGTCTTGATAGTCTTTAAGCGCACCATAAGTATCTTTTTGTAATGTTAATTTGTCTTCTGTGTCTAAAGCAGATTTAGCCCATTTAGCTTGTAGGCTATTTAATGCGGTATAATATCCTATCTTATTAACATCATATTTTCCAGTATCTTTTGCTGTTTCTATTACCTTACGTTCTAACTCATACTTTGCTTTTAATGCGGCGGCGGCTTTATTAGCGGCTGTCTCGGCGGCACTTGCTTCTGACTTTGCGGTACTAGCGGCTTTCTTAGTAGCGGCATCAACTGCATCTAATTCTTTTGTAGTTTTTGGTATGCTAGTATTAATACTTCCTAGAATACCGTCAATTGTTTTTTGTATTCCACTTGTATCTGTTGTTGTACCACCATTTAAAGCTTTTTGTAAAGCTACAATACTATTTTGTGCATTTATGTATGCCCTACCACCGTCTTGTCCGTTACCTTCCATAGAAGCTACGCTTGCTTTAGCCAATTCTAATTGAGTTTGTAATGTACTCTTAAACCCATCGTTAGTTGCGGCATACATTTGGACTATTTTTCCAGTGACTTCTGCGGTAATTTTTGCTTTTGCCGCTTCTCCATCGCCATATTTTCCAACATCAATTCCGTATTGTTTAGCTAATGCTCTAATTTTGTCTTCATTAAGACCTTCAATATTTAACCTAACTGCATCAGAAATTTTAGTTTTACCATTCTCGAAACTACCATAATTAGTTGCATCAGCTAAATATTCATCAGCTAAAATTTTTCCAGAAAGAGTTACTAATCCTATTTGCTTATTAAGTACAGCTACATCAACAGCATTTTTAAGTTGTTGGAATGTTGTATATTTTGCATAATCTATTTGATAGTTAGCTTCTAATTGAGTTGCCAATGTATTTTCTTTTGCCATTTTTTGAGTGTAAAAATCAGTGCTATTGCTTATTTGGTCTTGTATATTTTTCTTATATGCATCAGCTTGTTCTTTTTGTTTAGCTTTTAATAAATCTTCTATATTAGCGGCGCTTCTAATTCCTGCTGAATACTCTAATAGAGCAGGAGTTAAATCGCTATAGTTTTTTATAATTGCTTTCATATCATCAGATGATACGGCATGATGTGTATTAATATTTTCTATAACATCACCAAGAGAATTATATTTATCAACTATAGTGGTAATTGTAGTGCTCAAAGAATCTAAAGCATCAGCTTGTGCGGCAATTGCATCAGTTTCATCTTTTGTAGGTGTAAGTAGATTAGTGAACATTTGAATTAATCCGTTACCTTCAACTCCTGCATTTGTTAATGAATTTTTTAATACATCTAAAGTTTTTGTATCCACACCAGAAAATGCTTCTTTAAATAAATCATTTACTTCTGCTGTAAATTTAGTTTTATCTATTGTGCCTTTACTAAAATCAGTTTGTAATTTTAATGCCTTATTCCAAGCTTCTTGTATTTTTGGGGAATTGTCGGAGATTGGTTTGATTATATTCTTTGAGATATAGTCACTAATTTCTGTTGTGTTACTTCCAATTTTACTAAAGTTTAAACCAGAAACAGCTTTGGTAACAACTGATTGTAATTGACTTCCCATTTTTTTATAATTATCATCAAGTTCAACTTTTGCTTGTATCACTGGTTGTATTTTAGCTAGTTCAGTTTCTAAAGATTTTTTTATATCATTTTTTGAATCTGATATTTTTTTTGTTACATCTTTAGTATCTATACCACCAAAATCAAAACTCCACGTACCATATTCATTAGCATTTTTTGCTTCTTTATAAACTTTTGTATATGATATACCAAGTTTATCTAATTGTTCAGATAAAGTTAGCATTTTGTCTTGTGATAAACCAGTATTAGTATTTATAGTCTTTTGTATTTCATCTAAATTAGTTAAAGAAGTATTATATTCGTCTACTTTACCTTTAATCCCATTCCATATATTATCGGCATCTTTAACTATACTTTGATTATATGATTCCTTTTGTTTTGCAATCATTTCTGTTAATGATGTAACAACTGCATTTACACCACCGTTTAAGTCTAATAGAGCATTACCTTGTGAATCATACCCCTTAACTAGTTCTGGTGAAACTCCTGCAATTTGTTTATTTAATTCTAAAAATCTAGTATATTCGGTAGATGATAAACTTACATTATTATTTAAAGCATCTACACCTTGTCTTAATTTGGCATATTCGGTGCTTACATCACTAATACTTTTAGCGTTACTATCTAATGTTGCTTTTTGTGTAGCAAATGTATCTAATAATTCTTTTGACTTATTAGCTAAATCTTGTTCTGCTCCTGCAAAGTGTTGAATTAAGGGAATAGCAACTGATAATAATGTAGTAATTAATGTTAACCAAAAACCAATTGGATTAGCCGCTATTGCCGCAGTTAAACCCTTCATAACTACAGTAAATCCACCAGTTGCTACAGTAGCCGCACCAGTGGCAGTTACATCAGTAAGCTTTATTGCGGTATCTTTTGCTATTACGGCACTTACCCCTTGCGTGACAAGAACCGCTTCTATTTTTTCTGCATCTAATAATTTTAAACCAGCTAATTCTTTATTACTACTAATAACTGAAATTAACTGCGCTTGATTTAATTTACCTAAATTTAATACTTGACCATCGTATAGAATTTGTGTCTTTTGTGTTTCTACGTTGCCTAACATTGTTGCTTGTGCTAATTTACCTAAAGTAATGACATACCCATCTGTAGCTGTTGACATAGTTGAAAACTTAGTCATTAAACCTTCGATACCTAAACCTAATAATTTACCACCAACTAATACAAGTGCGGCAGATAATAAATTTAATTTATTTATTCCATAGTCTAACATACCAACTAATGAAGTACCTAAATCAAGTATTCCTTTAAAATTACCACTTTGGTTAAGATTATTAACTAGCTTATCCCATGTTGCAATAAGGTTGTTAAGTTTACCATCAACTGAATCCGAAATTGCGGCATATTTTTCTTGGGCTGTTCCTGCTGATGTAGCTGAAACACTTGTTGCTTCTAATACCTTATCATAGTTTTCCATTGTGGCAATAAAAACGTTACGTTGACGAGTACCAGCTATAGAAGTTGCTAATGCAGATTTTTCTATATCTGTATATGTATTCCATTTTTTGCCAACATCATCAAGTACATCTTCCATATTGCGCCATGAATCGTTAGTATCTCTTAGTTTAATTCCTAATTTATTAAGAACTTTTTCAACGTCATTTAATGCTTCGCTAGTATCATCATCAACAAACTTGCCAATTTTGATATTTTGCATTCTAGCAGTAACACTCTTCCAAGCATTACCAATAGTTTCTGCTGATAATCTTGTAACAGAAGAAGCTACGGTAATCAAGGCACTCATTTTGTCAATGCCAACTCCTGCTAATCCAGCACTAGATGCAACGTATTGTAACGCTGTTGCAATTTCTTCTGCTGATGTAGCATATTTTAAATCCAATGCAGAGAACTTATCAACGACACCCATAGCATCACTTGCACTAAGTTTAAAACCATTTAAAGCGGCTGTCATTAATTCTGTAGATTGGGCAGAATCCATCATACCAACTTTAGATAAGGTTGTAGAAGCCTTTAATAAAGTCGTTGTATCTTCTACTGTTTTGCCCTGTCTCCTGTAATATTACTTTTAAGAATCGTTACTTCTCAAAAGATTCCATTTTAGTATCTATATTATATGTATATTTATAAAAATCTTGATTAATTAATATTTCGAATGCCTTGTTCTTAATACTTATTAGTTCAGCATCAGATGGTAGTTTATCAGTTCCAGATATTATTCTAAATTCTTTTATTCCTAAATCATATAGAAATTTTTCTCTATTTAATTCATTTTTATTAAATTCATCTATTGTAAATGTACCTAGTCTAACCCCAAGATTATGACCAGAACCATCGTACTCAAAATAAATATTAGAATCTTTAAAATATATATCTAAAAAATAATTACCAATATTATAATTTAAAATCCCACCATATAAATTATAAATATATAATTGTTGTTTACTCGTACTATGTTTCCTGTAGTTTATACCATATTTTTTAGATGATGTTTTTATGCACTTCTTTAATATTTCCTTATTTTGAAAAGGATACTCAACACCTAATTTTTTAATATTAGTTTGTTTAGCCTTATCTAAAATATCTTTATTTCTTAAAGAACATTTATTACCATACCTTTTAATATTAGTTTTTTCACATTTTTTAGTCTTACATTTATCACAACAAATATCATCTTTAGTTTCTAAGTATTTTCTATATGGTTTTTTAAATATCTTTTTACAATATTTACATTTTACATCAACTTTAATTCCAGAGCCATTAGGAAGTTCACACGTTTTAATGATAATATTATCATTAATTTTTACATCATATCCTAAACCTTTAAAATGTTCTAAATTAAAATTGTTAATTCTTACTTTAATTTCTTGATTATCTGTATCCACAAAACCTTCTTTCTATAATATATTAACGAATACTAAAATGGAATTTTCTCATAGTTTCCTATAAGCATAGGCTATATCTTTATTTCATATTGTAATATGAAATATTCCCCATTTCCATGCACTTGCATGTACTTCCTCTCGGAATAGTCGTTGAGCCTTCCTCTAAATAAATAGAGACTTGGTTGCGGATTGTCCAATATTATTCTTTTTTACTATACCAAGCACATTACTGCTTGCCCTTATTTATGTCACCATAATAAGTTAGTAGAATAATCTCTAAGGAGTTCCCCGTCAGTTAAAGGAATTTATAGTGACCTCGATTAAAAAGCCACTCTACCGAACCATCTGCAACAGCTTGTGTTGTAGTATGTAGTTGAAGGGCTAGGTTAGCATAAGTACCAATCATTTGTTGTGCTTCTTGACTTGTTCCACCAGTGACTAATCTAATCTGTGTCATTGAATCGTCAAGTGCTTTTACTTTTTTTATACTTGCCATAATAGCTTGGTCTACTTCTTGGAATGCAGAAGAAGCTATTCTATATTGGAATACGTTCCGAATCATATCTGTCATTTTGCTATTAAAACTTGAAACATGAACAGTAGAATTTTTTAATCCGTCAGAAATATTATTCTGTGCTTCAAGCAATTTTTTGTCTGCTTCGATGACTGATTCCTTAACTTTTTCATTAGAAGCTACAACAGAATTGTCTTTAAGTACAGCAGAAGATGCTGTTGTATAAGCAGACTGCAATTTCTTAACTGATTGAACATTTGACTCGATTACAACATCGTTTGCTTTTTGTTGTTGTAATTTTGTCAATCTTATTTTAGCTTCGATTAAATCATCGTAAGCTTTTATTGCGGTTTTAATATTATCAGTATCTATTTCTTCTGTATTTTTTCTTTGTAAACTTTTTTCTTTTGCATCTACAATAGACATCTTATCTGAATAATCGTTTTCAAGTGATACTATTTTTTGTTTATCTAATATTTGAGATTTATATGTTTGAGATACAATCTCTTCTTTAGCTAAAAGATTATTATACGCACTTGCAACTTCTGTATTATTTTTTGCATTTTCTGAATTAATTTTTTCTTTTAAAGTTACTTGATAATTGAGAGAGGACTTTAAGCCATCTTCTGCGGCTGATTGTTCTTTAGCTAGTTTTAATGATTGCTCTTGTTTTTGAACAATTCCTGCATAACTAGCTTCTATTTTGTCATTATTTTCTGTTCCGCTGTTTACGTTTGAAACTTGACTAGTGGTCAATCTACCACTACCAACATTACTAGATAGTTCTTGTTGTAATGTTTTTAATTGCTCTTTTAATAATAAACTAGATTTTTCATCCGCTGTAACAAGTTTTATTTTTGTAGTATGTATAGTATTTAATATACCTAATGTTTGGTTATATAAAGATAAATTATCTTTTGCTTCTGTGGATTCTTCTTTATCTAATTTGTTTGCTTCTAACATATTAAGTTTTTCACTTAACATAATCTGATTCTTTAATATGGTAGAACGGAGTTTTTCATCATCAATTAATTTTTCATGTTTTTGTATGTACTCATCTAATCTTGTTTGAGCATTACTTAGTTGAACTTCTGCTTCTTGCCATTTTTCTGAACCAACGCTTTGCTTTGCAAATTGTTCAGCTTTATTTCTTAATTCTGTATATAACTTTATAACTTCGCTCATCTGGTACTTAGGATTAGTCTTATCAACTACGGTAGTATTTACTTCTGGTGTTCCACTTTTAATAAATTCTCCACCAGCATTAGCCGCATCTTTTAATCTAATCATTTCCTTGAAATCGATTAGAACTGTTGTTATACCTTTATGTAAATTTTCAAAATTTAATGAAAATGTAGAAAGTAAATTAGAACCAGAACCTAAAAATGTTGCACGCATTCCAGACCCTAATTCATCGATTAGACTTGTTAATTTTTGTACATTTTTCCATTCTTGTTTATAATTGAATAGTTCGTTATCGCCTAATTTATTTTTAAATACTTCTTTAAGTTGGTCTACGATAAGATTAACTTGCTTTACACTATCCTTATCTTTAACCTCAACACCAATCTCAACACCAAACTCTTGTAAGTATTTAGAGCCTTTACCTAAAGCCATAATTATCCCCCCTCTCTAAAATATAATTTAATTTTTATAGTCCATTCTAACTAAAACTCTTAATTTTCTATCTATTTCTTTCGCAACATAATCATTAACCCAATCCTGTGTTTGTTCTAAAAAATGGATACCAAAATCATTCCTACGTGGATTACGTCTTGAACCTTTACCTTCTCCACCGTTTTCAAGAAAATCAATCAACCCATATGTAAAATCTTCACCATCAAAACTTCTGTGTGCTTGCCATCCTTTACCTTCATTTTGAGCAGAAGCCCTTAATCTACTCATATCCATGTAAACTCTAACAGTATTACCAGTTATGCTATATCTTGCACAGTTCCTTAACTGATTAGTTCTTTTATAATGGTTAGGGTCACTTTCATCATATGTATATTTGTCATACCAATCTGAAATAAATGAATTTATTTTCTTTACGGCTTCATTACCAGTTTCCATTAATATAATTTTTATTTCAGATTGCATATTAGCTTCGATAGTTTTTAATCTAGCATTTAGAAACTGTGTTATTTCATCAGCCATTATTATTACTCCTTTTTGGTAAGTATCTCGTCTGTTGATTCAGATTTAATTCCCTCTACAATCTTTGTAAGAGTTGGGTTATTAAATGTTTCAATAGTTTTTAAAACGTTTAGCTTATCAATATCAACTTCGTTATTAAGAATATCTCTCATTCTTTCGATTTCTTCTACTTTAGGATAATTATCAAAAATATTTATCAGTTCATTCATAATACTTACGTTACGAATGCCAGAAAGTCTATCACATTTTTCAAGTAATTCTACATAATCACCTTCACAAGCACCGTTAATCAAATCATATAATCCACTTTGTTTAACTAAGTCATAATTCTTAGTCGTTTTATCAGTTGGCATTACACCAATATTTGTATAATAAAACTGTAAATCAAACATCATAGATAAATCATATTCTAAATAAATATAGTCTAAATCAATTTTCTTATTATCGCCTTGATTAAATGCTTTATTTTTAAATGTTTCTGCAAACACATTAACAATTGCGTATTTACTTGCAAGTGGTAAATATGATTTTACTGTAATATTTTCATTAAACCAGTTAGTGAATTGTTCTCTAGTAATTAAACCAGTTGTAACTTGAACCATTTTATCATGAACATCTGAAAAGTGTGCATACTCGCTTTTTTTATTAGCCATAATATATATCTCCCCTATTTTCTATTATTATAAATTGGATAAACTACCTTCTTGTATATTATCCTTTATTCCATTTTCATCAAAATATTTACCTAGTTCGGCAGATATATCAGCATCGTTATAGATACCAACCATATCTACTGATTCCCAACCAACTATTTTCTTAACAATTTCGGCTGGAATATTAGAAGCCATTAATCTACTTACAAATAAATGTCTAAGTGAATGCCAGTAGAAGTCAATACCTAGTACTCTACTAAATGTAATAGCCATACTGTTTAAAGTATAGATTGTAATTGGTTTCCATTTACCAGTTGCTTCATCTTTTGAAACAAACAAATACTCACTATCAACTCCAAGTTTTTCTCTTTGAGCCATCCATAAATCAAAGTATGGTTTAAAATCTTTAACCAATGTATATCTATCTAACATTTTTCCACGAGAACCTTTCCCTTTTGTTTTCATTAGTTCTGGTGTTTTATAAAGTGAACCGTAGACTATATTACTATCATCAAAATAATTTACTTTAAATCGTGTTAATTCTGATTTACGCGAACCACTACAAACAGCTAAAGCAAAAACACAAGCCTTTAGATACTGCTCTCTATCTGTCAGATACTTTAGAACGGTTTCAACCTCTTGTGCTGTAACAATAGTCTTAGTCCTTGTTTGTGTCTTAACGGGGCTTTCAATCTTGTTTATGATGTTCCTAAAATTAGGATAATCATCATCTAATATATTTTCAATAAAGATTGACATACTGCTCAATGCAGATTTTAGTCTACGTATTCTATTAGGACTATTATTAATTGATAACAAATAACTTTGATATCTCATTACTTCTCTTTTATTTAAATCAATAAAGAACTTGTTATTATTAAACAACAGATTCCATGTAAAGAATATTTGTAAATCATTCTCATATCCATGAATTGTAGTGGCGCTTCTATCAACTGATTTTAAATACTGTAAAAATTCAGTCATTATTTGTTTATTCTCTATACTAATTTTATCTAATAAATCACTATTCGTTTGCTTGTTGTACTGGGTTTGTCTTCCGATGATTTCCACCTTCTTTTTCTATATATTTATCATAATATTCCCATTGATGTTTTCCTGCTGTTTTACGTTTGTGTTGGCAACATTCACCTATATGAGAATAATTTGTTTTATAATAATTACTTGCATCAATTATAGAGTAAAATATCTCACCAGTATCAACACAAATAATGGTTTTTGAGTTCCAACTTTCTGCCCCTTTGTGTTTTCCTTTACGAGCAATACTAAGTTTTAATCGTGTTTCTTCTGAGGGGTGTTTCCCATACATTACATTTTTATTTCCTTTTTGAGAATCACTTATTTTTTTTCTCCACTCTTTATTTCTAATACATCCGCTATTACCAACCTCACCACCAGTTGAAAAGTTATATCCAAACTCATGATTAGTCGTATTATAATATTTAATATAATCTTGTTCTAACTTACAAACTTGTGACTTTGATAAATTATCATATAAGATAACGTGTTCAATATCATCCCATCCATATTTATTAATCGCTCTAGTCATTAATATTTGAGATTGATATCCCGCCCCATTCATCCATCTACGTTCTACATCTTGTGAAGTAATACCGAAGTATAATTTACCATTAGGAAAGATATGTACATAAATTGAATAACAATTTATTTCATTTTTATTTATTTCTTTATTACAATATTGGCATCTATACCCTTGTTGAAAATTACTCCATGTGATGCTTAATTCTTTATCTGGATGTTTTTCACATTTATATCTAAGTTTTATCTTAGAATTTATATACTCATCCCCTAATAACGTATATCCAACATTATTAAATTGTTCTTTAATATATTCATAAGATAATTTATCAGTTCTGCCCATAATTACTTCACCTTACTTTTATTAAGATAGGTTACTACAATTGCGAAGCTGTCACTTTGGTCATCATTTTCAAATGTCACATTTGGATATAATTTCAAAACTTCTTCCATGACTTCTTTTTTTGTAGCATTGCCTTTTAAAATTGATTCCTTGATTGTCTTTGGTGGATAATATACCTGCTCAACATCATAAAATAATAGGTTAACAATGCCGTGTACGCGATATATAACTGCGGTCGATGTATTAAACCTACTGAATGCACGTTCAATACAGACAACGCTAGGTGGGTATTTATCCTTTAACTCACTAAGATAATCATAAATCTGTTTCAACCTAACACCGTGAGTTTGTTTATCTTTAGTCATGGTGCTACCAATAAATATAGGCTTATTATCTTGAAAAATAGTAACTCCCGTATTCTTTAACGATAAATCAAGACCCCATATGTATTTTTTATATTTCAAAATATTCTTACCTACTCTCTATTAGAAATAAAATTTACCTTTTATTTATATAAAAATCTTAAAAAAAAGATAATTAAGTAATACTCAAAGATTTTGTCTTTTTTATACTTAATTATCTTAATGTTTATTTATGTTTTTGTTATTAAATTTTTGAAACTTTAGGTTTTGATATCGGTTTAGCAGAAACCTCACTTGTAGATAAAACCGAAATTTGTTCTTTGATAGCCAGTAATTCGTCTTTAGGGATAATGAAATACTCGAAATCATCGTATCCCCTTGTCTTATCATCGGTACAATCAAACTTTCCTAACACTACGTCATATCCAACAATGTCAATTGTTTTACCACCAACTAATCCTGCCCTTAAAACTACATTCATATTATTCACTCCACTTTCTATAATGATTGGCTTTATCTCTGTATCAGAGTTAGCCATTAAATTTCTAAAACATTGTTGCGTACAACAAACGTTTTTCCAAGAATTTATAGATATACAAGACCTACAAACATAATATTCATTACCACAATTTTGACATTTTCTATTATTCATATATCATACATCTTTAGTTGCTATTTTTAATAAATTTGAATATTTGTCAATAGTGATATGTTCAGCTAATACTAGCTTATTGTGCCATTTAATAAATAATGTATATTTTCTAGTCATAAATAAAGAGAATAACATCATGCTAATTAATTCATCTCTAACATCTATAAATCTATCATTATAAATTAATTTATTTGATAATAAATATACTTCTCTAAATTTTCCGATAGATTCTAATGTATTTAATATTTTCATTAACTGTTTTTGAGATATCTTTTCCATATCGATATCTTGTATGTAGTTTATTTTTTTTGTTAAATAAATCAATCTATCATATAAATTAATAAAAACGCTATAATCATCTTCACTTATATCTGTTGTTTTACCAAAGTAATAATCTAAAGCATTCTTATAGATTATAGATAATCTATTTCTATAAGCATAATATAAATCGATATCGTTATTATACATAATAGCCAATGATGCTATAAATAGATTATATTCGTTACCTTTTTTCTCGTATATGTCTAGTACAGTTTCTATACATAAATCTGTCTGTGTGTTTAAAATCATAGCAAAAAATACAAGATTACTTCCACCATTATGTTCAATATTATACTTCATTGTATATTCTATGAATACACCATAAAGTTGAGTGTTTACAAGTGAATCAATTAAAAATTCATAATCACTTGTAGTTTTTGGTTGATACACTTTATTTAATGTGTCAATTATTTTCATTGTATCTTTATTTTTTACTAATTTTAAAAGTAACCCTAGAAAATCAGAATTATGTCTATCTAACATACATGATACAATACAATGTGATAAAGCTTCATCTCTTTTGTCTAATATAAATTCAATTTCTGCCATTGTGTGGTAAATATTTGGTTCATAATTTCCAAAATTGTTTGTTAACTTATGTTCATTCTCAAATTCTAAATTAAGTTTTATACATTTTCTAAAATATTCAATAGCTTTATTTAAATCGGAACTTTTTTCAAATATAGCAAGTTCATAGTATGTTTGTGGAATATTTGGATAAAGTGATTCAATTTTAAGTAATTGATTTTTTAAATCAGAATCGCTATAGTAGTTTAACTTTTGCATTATATAATACTTATAAAAGTATGATAAATATGCAATATCAGATGTAGCTAATATATCTTGTAAATCATCAGATTCTAAGAATTTATCACAAAACTCATCTGCCAATTCATAATTTGACATTGCCAGATTTTCTCTTGACAAATAGAATAAGTCAATTGTGTCATACTCTTTATTCTCATAACTTTTATTGAGAATATCTAAATTTCTTTTACATTTATCTAAATCTACGTCTTTTTTGTATCCAGTATGGATAAGGTCATATCCTAATACGGTGACTGTATTTAATTTCTCATCACAGTCTTTTAGTACTTCGTGTATTTTTCTATCATATCTAAATCCTAAATTTTTAAATAGTTTTAATCCATAACTGTTATTGATAATAGTTCGTGAACTTTCATCTATATTTTTAGTCAAGAATTTGATACCGTTATATCCTCTATTCAGAACATCTTCAACAGTTGTTCTGAAATTATTGTCTAATTTATATTCAAAGAATTCATCAGAATCTAAGAATAAAATAGTGTCACATGTTGTTTGTTCGATTGCGAAATTTCTTGCTTTGGAGAAGTCATTCTCCCATTCGTAATCTATCACCTTACACCCTAAATTGGTGCAAATCTCTTTAGTATTATCAGTTGAGCCAGTATCTACTATGATAATTTCATCTACAACGTCTTTATAACTATTGATGGAATTTTCGATATTAGAAGCTTCATTTTTAGTAATCGTAATTGCAGAAATTTTCATATCATATCCCCTTTTAATTCATAAAAAAAATACCCACACAGACAAATGTCTGTGTGGGATAAATTTTTATCTAGTAGTTTAAAATTAATTAAACAGTTGCTTCGCTAGAATCTTCGAAAATTGTAAATGAATATAATTCTTTTGTTGTACATCCTCTTACAAAGTCCATTGTTAAGTTCTGAACAACTGGTTCTCCACTTGCTGATAAATCGAAGTTCCAGTTACCATCTACTTGTGCTTGTCCTTCTACAACAGCAGGGAACAATTCACCAGTACATGTATCTCTTGCAACACCATAAGCTGAAACAAGAACTGTTGGTGGAATACCATCCGCATTAACTGTAATCTTTTGAGCAGTTGCAGATGTTTTATAGGTATATGCGCAAGCGATATAATCCCCAACAGCAGGAGCAGTAGCATCAGCAGTTGCAAATGAAATAGCCTTAGTAGCAGATGCATATGTGAATGTGCCAGTAGTTGCAGTAGTAGCTTGTGTGAACTTAGTACCGTATGTACCATCTTGTTCTAGTTTATACAAACTACCAATTTCTGAACCAGTTGCTCCAATAGCAGTAAATTTAGTGGCAAAAGTTTTGCCTGTACCGCCTTGAATTGTGTCATACCAAGTAATATTGGTACTACCAGTAAATACTTCTGTACCGTTCTGTACAGCAAGAACATCGGTATTCCAAGTTGCAAGGGTTACTTTTAAAGTAGCCTTTCTTGAATGTCCAAAACCAGTTCCGATGTATGTATTACCTCTACCACCAGTAGGATAAACCATTGTGATAGTATTCTCAAGTCCAGAAGTCTTAGTATCTGTTAAATAAGCGATAATGCTTTTATCGACAGGTTTTCTTAGTAAAATTTCAAAAACTTGTTGCATAGCAAACTTTTTAGGTGTAGCTAGAATAGCCATAATCAAATTCCTCCTCATAAATAATTTATATATAGTAAAGCTTTCGCTTACTAATCTAAGTTTATAACGCTCCCCCAATTGACTTTTTCCCATTCAATTGGGTTCTTTTCGGTATCTATACATCCATTATGTAATGCATCCATTGTATTTTGCCATTCATTTATCTTTACATTTCTGTAATATAAATCATAGATTAAATATATTGGATACTCTTTTATGTCTTGATACCTTGTACCCTTTGCAATTTCAGACGAGATAATACTATCTAATGAAACATAATATTTATCTACTTTAATTTTTGTTCTTGATTTATATTGATTCTTTAAAATATATTGTTTAGCACCTTTACTTCCACCTTTTAAGAACATATATTCACTAGTTATCCAATTTATTTTTTTCAAATATTTAAGGGTAGTGTCGTATAGGTTTTCTGTAAATTTTACATTATCTTTGCTAACAATATATTGTTTAAGTTTGTTTTCTTGTACATTACAAAGTACAATTTGTGGTATATCGGTTTCATTAATATCTAATAGTACATATTCTCCGCTTAATCCAAGGAAGAAATTTAAAGCATCTCTGTATATTTTATCTATTGCAACAGCCTGTTTTTCAACTTTTATAATCTTCCCATCGAGTTCAGCTTCAAAAAATATATTCATAACCTTTTTGTTTAATATACATTTCTGTATAAAAAATTCCCATTCAGTTTTTATATCCTCGTACCAGATTTGCATTTCACACCATAAAATATCTGCAACATCTATTCGTGTTGAAGTTAATGCTTTTATGTAATCATTATAATTATAATCATTATCACTTATACATTTTCTTTCTAACTCTACGATATCAGATAATTTAGGGTGTTTAACCTCAATACCATTAATTAATTTTAACCCATCTCCATATAATAAACGTAACGTACTCATTTCCATAACATCACCCCTATCTAAGATTTAGATTCTTTGGTAAAAAACTAGGTCTTTGATTCATTGTAATATCTACTTGTGATGCCACAGGGGTAGTCCCACAACCCACATTACTATCTAAACTAAGTTGATACACTAATTGTAAACCATAAAAATAGTTAGAATAGTCTCTTTGTTTAAATCCTAAATCAAGCGGTCTATTTGCTATTGGTAAATCGGTTTGTTGGTTATTAAACATTTTGTCTAATTCTTCTGCAATTAGATATGGTCTATATCCTGCTTGTGTACACCAAGTATCAAGATGAAAAATAATATCAAATACTAAATTAACATAACGATATCCTTGATTATCATAAGCGGAATCTCCACCAGTTAAAGTGACGGTAACATATCCATGTTTTTCTGTATCTGAATTTGGCATCTTTGGTAATGGAAAAATTTTATCCATAAGAAGAGACCTTGTGTCAGAAATGTCTGGTTGAGTTAAAGGGTTATAATCAATAGAGTTTTCAGTAGGATAATATTTTAAAGCTTTACATATTGTTTGATTTCTTAGCAATTTTTCTGCAATGACATTATTAATAATATCACCAAGTTCTGCATAATAAGCCATTAAAACAATCCCCCTAACTCGATTAAAAGTGTATTAAGTTCAGAAGTCCTATTATTTTTACATACTATTCTTAGTAATACATCTTTTGTAGATTTTAAATTAGTTATTGAGAACCCGTTTAATGTGGTATCAATATGATAATTTTTATCTGGAACATCGTATGAATTAATTGTAAACGTAGTGTCCGTTGGGATACCATTGTTATATTCAAAAACTTCATAAGTTTGTTTCTGATTCAACTTAACATATGTAATATTAGGTAATATGGCATCATGGTAACTATCAATGATAACATCAACAACCTCTACTTTTATAGAAGTGTTAAAAATGATATTATTTTTAAGCTTACATGTAACATTACAAATACCTAAACCAACTAACGTATATTCGCCAGTAACTTCATTAATTTCAATGATACTAGCATCAGATGAATACCATAATACATCTTCTTCAATTTCTATACCATCTAAATAAACAGTTGATTTTAATGTATCTTTAGCCCCAATCGTATTCTTAATATTAGATTGGCAAGATATCACATAATTATATGTCTTGTAATTTGCAACTGTTAAATCAAAATTATCATCTTCTGCTTTATTGTCATAATTAGCATAAAATGATAAAAATGTGACTGAATCTTTATCAAAAGTATTTAGTCTATTTGGCTTACTTCTGCTTCTTAGTTTATAAACGTCATCCCCAAAAATAAACCTTGCATTAACATCAACATCTTTTGTATATTTGTTCAATTGACATTTTACTTCGATTCTTCCTGCTGGAACATCCAATTGTATATTAGTTAATAATTGTGTTTCCATCAGATTATAATCTACATAGCATGGCTCTTCGTGAATATTACCGTACTTATCCTGTGAGTTCATTGTACAATTACATCTTTGTAAATAAGCGCTTGATGTAGCACTTTTTATATTATCAGTTGCATAAGCAATCCAAATATTATCTTCAAATCTGTATCTTGTACCTAATGGTGGTTGGTGTGTAACATCTCTAAATAGAATTTTTTTAAAATCATCATTGTTCTTTTTACCAGTTTTTACATCAATTAGACTGGTAATTCTACTTTCACATGGAACAAAACTTAAAGTACCAAACTCAATTTCTTCCTCAACATCACTTTGAACTGTTGAAGCATTATCAAATTGTCCATTTACTAATTCTTGTATTTGGTTTAAATAAAACTCTTTTGGAGATTTATTAACTGATAAAAAGGTATCATAATAACTCATTCTATCACCTTTAATGCATTTAGAATTGATATGCAATAAAACGTTAATGATTTGACATTTGCATGGTTTAACTGTGTACTAATATTAACTCCTGTTAAAACGTTTGTTAATGTTAAGTAGCCTTTAGTTCCTAAATTAAAATATCCACCTGCTGTTTCCATAATTAATCTTTCTAAATATACGTGAAATCTTTTAAAATCATCAGCTATTTCACATTCCTCATATATAGGAAGTATAGCAAACACTTCATTTATCAATTTAATTATGTATTCATTTACATCAGAGCCAGATATATTAATATTGTTAATATTATACTCCATAATTTCCAGCCGCCCATTCTTTGAAAGGGGTATGTTTTAATCCATATACTATAATATCTTGGTCTAATATTTCTCTTAGCATATTTCTATGATTATTCTTACCACTTAAATTACGCTCTTCGCTGTAATGTTTATAATCGTTATCATTTAGAGTTATCTCCATTTGTGTAATATTATTTATCGACCAATTCATCCAAGTCAAAACCATAGAATCAGCCATGATATTGAGTTCATCAATATCTAAAGACACCAAAAATGTTCTACTAACTAGGTCTACATTTGAAATATCCTTGATACAATCAGAAGAGAACCGAGGGATACTTTTAATTAAAAATGTATCCATCATATCTTCTGCAATTGCAACATCTTCTTGAAATATCTTTTTGATTTTATAATCTTGAATAGACCCTAAAAATAATTTATACAAAGTCTCAAATGAAGTTACCGTTTCCATACTCCCACCCCCTCTTTTTTATATTATAAAGTTAATATTATGCTTTTACATCAAAACTTTTCATTCCTTCTGCTTTTGCTTTAATATCAACTCCGAATTTTCTACTAATAATATCAACTTTATTATAGTCAACAGCCTGTCCACCATATATACTCATACTAATATTATGAATAATTATTTCTTTTTGTGAATCAGTAATATTATCTAACATAGATTCAATAGTATTAGCGCTAAAATCACAAATTTTATCAATAGCATCTTTGTTTAAAATAGTCTTATATAATTCCGTAAGTTCTAAGAAGTATACGGCATTTTTATCAAGAACATAAAACAATCCATTATCGACAAATTTCTTATTAGTATTAACAATATCATTTAGCTTAGAATAAGAGACTGACTTAACTTGTCCATATTGATTAAAGGACAATTTTGCCGAGCCACCTTCTTCTGTTGGTAAATTTAAAGAACCGTAGTATAAAGACATTACTTTAATTTGTTTATTAGCGGATGGTTCTACAAATCCTTCATTTTCGACTTCTACCTCTGCTAATTTAGGACTTTCGATTTTACTAGCTATATTATCTGATTTCTGCATACTAGAAATTAAAACCTCTAGTTTAGCTTTTAGTTCAGCATTGTCTTGTAATATTTGTTGATATTCTGCGTTGCCAATCGTTGGTTCAGCAACGTTAGTAACCTTTTCTTCTACAATTGTAGAAGCGGCATTTGCAATCTTAGGCATATTAATAAATCCCCTTTCAATTCAAATATTGGTAGAGGGATACCTATTAAGTCGGTATCCCTTCTATCCTAATATTTATGTATAAATATATTATGTACGAACGTGTACGATTAAGCTAGTGTGATAATTCCTGCAATAGCATTTGTAGCAACTGCGATACCATATGATTTGTTGATAGTTGTAGATTCTGTTAAGTTAGCAGTTTGTTGAGCCGCGATAGTACTATTTGTGCTTGAACCTTCATAGCAAAGCTTTACAAGTTTTTGGCTTGAAGGAGAAATTACATAGATTCTATCGTCGTCAATTGCTAATTTATAAGGATTAGACCAATCAGCGATTTGTGGTAATACCATTGTGTCATATCCTGCTAGAGTTCTGACATAACCAACTTTTACAAATTCACTATCGATATCGTATCTGTAGTTTGCATCATCTGGAAGAATATTTGCTAATGCTGTTGGAGTACCTAAGAATACAGCTTTAGCACCGCCATTATATGCTGTAACAGTAGCGGCAAGTCTTACTGCTTCTTTCTTAGTAAATCCTGCAACTTTAAGATTACCATCTACAGGAGTTGAAGGAAGGTCGCCCATTGCAGTATCAAATGCTTTGTAAACTTCTTTTGTAATTTGAGCTTCTACACTAAGGATAGCTTTCATTACAAACTTAGCTAGAGAATCAAGACCACAAAGGACTTTGTAAAAGTTAACAGAAACGGCAATAGCACGATTTTCTGGCATAACAGTTACTTGACCGTTGTATTGTCTTTGGAACTCTACTGTTCTTTGGTCTCTACCAGCTTTAGATACATAGAACAAATCATTAGGTTCAACGTCGAAAGCAAAGCTATCGCCAATCATACCATTTCTTTGTTCTGTGTAAGCGCCGATGCTTTTATCAAGAACGTCTGGGATAATCATATCAATTAGTGAGTTTGCAACTGCAAAAGAAGCCCACTTAATTAGAGGATGTTGACCCCACATTTCGTTTGATACCATTGAATTTTCTGCGAACTCAATGTTAGCAAGTCTATAGATTTCAGCGTTCATTAACTTATTCATTTTCTTTTCTTTATCAGCAAATGAAATTGAGTTGTCGTATGCGAAGCCAGTTCTTTTTTCTGTTTCAGAAAAATATGTGTTCATATAATCTCTAAATGCAACCTCGACTGTATTACGGTTGGCAGAGAAACATAATTGTTTAGTCATAATTTTTATTCAACACCTTTCTTAAATTAGTTGTTAACTACTTCAAATTTGTAAGTAGTTACGGGAGTTTTAACTAGATTGCTTGAACCAATATGTAGAATACTTGTTCCAACTTTCTTTAATGTGAAACCAGTCCCTGCTGTTGCAGATGCAACAAGTTTAAATCCAGTTGCGGCTGGTGTAAGGAAACCAAGAGTTGCGACATCAGCAATTCCAGCACAAGTCATTTCGATAATGTCATGTGGAGCAAGGAATGTAGCATCAATCATGCGACCAGTGAAATTAATAAATGCTCTTGGGTCTGGTGTTAAGCCTTTATATTCACTACCCATTAGGTCTCTAGTGATAACAACTTCTGGGCTTGTAGCCATCCATAGTCCTTTAGCAGATACTGAACCTGCTTCTGTAGCATTCCAAACTGTGCCTTCTCCAAGATTTGTAGAGTAAGAGTTAAGATTAAATACAGAACCGTTTTCAACATCAGAAGTAGCAACAGCAGTTCTGTTGTATGTATCGATGTTCATTGCTTGTACGCGAGTTTTTATAACAACATTTGTAGCCATAATTCAATTCATCCTTTCTAAAATAAAAAATTATATTGTATCCCAAATACTATTTGTTTTTCTTTGAGATTCGAATGGGAGACCTATCTTTACGATACCATCTATATTTTCAGCCCTATCAAATACCTGTGCTTTTACATAATTGCTCCAAGATTCAATAGAGGAAAATTCCTTAATTTTAGACTGCATTTCAGTCTTTTCGGATTCACTCATAGTGATTCCACGATTTTCAATATCTGACATTACTTTAGTGATTGCAGACATCTCTTTCTCTTGTTTTAATTTCTCTTCTGCATCTACTTGAAATTTCTTTAAGTCTGCATAATCAGACATAGTTTCAATTTGACACATATAAGCTTTATTTTCTTCTTTTAGTTTAGCGTTCTCTGCTGACATAGCTTCGAACTTTTCATCTGCGCTCATTTTAGCTTCTTTGTCTTCTTTTTCTTTATCAGCTTTAGCTTTATCAGCGGCTTCTTTATCGGCTTTAGCTTTATCAGCTTTAGCACTCATTTCAGCATCTTCGCTCATCTTTGCTTTTTTAGCTTCTGCTTCTTTAGCTTCTGCATCTTTATCTGCTAACTCCTTAGCTTTTTCTGCCTTACTTTCAGCTTCGTCTGCGCTCATTTTTGCCTTTTTGTCTTCTTCTTCTTTAGCTATTTTAGCTTTTTCAGCTTCGTTTGCCTTTTCTTTTTCAGCAAATTCTAACTCTTCTTTAGTCAATTTCAACTCACCTGCACCTTCATTATTATTTATTAAATCATCAGAAGTGCCTACTTCATTAAGGTAGGCTTTTTTATCCTCTGAAAACTCCAATTGGATATTAGCGCCTTTAACCGCGGGATTTATATAATCTCCTAAGAGAGTAACACCCTCTAATACAAACTCTTTAACCCTTAATTTGTCTTCAATTTCTTCTGAATCAGTAACACTCATTTCTACACTTACAGCCTTTTTATTACCATCTTCATTGAATACTCTTAGTACATCAGCACTATATTTCTTCCAAATAGTTCCCATTATTGTAATAAAAGTTCTGCCGTCTGGTACTTTACTAAACACAACTGGATTAGATTCTTCTTCTTTAATAAACCCACATGGGACTTCATCTGATTCATGACCTTCAAAATCACCTATGTATTTATTATATTTATATAGAATCGGAATGTCATAAATTGTATCAGCACACTTATTTAACACATCATTCTCAATATCTAAAGTATGAGCATTTTTACCATCAGCAAAAGCATATATTTTAGCTTTCTGAAATCTACTACTTTTTGCATCTCCTAATAATTCAATTTTATCAACTGAAAAATTAATAGAATACTTGTTCATTTTACTCACCCCCTAAATTTAAAAATTGTATTAATTCTTGTGTCTTATAATATATATAATCTCCTTTTTCAATACTAAATAATGAAAAACCATTTTTTAATAACATTGTAGATTCTTCTTTTTTACAACGGTATAGTTTATCTTCATTTACTATTTTAGGATTAAGAATAAACATGGTATTACACCCCAGTTCCTTTGTCAATGTACATTACTCTTTTAACTCGCTAGTTCCACGCGCTTGACTATTTAAAGTATCTTCATTGTCAGTATCTTCTTTAGACTGTCTACCCTGTGTTTTTTTTGTAGGGTCAACTTTCTGTGATTCGGCAGTTTGATTATTTAAACTCATCAAAGGAATTAGCTTCTTATCAAATCCCATAGATTTAGATAAAGATAAATGTCTATTAAGTTCGAATGGATTCATATCACAAATTCTTGAGACTTGTTGAAAATCAACAATACCCATAGTTGCTAAATTCTTAAATTTATCTTGTCTTTCTTTAACATCATCTGGTATATCTATATCACTAAATTTAACTTTAAATTTGTATTTCTTTGTATTTGCGTTAACAAAATAATCAACAAAATCTTCAAATAGTGGATATATAGATTTAATAAAAGCATTATCTATTGCACTAGCTAATTTAGATTGGTGTACATTTAGTCTATCAGTACTAATTAATGGTTCAGAAGATGCAACACTTTGAGCAGAGATATTATCTACATACTCTGATAGCATATTTCTTTCAGAAACAGTAAATTCTACTGGTTTAATATCATCCATAGGTAATGCGGTTAATCCAATTTGTTTAGCTAAACCTTGTCTAGCTACACCTAAGAATTTACCTAAAATATCTGGTGTGATATTAATTTGATTCGCAACAGCACCAGATTTTTTATCTTTATTCATTCCTATAATACCAACTAATAACTTAGAAGCTTCAATAAAATATTTATCCTCTTGAAGTTTCCTTACGGTTGGTTGGATAGATATTTCTGGAAATAATGCGGCGAAATATGGGGTTAAGGTAGCTATTTCTGGTGATATTTTAAAAGCCCAAAACTTATCTTTTGGGGAACATTGATGCCAATAAATAAACGTGCTATTCCTTGAATCAACGTTACCAGATGGTTCATACTCTGTAGAAACATTCTTAAATGTTTCCCTATACATTCTTTTAAAAACTTTAGGGTACATATTTATGTCTACACCGTAATTACCAATAAACCAGTTGAAGTTGAAGTCAAATAACAATCCAGAATCGTGTCTTCCAGTAATCTTACAAAAATCTGGTGGAAGTTCTTGAAGTGTATATTTACTTCCCTCGTCCCTAAGTATAGTATAATAGATTCCTTGTCTTAGCATTTGTTTCATTGCTTTTTGAAACTCTTCTTTAAAGTTAAAGTGACTACAAAAATCATCTAAGATTTTTAAATCTTTCTTAAAAGCAGGAGAGTTAAATTCTTCATCTTTGGTTATGTTTGTACAATCAAATGTTAAATTAAAACAAGCTATATCAGCAAAGTATCTAATTAATCTTTTATAAAACATATTTTGAACTTCAAAATTTGTACTATAATTTCTTAATATAGTTTCGCTATCTTTAGGCGCTCTTAATGCTCTTTCAATCCCTTCCATAGTTCCTTCGACGGGGTTCATATTAATATTTTGTAATTGTCTATTCACCGTGTCTGGTGTGAAATATGTATTACGGAATTGATTATTATATTCGTTTGAAAAGCTAAGAAAATCCCAAGCGTTTAAAACTTGGTTTACTTCGCCCTCTGTTAGTTTTCCATCGTTGTCAGCCAAATTATCTCTCCTTTCTTACTTTTATCCGTATTGTATGTAGTCTAGCAAACCATAATCGCTATTATTATTGCTAAAATGGTTATCTTCTAAAAGTTTTGCATAGTATAATCCGTAAGCTAAAGACATAACTCTATCTTTACGTCTACCAGATTTCTCTTTTAAATTGATATAACCACCTGCTACTTGGTCTAAATTTATTGCTTCATTAATTAACATATTAGTTTGAACATAAGAATCTAAAAGTCTAATTCTTAAATTAGAATCTTCTATTTTATAATATTTAAAATATTTATTAAGATATTCTACAGCTTCTTGTGATTCCACTAATAGTGAAACTTCTTCTGATGTAAACAAATTTTTCATATTAATAAACATTTCATGTTTTAATTGTGGTGGTGTTTTAACACTATAAATCAATGGTACTGCATTTTGGCTAATAGTTCTATTGACCATTTTTACATCGTCATAGTTAACAACTGTCCATGCAGGATAATTTTCACCACGTTCTTCATCATAAGTTTCTGTAGTACAAGCATCGAATACACCAACACCATTTCCCTGTGTATCGATAACAAAATAGTCACAATCTAATTCATAGAACAATTGTTTAGAACGTCTAGCTTGAATAAGTGAGTTAATACCATGTAGGCTTTCACCATACGCTACAATTTTCTTATACTTACCATCACTTGGAATTAGTCTTATAATCCAGTAAGCGGTATTATCGTTTTTTGCTGATTCTATCAGCGCGACATCCATACATAAAAGACGAATTTCATTTGGTAACTTTTCTTGATAGAACTGCCATTTAGTCTTATCTTCTTTGAAATCTACGAACTCTTCATTACTCATAGCATATAGCGCTTTAGTATTTGTTCTTACTTTATCCATTACAGTATATTTAAAGTATGAATCACCATTACCTCGTTCTGGAATACCTAAATATTCAGCTTTTAGTATTTCTAATGATTCTTGATTTTCTCTAAAACTTTGTTCTACAATTTTACGAGTAATAAACTTATTCTTTACACCAAAGTGATAAGGTAAAGCAACAGTAGAATAATCCATGTTACCATCTAACATATATTGCACAAATTGTTCAAAATATTTATAAGACCATTCTTCTGCTCCACGTATAGAACTTAAATACAATTGTCTTTGTTCTTCTGATGGCAATGCATTTTTCTCTTTTGCAGTTAAACTTCTGTATGGTGGGCATCTAGGAGATGTTAACATTGGTACGAATACTCTAGTTAAAACTTCTTTTTCTGTTCTTACAAATTCATCAACAATTAATATATGGCAACGAATACCTAATGAGTTTTCACTATAAGGTGCGGTAGCAATAACAGAACCGTTCTTAAAAGTAATACTGCTTTCATTTTGTCCAGTTTTTACACCGTCTTTTTCTATCTCATTACTTAGATTTTTACTATCTCTTGAAAAGTCTAGTATCTTTTTTATAAATCTAGTAGACTGACTTTTAACAGGACATACAACCAATATTTTTTGGTTAGGATAAAGAATTGCACGTTGAACTGCAAATAGAAGCGTTATAGTTGATTTAGCTAATCCACGACTTGCAATAAAAATAAAGTTAGGATATTTATTCATTTGGTATATCAATACCTTTTGAAAATCATGTAATTCTAATCCTAAATAATCAGTAATAAATCTATGTGGATTACTTCTCCAATAACCTACCCATTCTTCAAAGTTCTCTGCATAAATTTGTTGTTGAGTTTTATTTTCCTTTTTTAATCTCTTTATTGTAATCGTTGGCATTATGATTCACCTTTTTCATCCACAGCTTCTGGAACATCCGAAATAGGCGATTCCTCTTCATTCACATCTTGAATATCTTCGATTAAATCAATTGTATAATCCTTATATAATTCATCAAATTTCTCTGTATAAGCATTTGTTTTACCTAATGCCTTACATGTAGAAGCAATAAATCCAATCAATAACTTGTTAATATCATCCACATCTTCAAAAGATGGGTCAACTTGTTTAACTGGTCTAATTTTTTCTAAATCTTCTATTCTCTGTCCAGTTGTAGCTTTAATTGAACCAACACTATTTTGTTTTTCAACAAGTCCACTGGTATTTAATAATTCTAATAAAGATTTTACTTTCTTCTCTACGCTGTTACCAATTTCTCTATCTTTTCTGATTTCATTACATTGTAAACAAACTTGTTGCACCATGATATCAATTGATTTTTCATTAATACCGTTAAGTTTATCTTGCCAATCAAGATACTCATTTTCTAAATAAGCCAAATCTTCATTATCGAACATTCCCCATTTTTGTTGTAAATCATCTGTGTCATATTCAATAATATCATATTTTTCTGTATCTATATCTTCGTTCTTTGCTTTTCTCTTAATTTTAGTAATTTCATCAAATGATGCCAATCCATCAATTTCATTTTCCCCCATTGAATCATCAAAGGAGTACCCCCAACCATTTTGTTCTGAAAATCCTAAGCCTTTCATATATGATTGTACAATTGCATCTTCGCCTTTAATCTTAGATTCTGGATTGTTAATATTAACAACAGCACCTTGATAACAAACGTTTATGTATGGTACGTCAATCTTTCTACACATATAATATATTGCTAAGTTCATATTCTTATATTTTTGTAGATAATATGAATATATTTCTTTAGTACATTCTTTACAGTATGGTATTTTCCCAAAATATTGTCTAAATCTATCTTTAGACTGATAAAAATTAGCTTGATTAGATGTACCACACTTTACACATTTAATCTTATCAGCTTCTGTTGCAGTTGGATTACTTCTTACTGCGGTTCTTCCCATCTAACCAACCCCTTTTTATTCTTCTATAAATGTATATATGATATCGCTTATACCGTGTTCAGAATCAAGTACAAATGACTGATTCTTTCTCACAGCGCCATATCCTTGTTCGTATCCCCATCTACTTAATGCGGATACAGTTGGCAATCTTCTTACATCAGTACCACCTTTATCAACAACGCTCTCATGGTGATAGTGAGCCAATAGATATACCGTATTTTCAGTTTGACCTAATAATTGTCTTGCATCGGAATTAACAATATCATTAATATTGTTTTGTCTTAAATCATGCGCAAACCCAATTAAAGTTTTACCAAAAACCTTATATTTTCTTTCAATCCACTCATAGTCTACATTAACGTCTTCACAGCCATCATATTTCACACGCAAAGCATTTGCAATTCCGAAAGCAACATGGTAATCATGATTAGACGGTATATGTATAACTTCAACATTAGAGATTTTTCTTAATCTTTCAATAGTAGAAATTAACATATTAGTAACGTTAATAACTGCTTTTTCAACTTCCATAGATTCTACTTGTGGAGTGCCTTTAGTTGTAGTGCCCATTTTGTTATCTACATTGATTATATCTGAACCAATAGTGAAGTATATTTTTTCAAATTTAAGATGTTTAGTTCTTTCTAATACATCGTTAACAACTTGATAGAATATTTTTTCAGCTATATTTTCGTCGTATTCATTACCAGAACTTTCAACATAACTTCTAAGAGCATAATGTAAATCAGTAATTGGAAGTATTAAAGCCTTCCCATTCTTCTCATATTGTTCTTTTTTGATATTTGAAATGTCCTTTATTTTTATGTTATCGAATAACTGTTCAATATAATCCGCTGACCAAGCAAAATCTTTTTTTGGTTTTACTGTGATTTTACTTTGATACATAACAATCTTTAATCCGTTTCCTGCTGGTGCATTCCACAAATTGTTTTTACAATTAATTAATTCCCATTTAGAAGCATCAAATTTATGCGCTTCTAATAATCTCTCTGGACTTTTTAAATCTTCTTCACATATTTCAATAATACGGTCAGAAACCATTGAACCATCTTGATTTAACTGTGTGCTATCTTTATAACCCATAGAATGTTCTTGAACATTAAGTGGTTTATTTGGGATAATTTTAGATGTTTTTCTTGACTTTCTAATAACGCTTCTAATTCTTTCGTTATCCCAATAATCAGTCGAAAATTTTTCATTTGATTTAATAGCTATCTCTCTATAGCATAAACCCTTATCTCTATACAGGGATAAGATAAAGTTCTCTTGTTCGATTTTACTCAATAAAAAAACATTCCTTTCGATTCTAAAAATTATGATTATTCCAATTCTCCTGTAGCTATATCCCAATTTTTATTATTAGCAACTAACTTTTCTGCATCTGTTAGCGGTTCATTATTCAAAATGTTAATAATATTTAAAGTAGAACTTTCCGCAGATATTGGTAATGAATTAATTAAATTAACTATTGCTTTATGTGATAAAGGACATGAACGTATGGAAATTATAATACTAGATACATTTAGACCACCAAATAATATATTATATATTGAGGAACAGTAATTAAACATACCATCATTAGATACAAGACTTTTTATGTTTAACAACGGTATGTCCATTAAAGACGTACAATTATAAAATATATAACTCATATCAATAACATTACTTGTATCTAATAATGGTATACTTTTTAAAAAAAAACAACTATTAAACATATTACTCATATCAGTAACGTTGATTGTATCTAATAATGGTATACTTTTTAAACACATACAACTACTAAACATATTATTCATATTAGTAACTTTGCTAGTGTTTAGTAATGGTATATTTATTAAGCAATTGCACCCAATAAACATATAACTCATATCAGTAACATTACTTGTGTCTAATAATGGTATATTTGTTAAAGAGGTGCAATTGCTAAACATACTATTCATGCTAGTAACTTTGCTAGTGTTTAATAATGGTATACTTATTAAAGAAACACAAGTGGAAAACATATTATTCATATCGGTAACATTTCTTGTATCTAATAATGGTATATTTTTTAAAAGCTGACAAAAAGATAACATGCTACTCATATCAGTAACATTACTTGTATCTAATAGTGGTATATTTGTTAAAGAAAAACAACTATCAAACATATTATTCATATTAGTAACTTTACTTGTATCTAATAATGGTATACTTTTTAAACAATTGCAACCGCTAAACATATTATTCATATCAGTAACATTACTTGTATCTAATAATGGTATACTTTTTAAAGAGGTGCAATTGCTAAACATACTATTCATGCTAGTAACTTTGCTAGTGTTTAATGATAATAATGCGATTAATGATATACATTTATTAAATACCATAGGATTAGATATATCAGATACCTGACTTATATTGTTATTCCCAATTAGATTAAAGTATCTTAAATTATTAGATGTTATCTTAATATCTTCTACAACAGGTAATTTCCCAATAAAATCTACAACCGTAAAATCTGTATAACCATTTTTCAAACTATGAGATACAAGACTTATATCCGTAATATTTTCACCAGTTATTCTTATCATTACCTGTTTAAACCCATCAGAAGTTAAATCATCATAATCATTAAAATCAAGTGTTTTTTCGGCTGTAGTCCCGCTCAATATATTGATTATGCTTTCATTAGCACCAAAATAAACGCTATAGATACCGTCACATATTACATTTATAGCAAACAAAGCCATATCAGTATGTGGTATTAAAAATAACATATAAGCTTCATTATCATTAGGGATTGGCATCGTCAGCCAATCTTTAGGTCTAGTTGTATTGTATACCTCTAAAGGGGATGGCGGTTCAACGCTACCACCACTAATTTGACTAATCTTATTAGGATAATTTCTAAAAATATCAGTGTCTAATATCTCGACACCTTTATCTCTAATAGCATTTTTAATTTCATTTTTAGTTTCATTTAAATATTGTAATTTGTTAATTATACTCATACAATCTCACCATTAATTATATCTAGTATTATCTCTATATCACCAATTTGTGATAATATAGATTGTATCTCCGTTCCTAACTTTGCTTTTTGAGCCGATATATTCATATTATTTAAATCTTTAATTTGTTTAGTTGTCAAAGCCATAATATAAAACTCCTTTTTTAATTATTTTTAAATAATAATATCAAAGGGGTAAACAATTAGTAAAATGTAGTAGTACGATAATTATGAAAATTTTGGATTATTAAATTTTAGTTTTTCTAGCATTTCTAAACTTCTATGTACCTTACCATTAGCATTCTGTGTTTTAATGGCATGGTCTGCTAACGCTTCTAATACTTCTGTATCAACTTTATTCATGCTAGTATTAAATCGTGTTTCTTCTTTTACTTCCTCTAATTGCGTAGATATCTCTTTTACATCATCTTTTAATCCAGAGAGTAAAGTAATTTTAGTTTCTGATTCTTTTGCATTTGCTTCAAAATCTTGCTTCATAACATCTACAAAAATAAATTTCTTCTCTAATTCCTCTACTTTGACTAAAATTATATCAATTTTATCAATCTTATCAAATTTCTTAAATACCTTGAATAATAATCCAATTATTGCACTTAAAGATAAGATAAGCCCAACAATAATTGATACGCTATTCATATCAATCTGTGCTTGCATATTAGCATCTCCCTTAAAAATAAGTTTAAACCATTCATATATAAGGGGGAAATTATCCTACTCAATTATGATTTGTTTTTAGATTATTATACTGTTACTAAGTCTTCTTTAGTAAGATTAAAATCGTATAGTATACTTCCATTCGCTTGAATCCTAGCCGCTAAATATCTAACAAATACATATCCTTGATATACAGTAATTAGATTTTTACCAGTTTCATCGTATACTGAAATTGATTTAAGATTTTCGGTAATCAATTTATTTTTATATACTTCAAGGTTATCACTAGGTTCAGCTTTATCATTTTGTATAGTAAGTGAAATATGAGCATCACCAGTAACTTCTGTTCTAAAATTTTCTTCTACAGAAGTTGCGTTAAAAATCGTGCCATCAATTAATTTAATTTTAAACATTATATCATCTCTTTTCTAAACTTTTAAGCATTTCAAGTTCATCTTTATTTATAATTTCTAAAGCCCATTCGTCTGGTACGTAATTTTTAAATCTTTTAGCTATACCGTTTTTAGCATATGTTTTATTCCAAAAGTATACATTAGCCAATGCTCTTGCTTTATGCATATCGCAAGCATATGTAGTTCTTTTATTAGCCGTACCAAACTCTTGATAATTATGAGCAGAACACCATCCACAACCTTGCGCAATAGGACAATTAAAACATTCATCAGTAGATTGTGTTCTTCTATCAATACATCCTAAACAATTAACACAATCACATTGTTTTTCTGTTTTCATCATACCGTCAAATACATTACCAATTATCATAGGTTCTTGGTCATCACCTAGACTACTTTCCATATAACGTAAGCATGGAAAAATATCTCCCTTATAATCTACAGCAATCATGTTGCCAGTACCACCACACCAATTATCAATATCATCAGTGCCCTTTGGTCTTGCAAAATCTTCCTCAAAAATAGATAGGTATATCTTATTTTGTAACCCATTTTCTAATAAATAATCAGCTACCATTTTAAGTTGTTCATATAGTGTAGTTGCGTTTTCTTTAGTCCATCCTTTTTCATATACAGTATTAAGAAATATTTGTTCATATCCTAATTTAATAAGATTTTCAACAGCTTCAAATGTATACCCTATATTAGCAGGAGCAAGTGTCATCTTACTTCCCATTTTACCACCAAGCACTTCTGTAAAGTGCTTAACTGCTTTTATAGCCATATCATAAGAACCCATACCATTAGGGAATACTCTGCAAGTATCATGTAATCTCTTATTACCATCTACAGATACGGAAAATGATAAATGATGTAAGTGTTTCTTTATATAAGTTTGTACTCTTTCATCAAAATATAATACACCGTTAGAACAGATAGTTATCATAAATCTTGTAGCCCACGGATGTTTTTTTATAATCATTTGTGTAATAAAATAATCAGTTATTTTATCAATCAAATCTATTGCTAGGAATGGTTCTCCACCTATAAATTCCATTATAATAGCAGGAGAATTATCAATATTAATATATTCATTGGTATCTATATCTGTATTTAATATATCATCTATAAAACGTTTTGCTATATCAAAATTCATAAAATGATGACCTTTGTTAATTTCATAACAATATGTACATCTTAGGTTACAATCATCAGTAACTTGAAATGTTATTGTACGTGCAAGTTTTTTATGATGCACATCACCGTCATATGGTTGTGGAAATAGTCTATTGATATAATCAGCATATTGTTCTATTTTTTTATACATTATCTACCTCGATTGTTAACATTTTGCTCTCAAAATCTAAACTCCATTTGACTTCTTTATCAGCAATACTAGGATTAGCATATATGTATAATTCTTTCAATTGTTGTAGTGCAATTTCATATTCAGAAAAATACCTTTTATATTCTTTTTGATATTCTTTTGCAGAATCAGTACTCATATTCATATTTTTTTCTAACATAAACGCTATAATATCTTTACGTGCATATGTTTCATATTGCAATGATTCTATATAATCGACAAGTTCCCCTTTAATTTCTACCTTCATAATAAAATATTTCTCCTTTTATTTTAACTCGCTCTTTGACCAGAACATCCAGTACATGCTCCGCAACTGCTTGTACATGTACTGGAACAGTATCCGCTACAGTTAGCACCAGAAGATTTAGAACCACTACATCCAGAGCAACCATCACACGATGTACATGCCCCACAAGTACCAGCACACATACTAGAACATCCAGTACATGGAGTACATGTGGTATTACAAGTTGCTTTACAAAATCCTAAACAAGTAACATCACATACTCCGCAACCCTCACATCCGCTACATCCAGTTTTACAACTACCGCTACAACTACCGCTACAACCACCAGTGCAACTACCAGTACAAGCAACACATAATCCTGTACATGATGCAGAACATGAAGATGCTGACGTTGTAGTAGCTTCTGCGGCTAAATTATTAACTATAGTTGTTAATCCAGTATTATCAAAAGATGTAGGGATAATAGCGCCTGAAACAACAGGAACTAAATCTCCATATGTTTTAACTGCTAGTAATGGTTCTATAACTTTTTTACCATGTTCAGCTAATATTATTCCACCCGTAGCAGGTGTTGTAGAAAAATCCCAAGAAGTATCAGCATAAGCAACAAGACTTCCCGTATATGCTCTTCTTTGCATTTCTGCTTTTACTTTTGCTTTTAAAGCAATTAGTTCACTAGAAATCATTTCACTCATTTATACTCATCCCCAAACTCCTTTAGCCGCTACCCAAGCAGTACCATTAAAATATTTCAATATACCGCCATTAGCAGTATCTATCCAACCTTTTGTTACAGCAGTTGGGGCGACAATTCCTACATACATACCACCTAAATCAGCGGCATGTATCCCATCTACAGTATCTGCATTTAAAACACTTGCAGTACCAATATTTAAAGAAGAATATTGAGTTCCCCATGATTCCCAAACACCATTAACTGCTTTCCTTATGTTTTTAACACTTGTTTGAGCAGATACAAACTCTTGTTGTGTCCACCCAGCACTTGTAGAAGTTGTACTATATGAATGCACAATTAAGTTTCCTTGACCATCTGGTAATGAAGGTGGATAATTTGTAAATATACCTTGATAAACTCCTGTCTGAAAATAACCATCACAACTACCAGTACAACCAATAACCTTTGGTACAAAATCGCTTGAATGTTTTCCATCTACAGTATCTGAATTACCGCCATCAGTAATACTTATTAATAAATTAGAGCCATCAATTTTACCTACAATAAATCCACCAGATTTAAATACATTGGTATATAATGCATTACCATTAATCATTTTTGCAATTAATTGAGAACCATTAATTTTCCATGTATCTCCAACGGTAAAATCAGCAGTAGTTTGAAAACTTATCGTATTACTACCTAACATATCTTTAAAATAAACTAATGTAAATGAACCTTTATCTATAGATACATTTGTAGTTGTATCCGCTGTTCTAAACTCTTGAATTGTTTCTGTAGAAGTTGTTGGTGTTAATAATTCATATAATACAATAAGATTATATGAAGAAAGCCAAGTTTTAAATAATGCAATTTTGTTTACATCAGAAAGTGAATCAGACCATCCAATTAATCTGCTTTTATTTACACGGAAATATCCAAGGGTTGCATTTGCTTGTACGTCACTTAACCAGTACCCTTCATCTGTTGTAGTACTACTTAAAAGATTTGTTTTATATGTAAACTCATTACATACGTCTGTACTTGATGCTAATCTATTTGTAAAAGAACTAACATAAAAACATACAGAAGTAGAATTATCAGAAGTAGAATATATTGACCAAGTTTCATTGCCAACAAATTTAACTAATCCAGTGTAATTAGTTCTTATTCCTGTTGTAATATTTACGGTATCTTTTACTCCATCACTCATACTATAAAGTGCATTAATAATAGTAGTAGAGCGTACCACATCGTTGATAGTAATACTTGGAGCAACTACTCCTGTTATAGTATAAAGATTATTTGGAGAAGCTATTCCAGTCCCAGTTAAAGTAGTGCTACCATTAATAATTAAGCTTTTAATGCTAGTATTTACAGTCCCATTAATTGTGACATTAGAGCCTGTTACAGTCCCTATATTATCATCTGATAAATTATGAACAGTACCAATCTTAACGTGCGAACATTTGGTAATATGTTTACTAGAATTATCAACATGTGATTGTACTGTAGTGCCATCAGTATTAAATACTTGACTTGAATCTGTTTGAATTTTTACATCAGTAAAAGTGCCATCATCATTCTGTATTTGTGGCGCTACATGGATTTCAGCCATATTAATTCCTCTCTTTCTTCTATATATAAATTAATTTTATATATAAATAAAATATAGATTTTGTATTTTTACATAACAAAAAAACACCTATAAAAAATAGGTGTTTAATGAACATTCTTTATACTCACGTTCAATGAGATATTTGGCGAAGCAAGTAGGAGTTGAACCCACGTAATCAGTTTTGGAAGCTGACGTTCTACCGTTGGACTATTGCCCCATATAACAAGATACTATTTTTATCAATAAAGCTTGATTTTATTTAATAGCTGTAAGTATCTTTAATTTGGTACGCTAAGAGGGACTTGAACCCCCAATACACAGATTAGAAATCTGATGCTTTATCCAGTTAAGCCATTAGCGTATGAACGAATGTTTTTGTGTACTAAAGTACATAGTTGCAGTCATGTTATACATACAAACAGTTAAAGCTTTCTCTCTACACCACTCTTGCAACAAAGCAGATATAGGTCAATGAAAGTGGAGGTCAATGCAGGAATCGAACCCGCATCTTCTGATTACAAAACAGAGATTCTACCGTTAAAATAATTGACCATAAATTACTTTTTGTATGGAAGTATAACCATCAATTTTTCACAGTTTTATTCTGGAATGGATATGGGTTTAATGTCTCCATTCCGACTTGATATGTTGGTGGAGATAAACGGATTTGAACCGTTCACGTTCTGCTTGCAAGGCAGATATTCTACCAAATGAATTATATCCCCATATTTATATAGTCAAAGTAAAACTAAGGCTACATAACCTATACTACCAATCAGCCAAGCAGTAATCGACTAGCCACATTTTATTTTTATGTGTTATGATTCACATGTTGGTACAATATTCCCATACTAACTTAACTCCATTAAATTTACCTGCTGTTTTTAACCTACCTTTACAACATGCAGTAATATTTGAACTATCACAGTTATAAAACTTACTTGCTTCTTTTGTAGATTTAAATATTTCTCCTGTTGATACACATATTACAGGAATATTATGGATATCACTTAATTTTTTTTTAAAAGAATCAGAACGTTTATATCCAATTAAAGAGTTACTTATTTTATCTTTTGTCTCTTTAGAAACTATATGTCCTATATGTATTCCTTTATTTTTTGCTTTCCAATCTTCCGAATTAATTGTTTCTGTTATTGACTTACTACGCTTTTTATTTATTTCTTCCATTTCGTTTTCAGTCTTATTAATAAAATTATTTAATCCCATATGAGATTTACTTAAAATTAATTTTTGTTCTTCTGACCATATGTATCCACAAGTTCCATTACCACCATTTGTAACATTATAACCATTACCATTATCAATTTTGGTATCATAATATTTAATAAATAATTTTTCATAATTATTAGCCTGTTCCAACGTCAAATTATCATATAAAATAATATGCTCAATATTATCCCAACCATATTTATTTATTGCACTATATACACATTGACCTTGATATCCTATTCCGTTATTTCCCCATCGTATTTGTGGTACTAATGAAGTAATCCCAAAATATAGTTTGCTATTAGGGAAAATATGTACATACACTGAACAATTGTTATTTTCTTTTTCTCCCATATGACCTCTTTACTTAAAACTATTGACAAGGCACTAAATAAAAATTAGTAGAATTATAATATTCTTCTTGATTTTAAAATTAGCTGTATGTGCCTTTCCATTTACAAGATACTGCTTACACGCTTAATATTCCTATACAATTTCATATTCTAAATCATTAATTTATATAGCTGTAAGTATCTTTTTATTTATAGTCACTCCAACCCAAATATAATTATATGCACTTTTTCTCTTATGTAAGATACATTCTATTATATGAGTAGATGATGGATTTTGGTAAAATTGTTTTAACCAATCTAATGCATCAGACATTTTATTAAATGATTTTATTAGATTATCTGTTTTATCATAACAATTTATTTTACAATATTTTTTATGTACTGTTTCTGGCTTACAATGCACAGAGTTATTTTTATCAATATTATCTTCATTTATTATCAGAGTTCTATCAATAAGTTTATCTATACCTCTTGTAATTTTAGCATGGCATTTAACACATAAAACAATTAGATTATTAATTTCATTATTACATCTGTTTTCATCAATATGATGTACATCTAATAATCTTATATCTTCATTGTCTCCACATAGTTCACACTTTGCACCATAATAATCTATAGCTTTATCTCTATAATTATTTATAGATACTATATTACTAGAATGATTAAAATATGTACTTGAACAATTCCTATTACAGAAGTACAAGCCACTTTTTGATTTACTCATCTTTGACTTTACTCTATATATTTTCTTGCCACAATTAGCGCATACTATAGAATCTCCTGTTTTCTTTTTATCAATTTCACATTCTGGACAGTTTCTTTGTTTTCCATACATTGCATTTTGTGCAACTACATTCCATTGATAACCGCATTTCTTACATTTAAGTTCTATGTCTTTTCTCTTACCCTTATAATCAGATAAAATCTCAATCGTATCATTAAATGTAATAGATATTCTTTTTTCAAATTCTTCTTGACTTAACATTTCTATCCTTTCTACTATAAAAGATTTAATAGGGAAACTAATTGATAGTAGCAATTAGTTTAATTACTTTATATAATGTTGCAACACTATATAAAAACCTATTTTGATAATAATTTAGCCTGTTATAAATAACAGTTGATGTTTGACACCACATAGAGGTATATTATCTTGTCTAACTCGAAGATGTAGGAATCGAACCTCTCCGCATACGTCCAAGGTACACATGCATACCATTACAACTCATCCTCGATAAAAATTCTGTTCCACATTATCTACAGCCAAGCAACAGAAAAGTAGGTTTGGTGTACCATTTCGGACTTGAACCGAAATTCTCTGCTTGGAAGGCAGAAGTGCTTGCCATTTACACTAATAGTACATATTTTGGAACAACAAATTAGTTTTACTACCCTAATTAGGTCAACACCTATATTTATTTAAACTCTCTATAGGTAAGATAGCGTGGTTGTTCCATTTTCACACTAATTTGGCGGAGAACAGAGTACTCGAAACCCAATGCTGTTAAACATCAATCTGTTTTCAAGGCAGTTCCAGTTCGCCTGTCTGGTTTATTCTCCGTATAATCGTAACTTATTTTCGGCTCATATTTAAACTCTTCGCCGCAAAGAAATTGAGGTTACGAACCCAATTAGATAACAAGACACAGTTAATAAAAAGCAAATATTTTATTATTATTGTATCGCTGTGTGTGTCTTTAAAAGCATCTACAAAGCCGTGCTTATTGCTTGGTGGGAATGAACAGAATTGAACTGTTACTTAAAAAATCACAATTTTCCGTGCTACCATTACACTACAGACCCCATATATTGGATACACTTAAAAATCTTTCAGATAGGGATATCACTCTATTTACTTAATTTTTTAGAATTTGGTGCGGGCACTAGTGCCTACTCCTATAACGTATATGTATCCTGCGTTGTTCAACTGGTGGAACATTCCTCGTTCGAATAGGATTCCGTAGTTCTTCGGACTACTGCTTTACCACATAAGCTAATCTTCCATATTTTATCTGTCTTTCCAGATTGTCAATGGTGTCGAAGAGGAGATTTGAACTCCTAATCCTTTCGGCACTAGCTTCTAAAACTAGCATGTATGCATTCCATCACTTCGACATAAATGCGCTTTTACTATTTGCAAAGATAGAAAAGCACTAAAAGAGAACTATGGAGACACATACCGTAATTGAAACGGTGTCTTCACCGTGAAAGGGTGACGGCTTAGTCCACTTGCCTAATGTGCCATGTTGGTAACACCACTGGATTCTGCCACCAGATTACAAGGTTGAGAACCTTGCGAATTACTTTTATTCGATGGTGCTATGTTTTCTCTATTATGATTATATACCTATTATTAATAATTACAGTTATTAGCCTATCAATTTAGATAGTTGATATTCCACACCACGTAAAGGTTACTGTAAATTGTGGAACGCTCTGGTGGTTGGACTTGAACCAACAGCCTTTTCCTTAACAGGGAATTACACTACCGTTGTGTTACACCAGAATATAATTGATTTATTTATATTTAGTAAATTCATATATTAAATTTTGAGATATCCTTTTATTTTTTTCTTCTTGATTTAATCCAGTGGTTATACCTATACATTTACGACAACAACAAGTAAATTTTCCACCACTAATTAAAAATGTTTTTCTCTTTTCTTTTTCGAAAATTTTACCACATCCAGTACATTTTAGCATTACAAATTTAATTCCTCTTTTATTTTTATGTAATATATCATGTTCTAATTTTGACATTAATTTTAAATTAGATATGTCATTATTATGTTTATTACCATCAATATGATGTATAATTTCATTGTCCTTTGGTAATATTTTATAATATTCCCAATAAACTAAAATATGTTCATAACAATATTTATTTCTATATTTTTTACCATCGTAATTTTTTGGGGCAACAACTAATATGTATTCACCATTTTTCATTATTGTTTAATAACACACCACCATTCTAAATAAAATTCTGGTATCTGCTTTCGCAATCGAAGCGAATTGTATCTACTTATGAGATAGACAACGATACCTTACCGTCCAACAGATATATCACCTACTTTAAAGGATATAGGTTTCCTTGGTTGCAGGGGCTAGATTCGAACTAGCGATTTTTAGGTTATGAGCCTAATGAGATGACCAAACTTCTCTACCCTGTATTATTAAGTGATTATATAACCATCACTTACGGTTTTGGCGGGAATGCCGAGAATCGAACTCGGATTTACTGTTATTTGGCGGTTATACAGAGAGTTAAACTCTGATTTTCGGAGTGACAGTCCGATGTAATAATCGCTATACTATACAACCAAAATAATTATGTATTTAAAATTTCAGATTTTAAATATGGTAAACCATATATTTTACACCATTTTCTAATAGTGTTATCTGAAACATCAAACATCTTTCCTAAATCTACAAAAGTATAATTACGAATTAATATTGACAACTCATCTTTAGATGGTCTAATTGTTTTTCTTTGAGATATATGGACACATTCTATACAACAATATTCTTGAATTGTATTTTTAGGAATAAATTCTTTTCCACAACTTTTGCACGTTTTTGAATCTAACAATTTAGACTTTCTATTTTTAATATTTTTTCCACTAAAAGTATCAAGTTGCCTATCACAATTTGGACAAATCCATCTTAAATTTTCAAATCTATCGTCATGATTATCTCCATTAATATGGTCTAATGTTAAAGAAAGTTCTTTTCCAAACCATGCTGATTCTTGTCCACAAATATAACAATGATAATTTTCTTTAGTTAATTCATAATAATGACGTCTTAAAGTTGATTGATTTGCAGTACTATCTTGAATAAATATGTCATCATTATTTACTATACGATGTACTATAGTATTAAATTTAGTTTCAATGCTATATTCTTTAATTAACTTATTTAAATTTTTTGTATTAGCACCACTTTTAGTAAAACCTAAATTTCCTAACAAATCACTTAAAGAAGTAGAATGTATTGCAGTTTCTTCAATTTGCTTTTTACTAATATCCATAATTATTATCCTTTCCACAATAAAAGATATTATAGGGAATTTTATTAATTGTGGTAATAAAATTAATTACTTATATTATAATTGCAATTATAATATAAAACCTATTTAAATCACGTCACATAATAACCATTATATGACAAACCCAAATGGTATCACCGCTAAGACTTGGACTTAGAAATCGAAATTATCAGTTTCGTATTTTACCAGTTAAATTACAGTGATATATTTGAGTGATTTTAAGCCATCACTCACGGCTTCATCTAAGCGTTTATAATATTTTAAGCATTATATCCGTTTTAGTTAAAATTAGGCTTTAACTACATCCTTGAAATCCTTAGATACTTTAAGTGCAACTTTCTTTGTTGCAGGAATTGAAATAGATTCACCAGTTGCAGGATTTCTGCCTTCTCTTGCGGATACATCTTTAACTGTATATGTAGTATCAAGAACTTTAACTTTTTCTCCAACAACTGCTGATGCGACTGTTGATTTAAGTACTGTCTCTACACCGTCAAGGAATGCTTTAGTGTCTTTCTGTGTCTTACCTGTAGCATCTGCTACTGCTTTAATAAATGTTTTACTAGTCATGTTGATTTTCTCCCTTTAATTCATAAATATTTTATATTTTTAAAAGCTTTCACTTTTAAATGCGATATTACCAAGGCACTAATAATTAAAGTAAATATATATTTAGTATGTATTCTTTCTATTATTAGTTAGCTGTAAGTGCCTTAAAAAACAAGATACTAAATAAAAAATATAATTTTTATGTAGTTAATAGCTGTAAGTATCTTTTAGTGTTTCTGTTCTCTATATATATTATAGTATAATTTGTAGTGTTTGTCAAGTAATTTTTAAAACTTTTTAAAAATTCTTTTTTTTATTAAGTTTTGTTATTTACTTGGTCTCTATATATATTATAGTATAATTTATATTGTTTGTCAAGTAGTTTTCTAAATTAATTAAAAATTCTTTTTTTTAATATGTATTTTTGTTTCTATATATATTATAGTATAATCCAATTAATTTGTCAAGTGATTTAGAAATTAATTATAACATATTTTTTTGAAGATTAATACTTTCAAATTTAGAAGCTTCTACGGTCGCATTAGCGTTTATCTTACTAAGGTTAAGAGTATGTTCCATTGCTAAAATAGTGCCCTCACGCTCCGATAGATACATCATAGCCATAGGTGGTGAGATACCAACGCTAACTAAAGCACTGATAGCACCACATAACTCTGAAACCGAATTGATGCCTTTAGCAAACAAAATATCATCTAATCTAGCTTTATCCAATTTCTTTGTATCTAAATGGATAATGTTTTCTTCGATATAATCACTAGGGGATTGAACCATATCCATTTCCTCTGGTGAGAACTGAATAGGTTGTTCTTTAATTTCACTCATAATATTTCATCTACTCCTTTTAATTCTAATAGTTCTTGTGCCGATAAGAATTTATCTATCTTCTTCTCTTGCCATTCTGTTAGTTGTTCTAAAGTAATAGAAGTATATTTTTGGATAATATCATACAACACAGCCCTAGATATCTTCATATCCTCAATATCCTCTTGCATTTGCTGTGCCTTGCCGTATGCGCATGAAGAGATATCATGAACCATGTATCTGCCATATCTATAAGACTTCCTATGAGTGCCACAGATGGATATCATAAAGCCCATAGAATATGCTCTACCCATATTAATTGTGGTTATATCATAACCGTTATCTTTCATATACTCAATTAAAGAAATTAATGTTAAACCATCGTCAACATATCCACCGTTGCTATTAATAAAAATATCAATCGGTGATTTTTCTCCTGTTCGTTTATCCATATCCATTAACTTATATAGATAGTAAATACATTCAAAAATAGAATTTTCACTTACATCATCATATAAGAAAATCTTTCTTTGATTTAGTACCAATGATAACTTCATTTGTGCGACCAAACCATTTTGTGGTTTGAACTCTATATATTCAGATTCATTTTTAGTTAATCCCAACTAAGCTAACCACCTTAAATTTATTTTAGAATTTGTATACAAGATTAGCAATTTTGCTTCTCCATACATTTTGAAGTTCGACATATCCGAAGATATCTTCGCCTTTTAATACCTCTATAGCACGTTTCATACCATTGTTCTTATTCTCATACATATTACTATCTACTTGTGAATTGTAATCACCTTCGATAATAATCTTACAATCTGAACTTGCTCTTGATAGACATAATTTCATTAAATCTACTGTTGTATTTTGGGCTTCTGTGATATATAGGATTTCGTCATCTCTAACTTCCATACCACGGCAATCAGCCATGCTAACAAGTCTAAGTTTATCTCCTGCAATCAACTGGTCAATGCCATTACGTTCACCAAACTTAGTGTTTAAGACATTACCGATTGAACATTGCATAAGTTTTTCCATAGCACTACCAGTATAGAATCCCATATCTGTAGCACCACGGGTTTTAGTTGGGTTAGCAAGTACAACGATTCTCTCGTATTTACTGCTTCTATTTTCAACTAAGTACATAGCAGTTACCAATGCTAATAGACTTTTACCACTTCCTGCTTCTCCTGCGATAACAGTCATTGTATTATTTAGAATACTGTCAATTACCATACGTTGGTAAACATCTTTAGGTTTAATTTCTGAACCGAAAGCAACAGTAGTTAAGTTCTTTGTTTTAATAGGTATATATTTATTTCCGTCCCAACGATATGTATCTTCGAAAGCTTCGACATTATTAGTGATAACAATGTATTCATTAATAAGCGAATCAAATTGATTCTCGTTCATATGCTCATAAAAATATGCAGTTTCTACATCAGATAATTTAACTCTTTTAAAACCCTTATATGTATTAGATGTTTCTATTTTTGTAGAACATGTAACACCGATAACGTTTGCTTTAATTCTAAGATTTAAATCTTCTGTCATTAGATATGCATTATTAAGTTTTGCGCAAGTAACGATAACATCATCGTTAAGGTTATATTGATTTTGAGTAAAGGCTTCATCTGCTTTACGGACTAAATCAAATTGTACTGAATCTTTGTACTTCTCTAAACTTCTAATAGCGCGTTTGGCTTTAAATGCTCTGTCAAAATCTTTGTTTGTTTTTAAATTGTCAAGTTCTTCTACGACTACGATGTTAATAATAACATTGTAAACATTGATTAACTCATCAAGGATACCGTCATTCTCCATTAAGGAACTTGTGTCAACAACGATATTTCTTAGGTCATTTCCCAAAATATTATCATCCTTTTATAATTTATTTTCTTTTACTTATTAAGATTTTTTAGGAACTCCATTATCTTTTTAGTTTCCTCGACATAGTGTTTCCCTCTAGGGGCTTTCTTTTTCTGGCTAGTAATATTAAAATTTTTATTGTTTTTATCCGCTATTAATAATCCTGCCTTTTGTAGCAACTCAAACTCGCTTTTAGTGACATACTTCAATTAGTATTCAATCCTTTTATAATTTATTTTTGACAAAGAAAAATCGAGTAACGATTAAGTCACTCGATTTTATTTACCCTTCTCTATCATGTAATTGGTAGAATTTCAACACCTAATTTTTCAATCATAATATAGGTTTTATGTAAGTTTAAGAATCGAACATATTATTTATTTCTAAGATTTTGCATTCTTTCTCTTGCTTTAATCCTATCTATATTAACAGCACATTCTTTACAATACAATTGATATTTACCAGTTTGTTTAAATAACTTTTCACATTGCTTACAAATACCAACTTTTTTATTATCTATGTATAAATCATAATACCAACCTAAATTTTCAAAGTCAGTGACATTCATCCATAGAGTATCATGTTCTACAATTTGATTTATAAATGTTATCTTGAATAATCCGTGTGTAGCATCTTTATCAATCAAAGTAATATCATTACCAATATCTCCAATTAGATAATTTATATCTTGTGAATTTGATATATGGCTAATCTTTTTATAATAACTATACTTAGTAGAATTACCACCGCACAAGTTAGACATATATTTATCATCATGAAAGATACTATATCGATATTCACTTTTCTTATGTTCAATTAATAAAGTCGTCAACAATCTTTTTGCATCATCTGATATATTTTGACCAGAAATAAATTTCATTTCATTGTTATATAAATTAATATCATAGAAGTCAATCAATTTGTTTTTTTTGTTAGTAGAATATCCTAGTGACTTTTTAATTAACCAATAATCTCTGCGTTCTTTAAAATCGTTATAATTCTCTCTACAAAATCTGATTAATTCTTCTTTGCGTTTCTTCGGCTTGTATAATAATACATCCCTCATATAAACAGCAAGTAATTTTAATTCCATAAGAATATTATCACTTTGAAATCCATTTTCTAATACATATTTAGTATATTCTGTTTGATGGTTTATATCAATCATAACGTCACCTCTCTTAGACTATATTTCTTACCTAAATAAATAATGTCTCCATTATCATCTGGAAATGGGAAGTAACAAATATTATTATTTTTTTGCTTTAAATTATGATAGATATATTTACCATATACAGACCATAATATATCCTTATTAGATGACGGTTTATACTCATAAAAATATTTTACAACATAATTTGTTAATTCATATATATTACTATTTAATTCGTTCAGTTTACTACCTAATATTTCAGCATATAATGGATATGGGGTAGTCTCCTTCTCTTCGTTATTATAATCTTTCTTATTATTTTTTGCACTAGCCCATATGTATCTTGCAGATTTTAATGAATCATCAATTACTTGTATTACTTTATTGTATAAATCTTGATTAAATTCAAATTTATTATTTAAATATAGCTTATATATATTATTGTTACCATCTGTTTTTAACTTAGCTTTTATATCAAAGTTAATTGATTCAATATATCTACATAATACATTCATTGGACTATCACTAATAGTAACTGGCATATAACGATAATAGTTTTCTATAAATTCTTTTTGCTCAATTGTTTGTCTTTTAAGATTTTCTAATTCATTTGTTGTCATAAAGAATTTATTTTTACAGTTCATATTTACAGTATTTATATAATTGCTATATGTTCTTTTTGTATCGTCATACAAATATTTAAAGAAATAAGGTTTTTTAGTTAGTAGAGTATGATTATGGATTTGAATTAAATCTAACTCTTCATCAGTATTTAACACTTCCCCATTTGAATCAATAGACGGAACTTTATATTTAATCCAATCATCGGGGATACCTTTTACCTCTCTACCTATCTTTGCCTTATCTATTTGAGCAGATTGTGCTTTACAACATTGTTGTAATCTTGATATAATCAATTTAACTTCTTCGCTGTCCCTACCATATTCCTCTTCTATTACTGGCAACATAGTATATGCAATACTGCCTTTATTAGTGATAGAACCGATGATAGAGCCAAATGAGAACAAGTCTGCGTAGTATAAATCATCTTCTGTAAATACTATCTTATTAGGTTTTGGTGGGTCATATGAAACAGTGAGTTCATTTTTGAATACACCTTTAATCATTACTTTATTGCTTGTTGTTGCACAAATATCTCCATCAAAATCAGCGCCGCCCCAATTGCAAACTTCATGACCATGATAGTTTACGATTATTCCTAAATCACAATATTTATACCATTTCTTTAACTCTTTATCGTTTCTAAGATTAAGTATAATATGTTCGCTTCTATATGTAAGTGGGCTTCTCATAGAATCTACTTGTTTAATATCTTTATCATTCCAGTAGTTAGAGTAAAATTCACCTTCCTTTAATAAGCCTGTGACTTCTTGACCACATACTGCTTGCATAAATCCATATGGGTCTGAAACTAAATATTGAAAATTACCATCTACGATAACATTTCCTAAACATCCATTTTGTATTTTAACCTTAATTAGATTATATATTTTAGAAGTAATATATCTATCGTGTATTAACTCTGGATTTAGAATTAAAGCTTTAATCCAATATGTATCACTTTTTTGTAAATACGTTTGAATGTTCAATTCAGTATTATTAGTTCCTAAAAGAAATAAGAGTGCGTATGGTATATTCTTGTATGTAATACCATTTATCCATTCTACAAATTGTTTAGATAATACTTCTACATCCTCATCATTTAAATTAAGAGTTTGTATAAATTGATAATTTAATTTTAATATATCCTTTGCTTGGTTTGGAGAATATTGAGCCACACCCCAAAATAATTTATTCTTATGGTAGTTATCGATATAAGTCTCTATATTAGGGTATGCATTCCATAGTTTGAATTGAGATTCGCTAATGATAACATCGTATTCTCTAAGGTCTGCTTTTATGTAATTGCCACTACTATCTTTATATACTGTATCTACGATGTAGTTATTATTGTTTTTCTCTTTGCAAAATTCATGGATATCAAATGTACATAGTAAGCCTTTAAGAAAGCTTTGACGAATGATAAACTGTGATGGTATATAATCTAGTTCCATATCGTTAGCCCAAATTTGAGCCTGTCTAGGACTGATTAGACCTAACCCGTCAGTTCTATTCATCTCTAATTCTATTTCCTTTTGCTCAATCGTATCATCTTTATCCCATGCTGTTTCTGTAACAAAGTTTGTCATGAATTTAGCGAGATTATTATAATCTTTAACAACTATAAAATTAGGTTCACTTACTTTAAATGTAGCAGAGCCAGATAGTCCAAAATAAGCGTTATACTTACTTGGCGCTAAAGGAATGGCTTTATCTCTGCCGTTATCTAATCTCTCTCTTAGTTCATCTATAATTTCTTCGCTACATAATGCTACTGTTGAAATTCTAGCTTGTCCTGCTGAACAGCTTAATCTTTTATATTTTATACCATTAATTATAATGCCGTTTCTATATATATGCTCGTAATGTTTTGGGTGTTCCATAATAACGGTTATGTATTCTGGAATAAACATTAAGTGGTTAATTTGGTCTTGTAACTCTTGTATTTCCTTAGAATTATTACCAGATAATTTCTTTAACATATCTCTTCTCTGATATAAAGTTTCAACATCTTCTAAGTCAACAGGATATTTACAAATATCTCTGATACTTCTTAATATTTGGTTATCTGCTAATGCAACAATTTCTTTTGTTTCTTTAGCTTCTGAAAAAGAAATATTTAAATTATATCCATCGCTTTTCAATTTAGAAGAAAAGAACTTCATCACATAGAATTGTCTATTTACTGACAGATGACATCGCCCCTTGCTATATTATATTACCTTATTAACCGTTACATCTTAATTAATTCCTCTGTAGTAGTTCTTTTTATTACATAAACATAATCATATCTTTCTTTATATCCATTGTAACATTCAAACATTTTACTGATATCTATTAATGCTAGTTCAGACCAATATGAACAATCTTTATTTTTGAATCTAAGCACATAATCAACTTGTGGATTATGGATATATTTCATTATTTTACTCCTTTGTAAAATCTAAATAATTTTTACAAACTACAAACTTAGTAATCTTATGGTTATCATATCTACAACGTAACGTACCGTCACGGTGTTTTAATCCATCTACATCAATATATTCGTTTGTGACATCCTCATAAGCATAAGGATAATAATTACAACGGGATGAACATTTTTTACAGCTATGCTTCATTATTTTATTTACTCCTTGTTAAATTTTACTTACTGTTATTGTAATATTATTAGCCTTACAACTCTTACCCCAAAAATTATCTCTAACAGCTTCTACGGCATCTGTAAATACAAATAGTTGTTGTACACATCCATCTGGTTTATTATCACATTTACAAACAATGTTGTATAGATTACCCGCTTCTAAACCTTGGGGTATAGTATCTGTACAAAATTTTCTGCCATCTGGAAACATTGGATATCCATTTAACTTATCACACGGCATTAGTGTTGCTCCTTATTTTTCTAAACAATACATATAGTCTAAATGTTGATAGATTTCATTAAAACTATTATAATAATATTTGTTTACTTCTTCTCTCGGATTAGTTGCGTTTAAAATTTGACCATCGATTATAATAATATCATCGTATAACGTATATTTATTAGAATCATTTTTACTATCTATAGTAATTAGTACATTGAGTTGTTCGTAATTTAGTAAATCTGTATTAATATTGTTATCTTCATCTATTTTGCTTGTAAATATAGTATTCTTTAACCAACTATATTGTTTCTTAATAAAATACTTATAGGCTTCTGATTCTCCTATTATGTAAGAATAAATATCAAACTTGTTTAATATTTTACTAGATAATAATTTAGAAGAAGTAAAGTCACTTATATTTTCATTGAGTTTTAGAATATTAGTTAAATCATTACTGTCTTGAAATTGAATAAAAATTTTTAATTTGTTGTTCATATATTTTTTTGAGCGTTACTTAAAGTAAAACACAAAATTCATCTCCTTTCTAATTTATTTTGTAAGCCATCCCTACAACTATATTATAGTATAATTCACGGTGAAAGTCAAGTGATTTTCCTTTACATATTAATAAATAAAAATACAATTAATATATAATGATTTTATATCCCTTGACTTTTGATTATAATTATACTATAATACTATATAGATAGATAAATACTATCTATAATATTTTGAAGGAGATGGAAAATGAGTAACAGAGAAGCAATTATGATTTACAAGAATACTGGCGAAGTTGCGGAAGATGGGGTATTCATTACTAACAAGCAACTGGAAAGGAATAAAAATTATCGCCTAAAGCAAGAAGAGAAAGATATTAGGTCAATAGCTATTAAAAATTCTAATAAAGGAATGGGGAGTTTTATATGGGTTTTATTTAACTATACAGAAGAACTATTTCCAGAGTTACAATTGTCTGATATAACTAAATTATTTATTATATCTACTTACATTTCATACGACGGGTATCTAAAATTTGATAATGGTAAGTATATTAATAAGGATAACTTAAACTCTATATTAGAATTGAAAGAGAATACGTATAAACTTTTCTACAAGAGAATGATAGAGTGTGAAATTATGACTGAAAAAGAAGAGAAAAGGATTTATTTAAATAGTAGTTATTTTATCAAAGGGGATTTAGACCAACTTATCATAAACAATAACGACGTAACCCGTATGTATGTAAATACAATCAGATTATTGTATAAACAATTCGAAGTGAAATCTCATAAACAATTAGGATATTTATTTAAGCTAGTTCCATATATAAATATTGATTATAATATCCTTTGCATTAACCCAATGGAAACGGAATTGAAAAAAATTAAAAAAATAAATCTAGGAGACTTGTGCGAGTTATTACATTATAATAAAGAAAATTCAAATAGATTATATGAAATTTTATGTAATATAAATACTGGCACAAATAAACATATAATAAGTTTTGTCTCTAATAATAAAGATAAAAGAGAATACAAAATGTTTATTAATCCAAATGTATTTTATGCGGGTTCTAAGTGGAATAAAGTAGAGATACTCGGTGAATTTTAAAATACGAAAATTACGAGGTATAGAGAAGAGAGGGATAGACATATTGAAAATGCTATTTAGTCCAGTATAGATATGGACTAAATAGCATTAAAAAAATAAATGAAATGACTTGTATTTTTAGGGTATAAAAACGTTGATATCATCATATATAATATAGCATAAGTTGCAATATATAGGTTAAAATGAAATGACTTGTATTTTAATCCAATGTTTATATAATAGAAATTTTAAGTATTTATTTAATTCATATAAAATATAGTTTATTTAAATATTTGATTAAAAATGAAATAGGGGAAAATATATTTTAATTATTTTATTTAATTACTTGACAAACATCATGGATTATACTATAATATATATAGGAAGTAAAGTATTTTAATATATAATAAATAAAGGAGAATGTTAAAGTGAATCTTTTAGAGTTAAAACATTCAGTAGATTTTGAAATACAGCATTTAAGAACTTATCAAAGTCCAGAGGATATTCCCGTTTTAGTTAACCTTGCAGAGCCATCCGTAGGCGCTAGGGCATCGATTGGAGTTATAGGTGTTGATATAGGTATGGATTTTGAAAGCGGTCAGTTCAGAATAAGCACAGCAAGTGGTCTAGTATATAAAGGTAATTCAATAAACGATGTAAAACATGTTAGATTAGAACCAATCGAAGGAAGAAATTATTATTGGTGTCCAAGATGTGATAGTAGAGTAAGTAAAGATGATAAGTTTTGTAGGTCTTGCGGTCAAAAGATGAAGTAAATAATTTTTAGAATGATAAGGAGAATATTAATGCACAATATTAGTAAAATAAGTAGTGGGCGGTATGATGGAGATAGTTATTTATTGCAACAAGTAATAAGCAACAATAATGAATTAGTAGAGATAATTGATGATTTACAAGGTAGAGTAGTAAGTATGAAAAAACATGAAAACGCGCTCGAGGGCTTTATAGAGGATTTGCTTTCTATTGATAAAAGTAAAAGAGAAACAAATGAAGAAGCAATTAAAGTCTTAAATGAAAAGATTAGACAATTAGAAAATGATATTAAGATGTTATGTGAAAATCAAGGTTGTTTAAAAAAAGAAATTCCAAATATTAAGTTAAGCGATAAAGATTATCAAGCATTTTTAGAAAAATTACGCGAACAATTTGGGGATAAATTCACTTTTAGAAAGGATATATAATATGAAGCCAATTATAATTTTAGAATCAGTTTCAGATAATGGTAAGGTATCTATTTCTAAAGAAGAATTTAGAGAGATTATAAATAAAGCATATGAAGCAGGAGTTCAAGATGGAAGTATTCATGGGTGTACATATCCAATTCCTAATAAATATAACCCACCTTATAACTTTCGTGGCATTGAGCCACCTTATAAGGTAAGTGATGCACCTCTTAATAAAGATACTGAAATTACCTGTTGAAAGGGATAATATAATGACGGTATTTGAAGCCGCAATAGAAATGGAATATAATAATAAAATATGTAGAATTAATAATTTTAGTTTATGTATGAAGTATTCTGACCATATCTTTGTATGGTGTCGTGAGGATGGAACAGAAATAAAAGATATGATGTCTCTGGATGGAAGAAAAAAAATATTATTTGCTCCATATCTTTTAAAGGGTAATTATGTTATTGTAGAAGAAATAAATAATAGTGAGTGTGAATAAATGGATTCTTTTGATAAATTTATGTTAAGCAATATAACAAAATATTCAGATGATAATAATAAATCTCCAATTGTTATTGTTGGTTCTGAAACTGCTAAAATATTAAACAAAGATTTATGTGTACATATTTCAACAACTAAAGAAATGGATAAGTTGGGATATTGTATAGAGCTTTTTGGATGTAACGTAGTCGTGGGTGATTTTAAATATGGGTTTAAATTAGAAGAGGAAGAATAAGGATGATAATTAATTTAACAAATAAAAATTGCGAACAAGTCCATAATGAGAGTAAGTTAGTTGTTAATGGAGAAACTTGGGAATTTGTAAAAGAACTTGATAAAGAATTAAATGAAGATAGGGCTTTCGTTGGAGTAATTTACATACAACCATCCTCTGGAAAGTATTTTCAAGTTGATATAACTTATTCAAGATGTGGATATGAGGACTATAGTTATTATTTAGAAGACCAATCTCACGAAGCATATGAAGTAACTCCAAAACAAAAAACTGTGACTGAATGGGTTGTGGTAAAATAATATTGACTGCCCATATTGTGGTTTTGATTTAGAACTTAGTAAATTAATTATACATAAAATTGATGATACTCAAATTTTAGAATGTAGTAATTGCAATCAACTTTGTGAAAAAGATTGGGATTCAATTTCTGATAGTGAGGGATATGATTGGATGTCAAACTATTTAATTAAATATAAGGGGAAATAAATATGAATATTTATTCATTTACTATGGTAGATGATTTTCTTGGTTGGGATAGCACAAGTACATATGTTAGTGATGCACCAGAAGATGTAATTACGGGTCTATGGAATGTAACTGCTAGTAGTTGTTATAACGATAGGATTTCTTTTATAAAAAGTAGTTGCTTATGTTTAGGATATAAGTTTGAGAAAATGAAAATAACAAAAGGATTTTTAATGAGTTAAATTATAATATGATTATTGAAAGGGACTAATAAATGAAAATTAATTTTAGTGACATACAGTACCCAAATCCATCTTGTGATATTTTATATAATATAGTAATTCATGCGGTAAAGTCAAAGCGTGTTTTAGACGAGAATGGAATTGTGCTATATAAAAATCCTAATTCTAACTATTATTATATCTATAAGGATAGATACGGATTAAATAAAGAGATTAATGATGCTATAGATTACAAATGTATTGATGGAGTAATTATAGGTAATTATAAAAAATAAAATTGGTTAAGAGGATTATATGAAAAAGTTAATGATTAGTGCGGCTAATAAAATTATAGATAAATATGAAACACATCAACTTGGATTTAATTCTAAGATTGAAGTGGATGGACATATCTATCAGATTTCAAGTATATCACAATTTACTGCATATGATACTGGTAGGACTTCGATAACCATTGAAGGAGTTGAATAAACCATTACATATATACCCAATGGTTTAGAGATTAAAATAACAAAAGATATTATTTATTATCCAAATATAGCTAATGATAAAGTAGAGATTTTAAGTAAAGCAAATTCTGTTAATATAGAAAATATACATAACGAAATGAAGTCAATTAATTATAATAAATTTTATCGAAGCATTGGCGGCAGAGATGCAAAAAATTCTATATTTGAAAATATACATGCACCAGAAATAGCATATGTATATTATTTTTTATTTACTAAAAATATGAAGATACCATCTGTTGAATATTTATGTGAAATATATTTATGTAAATATTTTGATTGTGTTGATGGTAAATACAAACTAAAAGATTGTTATCTTAACATAGATAATTGTAAAGTATTATTTAGTAGAAACGATATATTTGGAAGAATATGCAGAGCATATAATTCATTTAATAGAGAAGTAGAACTTTTATATAACTTATTTAAATATGATGAGTTCGAGGTATGTTACGATTTGAGAACAGATATATTTGATGGTATAGATATATCTATAAAATATAATAATAAATTATATGGTGTATTTGTATATCAAGATTCTATCAATGCAAACAAATATCGTAATATTAAAAGCACTGTAAGACATAAGTTTGAAAATCTAAATGCTGTATTATTACCTGCGATTTTTACAGATAGATATGGTGGAATACCTAACATTGATAATTATGGAGATATTGGTGTATTCTCTAAATCAACTGTAAATGACATAAAGGAAACTATAGTTGATAATTCTAATAAAATTAAAATAGTAATATATTAAAACAATAAGGGGATTACATGAATAAGTATATGGTGTTCACAGAAGATATTACAGATGGTGTTACTGGAATTGAATTAAAAATGGATAAAAAATATTTAATTTTGAATGAAGATAATGATACGTTTTATATTGATTATGACGTAAAAAATCAAGAAAAAATCAAAAAAGAAGTTAAATTTAAGCAATATGGCTTTGAAAAACAATTAAATGGCAAGATTTTTAACATTATTGAAGAATAATAGCATTAATTCAAGTAAAACTTAATAAATTTGAACAAAAAGATATGTATATTTTATTATTTTATTAATTTAAAGTGATAAAAGTGCATATCTTTTGCTATGTGCGACCATATTTTTCCCATATTATGGAATTTATCATATCCTTATATTGTGCGTACATTTTAGAGATGCCATCGTTTGCAG